AGCTCCTTCGATGATGAACGAGCGTATAAGAAACTTAAACCACAAGTAGTCGAATTCCTAAAAGAGATGTTCGAGAAAACTCCAAAAAGAAATCTTACAAATTTTATTGATAATGTATTTATTCCTAAGTGGATGGGATTAATAACGTCAGAACCAAAGAAAACTCCTTACACTGGCATTGCATATGCGGCAGTGGAATATATTCCGGTAGATGAGGATTTTCCATTCTAATGATAGAACAAGAATCCAAAAAAATAGCCGAATATTTAATCTCTTTAGCTAAAGAGATAGGTTCTGAACCAGTTCGTTTAGCTTGTCGTCAAGTCCTAAAGCAAAGAAATTTAGGATCAGACCCTACTCCTAGAAAGCCAGTGAAAAAGGAATGGACTAAAAAAGCTTGGAAAAAAGCAAGTGGTACTTGTCCTAGATGTAACCTTTATATTAAGGAATCAGAAGCAACGGCAGATCACTTGGTAGCTTTACACGATGGAGGAGAACACTCGGAAAAGAATTTGCGATTATTATGCAAACGCTGCAATAGTAGTAAAGGCAGTAATTCGTTAATTAAAGAAAGTAAACGATTAGGAAAAACAATTCTTGAACAAATTAGTTAGGAGAACTACATGAGAGATAGAGAACAGATCGAGCAAGATAAACTTAGTGCAATGCAGGACTATTCGTACAAACTCGAAAATACGATACTTTCAAGATTACAAATTGAACTTCTACTAGATATTAGGCAATTTCTATTAGATATTAAATTTCGTGATGTAGAATGAATGGCATATGTCCTATATGTGTTCCAGAAAATCTTGATAAATTGCCAGAGATACATATATGGAAATGTTCTGAATGTCGAGAAATCTATATAAAAAGTGATTGCTCGGATGAATGCGAATTAGGTTGGCAAAAACAATAATTTATGGTATAATATAAATATGATAAAAGATGATAAATTTATTAATCACACAGTTAGATTAGATTTTAACGTAGCGGAAGCAGATTTTAAGGAATTCTATACCACTGGTATAGATGATGTATGTATGCTAGATGCGGCAACAAAACTACTTGCTTGTTATGGAATAACTGGTATAAAAGGACTAACGATAAATAAAATATGATAGAAACAACATTAAAATTTGGAATAATTTTACTTGGTGCTGGAATAGGCATTAAGGGTATTAAAGATTATCTAACCTACGAGATTCAGGAATTATTCTAATGAATAGATCACTAGTAGAATTTAAGCAAGGTATGAAACAATTAATGTTGCTTCATAATGTTGAACTTCTTATGTCAATGGAATACGTTAGTCCTAATGATAACGAGGCAACTCCTATATACAGATTTTCAATTCCAGGTTTCAAGGATACTTTTGAGATTGATGATCTTATAGAAGATTTGGAAATTTAGATATGCATAAGTTAGATGGATTAGAACAAATTATTGGTGCTGGCGAGGTAGTTAGAATAGTAGGACTTCCTTTTAAAGAAAGGTTCGCTAGAAAAGAATCGATACAAGCTCAATACATTCTATTCTCAGATCAAGAAACTATTCTTGAGTTAGAAGAACAGGATTATCGCAGTTACCACGATTGCGCTAATTACGCTAGAATATTACAAACACATAGAGATAAAGATTTCTGGCAACAACTGAACAATCTTCCTTACAAAGATGCGGAGCATTTTTAGCAAGTTAATATCGAACAAAGGAATACGGTAAAGCAACTTGGAAGAAAATCGAATACTTATATATACTGATGGCTCCTGTTTCCTAAAAAGAAAAGGATTGGGTGGACCATCCGGTATAGGAGTAGTATTAATTCAAGGAGAAAATGTTACGGAAATATCTAAATATTTAGGAAACGACTTAACTTGTAATCAGGCAGAACTTTTAGCTATAGAAAGGGCTATAGATGAATCTCGTGGTCAAAATATATTGATCTATACGGACTCTAATATCAGTAGAAATTGTATTACTGGAAAATGGAATCCTCGTAAGAATCTTAATATAATTGGTAGAATAAAAACCAAATTATTGATGAAAATCATGAGGAAAGAATCTGTAGAGATTCGTAGAGTTCCTGCCCATAAAGGTATATGGGGTAATGAACGGGCAGACTATTTAGCAAAACAAGGGGCTAAGGGACAATCAATTAAATTTGAGTATAAAAAGGAAATGTTACATGGGAATAAAAGAAGTAATCGAAGAGTTATCAAAACCTCTTCCAGAAGAAGTAATAAAGCAACGTCCGCAAGGACAGGGCGAGGTAGATTTCTTGGAGTGGACAACTGTAGCCAGCATGCTGGATCGAATATGTCCAACATGGCAGTGGTTCATTCGTAATATAGAGATAATAAAAGATGAAGTGATTGTCACCGGCTCACTGACAATAGATGGAATTACTCGTGACGGAGTAGGCTCCGAGAAATTAGACACTAAAAGTCAAGCCCCTCCAGTAAAAACTGCCGAACGCGATGCCCTAAAACGAGCAGCTACTTGGTTTGGAGTTGCAAGAGAACTTTATCATAAAACGGTAGACAAATCCGATATGATATTTCCTCCAAAATCTAAATCAAATCTTCCTACTAGAAATACCGATGGTATTTGCGAAAAAGTCCCGGCAAGTGTTATTAGTAAAGAGGAGAAAAGTAATTATACTGCCCTTCTTTTTGCAGTAAATGGAATTAAATTTCCTATCAAGGTATTTGTAGGAGGAAAGAATAATCCTACTACAGAAGAAGTAGCAGATGATCTTAATATTCCTGACGGACAGGGGTTTCCTTGGCAATGTCTGGTAGATGTTAAACCTAGAGATACTGATGTAGGACATAAATACGATACTATAGTTAAATTCTATCCTGCTGACTAATTTAGTCAGCGAAAGGGAAGGCGGGACTGATTCAACATAGTTGCTTGCGACCCCCGCAGTAGTGATCTTGCTTAGATCAGTCTCGCTGATTTTAAACTACTATATGAAAGTTTTATTGAATCTAATCACATTTATATATGACCAATTTATTATACTAGGCTTTATAATTGTAGTATCAACCTTTGGTGCCTTTGCTTACTGCCAAACAAACTGGCAAAGAGAACATCCAAAACCAACGCCGCTATATTATCATTATCAAATAATACAGGATAAACTTACAGGACAAAAAGGTAGAATAGTCAATATTCAATGTAACTTCGGGGACGAGTTTTGCAAATACTGTATTGATTCAGGCTTCCAATCTCCTAAATGGGTATGGGAAAATACTATTGAGGCGATACGATGAAAAAACATTATTTTTTAGGCATTGATCCCGGTAAAACCGGCGCTGTAGCGGTTATAAATTCTTCTAAAATTATATGGATATACGATATGCCAATAACTGATGGTGATTTAGATGGAAAAAGGTTGGCAGAGTTTATAAAAACCATACGATACGATCACTTCCCATATATAAATTATGGTATAGAATATGTTCATTCCATGCCTAAACAAGGTGTAGCAAGCACCTTTAATTTTGGAAAGAATTACGGTATTTGTTTAGGTATATTAAACGCATTTAAATGCAACTATGATTTAGTTTCTCCGCAAAAATGGAAGAAGTATTTTAATATTCCTCCAAAATCTGATAAATCTATTACCTTAGACATAGCAAAAAAACTTTATCCGCAGTCTATTGATTATTTTCTAAGAAAGAAAGATCATAATAGAGCAGATGCAATCTTAATTGCAACTTATTTACGAGATACCTATAGTAAATAGGTAAAAGAAAGTGGGAGTTCGATTCTCCATCGCTCATCGAGGACTGGCGTGAAGGGAGTTGGGTTCAATTTCCCAATGATATGTGTTTTGGACAATAATCCGAAACTAACTCTGGTATAGACAAATGATGCGGGCGATCCCACCCGTTAAAGTATAGGCGGAATCTTATACAGGGGATAATATCAATAGTATAAAGGAATTAATAATATGAAAAAACAATTCAAACGAATATTTATAGTTGGTCCTTCTCACGGTGATTGGGAAAATGCTATGGAATATTGGGACATTTGCGGTACTAATGATACTAAAACACCACTATTAGATATATATCTCAAAGATGATTATGTATTCATAGATGTAAAATTTACTAAAAAATCTGCAATAGAGAGGGCTAAGGAGCTTGGATGTTTACGTCCTACAATATTATGAAAATATATAAATTGCCAAAAATATGGAATTACTATAACTATTCCTCTGAAAACTATGGCGTAAACGCTATGGCAATGTCCATAGGACCGCTGATTCTCTACTTTTCATATGAAACTGTAATAGGAATTTCCTATAAAGGAAAAGAATTCTACTCGGAAAATTGTTGGGGAATGACTACTGGAAAACATCTTAATCAACTTTGTCCTGATAAGAAATCCAGACTTCTTAGAATCGAATTCGAGCAGAAATTGAATCAAATAACATCTGAATTATTTAAGGAAGAGAAAGAACAACAAATTCTTGAATTTCCTATAGAACAGGATATAATTGATTATTATGAAACTTAACATCTATATAGACAACAATGAATTAGATCCAATAGATGACAGGGAAGCCGATTTTGCAAATTATGTAAGGTTTATCGCCGACCTCATTTCAAGTGGATACACCTCTGGAGAAGGATGGAATCTAGAAGAGAATTAAGTTTAATATGAAGATAATACTCGCGGGAAGCAGGTCAATCATTGATCGTAAGCACGTAGTAAAAGTCATAATAAAGGCAGACTGGCATATTACAGAAGTTGTATCTGGAGGAGCAAAAGGAGTAGATACACTTGGGGAAGATTGGGCAAAGATTAATGAGATTCCGATAAAGTGCTTTCCAGCAGAATGGTCGAAGTATGGTAAAAGTGCTGGCTATAAACGAAATGAGCAGATGGCAGATTATGCGGAGGCTCTTATAGCGATTTGGGACGGAAAAAGTAGAGGAACTTTTCACATGATAAACATTGCCCGAAAGAAGAAATTAAGAGTTTGTGTTTATATAGTTGATTAAAATAGTTATGGAGTTGGGTACTGATCAGAGGTTAGATCACCGGAGGCATCCGGGCTGGGAACGATTCGATTCCGTCGCCCTTTCGGTAAAGGCTGGCAAAGTCGCAGGTTCAAATCCTGCCCCAACTCCAATCAGCTTATGGCTGTGGCGGTACGAAAAACGTAACGGGCGCTCGAACAATATCGGGAATGTCGAAAGACTATACGTGATGTAATCCGACGTTGAATCCCTTTTAGGATATAAGCTACAGCCTCCAAGTAAATGCCTATAATTTTTGTAGAACGTACTGAGAAAAGATTGCTGGTTCAAGGAATTCTTAAAAGAAATCCTGATCCTAATCTCCTCTTTTGTATACGATATACTACAAAGGCATACGTAAGAATCTTAAAAGATGGTAGATATGAATTATTGGCAGAGGTAGATTAAATGGAATCAAAATATTGTAAAAAATGTAACTCTAATACTAAAGATTTATATTATGTATACGATCCAACGGATGGTGATATTTGCATAGGTGTATGCGAATCATGTAGAGATTTTGTTATATCGGAACGACACCGACGTAAAAACTGCTCTTGGTGTGGTAAGCCAAAAACTGAACATTACGGCTTTGGGCGTTGCAGATTTTATAGAAAAGCTGTAACAGGAGGTCCAGACTTTGAACGTGGTTGGCGATGATGTGACAGGTAAGTGAAAGTTCTGTAGTAATATTTCTGAAAATCTTTCTAGATGTACAGAAGCATGCGTAGATTGTCTTAATAAATGGAAAGAAGATGCTAAGATTAATAATTCTATCTTAGATAACTTAAATAATTTAATGGATAAAATATTGGAGAAATTAAATGAAAGATAAACATGCCTTAACTATAGCGGCTGCAATACTTATGCAACCTATTCTACAGCGAGCGGCAGAGGGCGATGAAACTTGTAGATATGATATAGTTACCGGAGTTGCAGAAAATAATTGTATCAAAATTGCTTGTGATATTATGCATGAAATTATAAATCATTGCGGAGAAACCGACTAATGATAAGAGATATTTGTTTTACAGATGAGGAAATACAAGTATTAGAGTTCTTCATTAATTCTGGGATTGCTCCCAATAATCAAACTTGGCCGGAATATTTTGCAGAGAATAACTTGTCAATGGATGATTTAGCCACCGCCAGAGATAAAATTCTTGATGTAATTATAAAAGAGGATTATATATGGCGGGAATAATGTTTGAAATCATGTCCCCCATGTGATAATATATTTTTATGCGGGCATACAAATTCAAGATTCGTAATCCATCTAGAAAAATAGTTCAAAAATTTGAATTCACCCTCGATATATGCCGCGAACTTTATAACGCCGCGCTTCAAGAAAGGCGCGATGCTTACAGACAAGCGAGAAGTCATATCAATTACTATGACCAGTCTCGACAGTTGAAAGAGATTCGGTGTATACGAGAAGACTTCGCTTGTGTACACGCTCAGATTTCACAGGATGTTTTGCGAAGGGTAGATAAAACATTTAAAAGTTTCTTTTCGAGACTTAGAAAAAGTGGAAAATTTGGGTATCCACGATTTAAAAGCAGACTTCGATTTAACTCCTTTACATATCCTCAACATGGATTTAGGCTTATAGATAATAAATTAACTCTCTCAAAAATAGGCTCCTGTCGCATTCATCTTAGTCGAGAAATGATGGGTAAAGTTAAGACCTGCACCATAAAGAAACAAGTGGATGGATGGTTTGTAATTTTTGTAGTAGAGGAAACCAGTTCTCCTTATTTCCCCAAGACTAGGAATTCAGCAGGTATTGATCTTGGAGTAGAAAATTTTGTAACACTTTCTACCGGCGAAGTGATAGAAAACCCGAAATTCTTTCATAGGGTTGAACGAGATTTAAAAATTCAGCAACGTAAGGTCAGTAAAAAGAAGTTGCATGGCTCTAATTGGAAGAAGGCAGTTATCCTACTTAGTAAAAAACACTTAAAAGTTCATAACCAACGTCGAGATTTCTTTCATAAGTTGAGCCTTCAATTAATCAAGGAATTTGATGAGATAGCAGTTGAGAATTTAAACATTGCCGGAATGGTTAGGAACCATCATCTAGCAAAAAGTATTAGTGATGTGAGTTGGGGTACATTCCTCCAAATACTTACCTTCAAGGCTGAAAGTGCCGGTAGGAAAGTCTGGAAAGTCCCCTCCCAATATACATCGCAAGATTGTAGCAAGTGTGGCAATAGAGTACGAAAATCTCTTTCCGAGCGAGAACATTCTTGTTTGAACTGCGGTTACGTTACTCATCGTGACCATAATGCTGCTCAAAACATACTGGCTCGGACAGCGCCAGTGGCGAGACTTAACGAGGTGATTTGATGACCCAAGAATTTTCAAAAATGGAAAGTGTCAAGGCGGGAATAGATTGGAACGAATTAGCTAGACAGGCATATACTACCTATTCTATATCAACTGGTAACAAAAACTTTTTGGGTAAACAAATGCCCTATTTCGATGATTTATCTGCTGAACAGATAGATACTTGGGGAATAGCTGCAAGAAGGGCAATATTTGTATATAAAGAACAGTTAGAGATAATAGATATTAAGTCTAGGATGCCTTGAATTTAATGTTAGCCAAATTGTTCCAAACTCGATCTCTCATAGGTGTAATATGGATACAATTCAATGGACGATTTTAATTATTTGTTTCGTTACCGTTGTTGCATGCTTCTTCCTATGCCGCTTGCACACTGATATAGCAGAATGACAGTCAAAACGCAATAAGAAAGCCTGAAAGCAAAAAAGCGACTTTAGGTGCAAAGCCAGTCTAGGATAACAAAATATGGAAAATATAAATAATTATCCCCAGGCAATTATTATAGTTGCTGTGGCATTCTGTATAGCATGGATACTAACAACTCTACTCAAACAACTTACCGAATAATTGCTCCTCATTTCTGTGCTGGTGTAATTATTAAAGGTGGAAGAGTTATAAAAACGGCTCCGATTCTTAAATATATGTATAACTGGAGCTTATTTGATATTCAATCGTATTGCGATAAGAAGAATTGGAAAATGGAGATACTAAATGACATGTACAAGTTGTAAGGTTGGAGAATCTTTTTTTCTCTAATAGAAACTAATGACGATTATCAAGATGGTTATGTAGAATGTAATAATTGTGGGGAACAGGTAGCATCATTCGATTTTAGAGTTTTTTTAGATTTTGAAGATCCGAGAATAGATTAGCATTTTTCTCTTGACAAAACTCGTACCATCTGTTAAAATATAAAGAATGGATGATTTAATTATAATATCTCGACAAGAAACAGCTACAGAATGCCATGAAAAAGCTATAGTAGCTGCCGATAATATAACATCTTCTGTTCATGCTATTAGAACTTATTGGCTTGAACTAGCAGAAGCCCTTGCTCCAATATATGAAAATGAATATTGGCACGAACTAGGTTTTAATTCTTGGGGAGCCTATATAAAAGCGATAGGAATGCGAGTTACTACTGCTATGAATTCAGTTCGTCCTTATATAGAATTGATGAAGGCTAATATTAGTCCTCGCCTTTTAGAAGAAGTACCTCAGAATCGCGCTGTAGAGCTTGCTGTGGTGGCAAAAGCCTCTGGAGGTAAGTTAGAGCCTTCTTTGATAGAAAAAGCCAAGGATACGGGTTCTAGGCTCAAGGCGCAGGCTTTTAGAGAAGCTATAGAAGTAGAAAAGGATAAATACGGAATAGAAAACTTCCGTACTATCAAATTAACCGTTCCTAAATCTCTTTATGAAATGTGGTCGGCAATGGTAAATCATTTTGCTGGAAAGACAGAACCAACACCCGCAGATATGACCCATTTATTTGAAATTTGTTTAAGTGCAGCAACACCGGAGGTTTACGGAGAGGGATAAATGAAAACAATTCGTACGATTGCAATCTTACTAATTTTTATTTTTGTAGGTATTATTATTATTTGGATAGGCAATTCTGCTAATGTTGCCCCAGGACAGCAAATTGTAACTCTTACTATCAAAGGAATTACTGCTAATCCTATTACAGCCAAACAATTTATTGGGGATTCAATAAAAATTATCGATCCAAATAATTTTGATCATATTATTTGTGAAATAAAAATTGATAAGGTAGAATAAATATATAATAAGTATAACACTAAAGGTTTATGGAAAATAATGATTGAATATTTTGTAAAATATAAAACTGATAATGGTGTGGGTTACTTTTCTGACACGGTTCGATCTGCTATCGACGTTCTTGATTTACTATCTCCGCAAAAATTAAAAAATTGCTCAAATGTTGTTCTTATGCAAAGAGAAGTTATAGAAAAACCTATAACAGGGGAACAACTAAGTGCTTTATTTTATGAACTTTATGCAAAACTAGCGATGTGTAAAGAAGAATTATTGAAACTTACGGCAGAATATCATATTCTAAAGGAATCATTGATGCCAGCAAAAGCTATGGAGAATAAATAAATGGTTGAATTAGGAAAGAAATATAAGGATAAGATTACTCAATTTGAAGGTATTTGTACTGGATATGTTAAATATATATCCGGCTGTAATCAAGCATTACTTGTACCAAAAGTACTAAAGGATGGTTCACTACCCGAACCTGTGTGGTTTGATGAACAGAGATTGAAAAAAATATCTGATGTTAAAATTAAATTAGATAATTCAAAAAGTCCCGGATTTGATAAACAAGCACCTATAAGGTAATTATGGCAGAAGAAAAGATACTAGAACTACTTGATGCAGCAATTGTACAGTTAAATTCTTTAGGAAAACAGGTGGAAGTAGGCGATTATTTTGAGTATAAGGTCGGTATACGAGTATTTCGAGTTATTGTAGAAGGTGCTAAAGATCAAGCGCATCTACTAATTGCGGAACGAGATTCTTTAGTTGAACGAGAAGAATTTTTGGAAAAGCAAATTATTGATAGTAGACGATGTACCTGAAATTATTTTAGTTATTGAATAAGGGTTTATGGAACAACAGATAAAAACTTGTACTAATTGTGATCACTGTATGGTCACATTAAGAATAAATAAAACTCCAGAAGATCTTCTTAAGGAGGAACCTGGTCCTCTCTCTCTATTCGGAGAGTTAGATTCTAAGATAAAGAAAGTGTATTGCAGAGTCGGTTTATGGACAAATAATTACGGAGGTTCATTCGATTTTCCTTCTCTAAAGGTATTAAATGCAACCCGTGTAGCCGAAAAATACGCAAAAGATTGTCCTTTATATTCTCCAGAGGAGAAGTAAATGTCGTTTGAACGGTTTATTATCCAGCCATCTTGGGTTAATAGAGTTACAGAACGGATAAGTAATGCTGATATAGTTGGAATAGATTTAGAAACTTATCCGAAGCCCTCATTTAAGAATCATTCTAAGGGTGGATTAGATCCTTATCTAAGCGAGATTCGCAGTATTACTTTAGCTATTGCCGGATATTCTTTCTTTATAGATTTGCAAAAGATCAGAGATATTGAACCTCTATTAAAGGCTTTTCGAGACCGGAAGATAACGTATGTTAGTCACAATCAACGTTTTGAAGTTTCTCATCTACTAAATAAATACGATACTTTCTTTGAAAGAGGTTTTTGTACTTTTTTAGCTTCGCAAATGTTAACACCTGTATATACTTATGCAAAACATTCATTAGAAGCCTGCGTTGATAAATGGTTGGGTATAAAACTGGATAAAACATCCCAGAAATCTGACTGGTCTGGAGAATTAAGTCAGGAACAAATAGATTATGCCTTTACTGATGCGGAGATTCTTCTACCACTATATGATAAATTTCACGGATTATTAGATCGGGCAGGAATGATGAAGGCTGCCCAAATCGAGTTCGATTGCATACTAGCTATTGCAGATATGGAACTTACGGGAGTTTGCAGAGATTTAGATATGATAAAAGAACTTGATGCTGTTTTAAATACGCGAATAAATATTCTTAAAGAATACCTTCAATATGAATTCCCTAAATCTCTTTTAGGGAAACAACAGAGGAGTTTTCTCTTAGATGATCCTATCAATATTGATTCTCCGTTGCAGTTGAAAAAAGCGTTCAAAGAAAAAACTGGAATAAGTCTCGAAATTCCTGATGAATACGATAATTCAGGAAAGAAAAAAAAGAAGCCGGGGCTATCTTCTGTAATAGTAAAACATAGACACCTATATCCTAAATTAATTGATGCTATTATAGACTATGGCTCATTATCTCATATGAAAGCAAGTTTTGCAGAACCACTTCTTTCGGATGAACATATCCATCCTGTATCTGGTAGAATTCATCCCGATTATATGCAATTAGGACAACAGACAGGCAGATGCGCTATGAAGAATCCTAATTTTAACTTTCCTGCTCCCTATAAGTTCGGACCTGCCGTAAAAGCATCTGATCCTATTTTTGGTCCTAACTATTACTACCCAAAGAGTTTTCGTAATACTATAATTCCGCAAGAAGGGAATTTATATTCCATAGTAGATTTTGCTAATAGTCAACTGAGAATAATAGCAGATACGCCTTTTGCTAATGAAAAGGCGTTGCAGGAAGAATTCGCTCTTTCTACGGGTGCTGATCCTTATAGCAGAATCGGAGCAATTGGAATGACTCTACGAGACGGCAGAGAATGGACAAAGCAAGAAATTAAGGCAAGTGGTATCAGGCAAAAATACAAAACTTTAACATTAGCCTTAGCTTTTATCTGTTCTGCAAAAAGATTTCAAAGTCAGCAATTGGATGATACTCGCATCGAACCACCCCTAGATCAATGCGAACAGGAAATCGCTAATTTTTATCAAGCACTTCCGGGGATGAAGAAGTGGCAAAGGGACTTTCCTCCAATTGTTAGGGAACAAGGCTATGTCCGTACTAAAGCAGGAAGAAAGATATTTATACCACCTGAATACTGCACTGCAAATAGAGCAGTAAATTTTGGAGTAGTCGGTACTGAATGTGACGGAGCAAAATTAGCTCTAGGAAGATTTTCAAGAGAATTAAGAAAAAAGAATTACGCATCACGACCTGTACTATTTCTATACGATGAAATTATAGCCGATACTCCCTCTTCCGAGATAGATGATATAAGAATATTACAGGAAAAAATAATGCTTGATTCCATGCAAGAACAACTGGTAGATGTTCCAGCAGGTGTAGATGGACATATGGGAGACTCTTGGGCAAGTAAATAAATTCAAATTCCTTTATGAAATATACAATTAGAAATTGTAATCAAATATGGACTGTAGATGCAGAAGATAAAGATTCTGCAATTAAGCAGGCTTTTAAACAAGAACCACCTAAAAATGTAGGGCTATTAGTAGAAATTAAAGAGGGAGAAAATCCTACAGATAATGATATATATTTAATATCGGGCCATGATGCGCTAGAGATAGCAGAAATTTCTGTATTGAGAGGTTAATATGATAATAGAAGAAAAAGATTTTGATGCTTCGGAAAATATTTTACCTGTCTATCTTGGAGATGACAAACCATCATACGTAAATAAAATTAGGACTAATTTTATTAATCCAGAGTCGGAAGAGATTATTCCAAGGGTTCCGCATAAAAACGATATAGAGTTAGTAAAATCTGACCTTTCATATAAAGGACTTAGTTATAAAAGTCAAGAACTTCTGCATACTTTAGCGGAATTGGGCGCAGGTCAAACAGAGTTCTCTTTAACATTTACCCATCTTTATGATAAGATAAAAACTTCTAGTAAGCACAAAAGCTTAAAGAAGCAATTTGAATACGTTTTAAACGCATTTACTAGATTGTTCTTAGAGCAATTAAGGTCGGGTACTACGTATTTAGTAGCAGAATTTGGTGAAGGTATGAATATTAAAATTAAATTACCATTTCTATCCGTAACAACTAAAATAGTTGAAGAAACAAACTCTTTAAATGTGAATCCTGAATGATAATAACTTTATTCTCTCAACCACTTGTTCAAACTGATGTTGCAGTTGTTACTCATCATTTAGTAAGTAAATACGGATTCATAAAAGAATCTTTTATGGCTCCCTATTATGCGTTTAAGGCTGCGTTAGATTCCGTTGATCCTGTCGGATATAAACTAGAAGTATCTCCTACGTTCTGGGAACAAGCTTTAGAGATTAGACTTCAACCTCACATTCATTATGGAAATGATGTGGTAATTGTTGATGGGCAGGAATCCCCTACCTTTTTCCAGACTACAGAATTTTGTGAATCTGCAATAAATTTTGATGTGGAAATTCGCCGGGAAATAAATACTAGAAATTTTGTAGTAGATTATCTTCTGGTAAACAATGGAACATTACCAGATTTTCTAGACAAAATAGATAAGATGGTAGTTGCATTAGCAGAATGCGCTGGAACAGTTAGTACAAAACTCAGAAGCGGCATATCATCATGAAGGGAAAACTTGATTCCTATAAACCCTGTGACTGTGGAGATGACTGCGATTATGCAAAAGATAACGAACCTTGTTGGGGAGAGGTTCATGTTGTGCAAGAAATAACTTGGGAAGATGGTTGGGATTACGAACATGCTTGCGAAGGACATTCAAATTGTTGTTTTTTCGGTTCTTATATTTACTATGATTTTTTAAACATTTTATGAATTATGACCCAAATACTAATTTACCAGAAGCCCTTTATCATGCTCTCATAGATAATGAATATTCCAGAGGAGAATCTAAATATTCTGCGACAGATCTAATTAGTCCTCCACAAATAGTACAATTAACTAGGAGACATTCAGATGAGATTACGATTAATCCGACTTCTAATTTTCACTCTATGTTGGGTTCTGCTATCCATGACTTGTTGGATAGAAAAAGTAAGCAGTTAAATCTTCCCCATGAAATAGCGGAACAAAGGTTAATCCAAGAAGTATTGGGAATTCCTATATCAGGAGAACCTGATGTATTTTGCACCCTCGAAGATGGTCAAATAGATGATTATAAGCTGGTAAAAGTAGATGCTCTTTATTTCTTTCCTAAAGTAGAGCATGAACAACAATTAAATATCTACAGCTTTTTTCGCAGAATGAATGGTGATAAGGTATCTAGATTAAGAATTATAGCATTGCTTAAAGATTGGTCTGAGGTAAAAGTAGGGACTAAAAAAGAATACCCGTCAGAACCTATTAAGATATATAATATTCCTCTCTGGTCAGAAGAACAAGCAATTCAATTCATAGAAGAAAGAATTAAAATTCATGAAGCGGCAGAACTACTTCCTGACGATCAATTATTTGAATGCACTGATGAAGAACGTTGGAGAAAGTGGCTGGTAAGAGAAAAAGGAACCTCCAAAATAAAGAAGTTCTCTTCTAGAAAATTAGCCGCCGAATTTATTGACGCAAATCCTGATAAAAAGTACATTATGAAACCGGATATAGCATTGCGTTGCAGTATATATTGCAGGGTTTCAAAATATTGCCAGCAACTTAAACGAGAGGTACAATAAAGTAATGGATGAACTAGAGATGTGGAAATATGCAATGGAACAGGGACGTATTGCTGGCGATGCGAGGATGCAATCTGAGAAACGAGATAAATGGAATCCATTAGATTTTGCAGAAGCGATGAACATTACGGAAAAAACAATGGATCAGTTTATGAATCAGTTTGCAGGCCCATTTCTGTGTCAATATTCATCTGAATATAAAAATGGACAAATTGTAATAATTGCTGGAGATAATGTGATGAATGGAGTAATCTAATGGGTATTCAAAACAAACATATACTAGAATGTGATGGTTATAATTGTCAAGGTAGTAGGTACGACCCTTACTTTTGCGGGACATCGGAGTACGAGAAGGATATTTTTTATTTACAGCAAGTAATTTATCAAGATAAAGAAAACAATAATGGATGATTGCCCAAACTGTAGCTATCCAACATTTAACGGTTGGGAATGTAAGAAATGCGGATATGAAATACCACAAAAAGCTCGTAAAGCTTACGGTAAACTTTTAACAGAGGAGGAGGCTAAAGAAGCTCGAAAGAAATTAGATATTCCAGAGAAGGGAAATGAAATGGAAACTGACTAAAAAATCAAATTATTATCAACCTTTTCTTACGAACATTGATAATTCAGTACAATGTATCGTATGTATTGATTCTAAAGAAGTTTTAACAGATAAAAATATTTGGATTTCGTGTCCAAAATGTAATTCTATTGATTTAAATAAGAACAAAGAACTAGAATAGTCATTAGCGAGCAAGGGGTAACGGGTAAGTATGGAATTACGACCATATCAAATAGAAGCTATCGAAAAATTAAGACAAAAATTTAGAGAAGGAAAAAGGAGAATTGTATTACAACTTCCGACAGGATCAGGAAAAACTATTCTCTCGGCAGAAATGATTAGAGCATGTTTGGCGAAGAAAAACAAATGCATATTTACGGCAGACCTTATAACATTAATCGAACAAACAAGCACGAGATTTGATGAATATGGTCTTTCTCATGGTATTATTCAAGGAAAACATGAGAAATTTGATCCGAATCAACCCTTACAAATATGTTCTATACAGACTTTAAATAAAAGAGAGTTTCCTCCTGCCGATTTTATAGTTATAGATGAAGTTCATACATTGCATAAAGCCCACATAAGATTGATGGAGGCTAATCCTGGTATTCCTGTTGTAGGACTTTCTGCGACACCTTGGACAAAAGGTTTAGGTAGATATTTTGATGATCTTGTAGTTGGTTGCACTACACAAGAACTTGTAGATATGGGATTTCTTGTAGATACAAGAGTATTTGCTCCAACTATTCCCGATCTTTCAAAGGTTGGAATTAGGGCAGGGGATTATATCGAAAAGCAATTAGCAGAAACAATGGATACTAAACTTTTAAATGGTGATATTGTTGACCATTGGCTACGCTTAGGAGAAAATAGACAAACGATTAGTTTTGGAGTAAATGTAGCGCACTCAAAACATATAGCAAGACAATTTCAAGAAGCTGGAATTTCTGCTGCTCACATAGATGGTTACATGACTGCCCCAAAAGCTGCCGAAGAACGTAAACAAATTCTAGAAAATTTTAGAAATGGAAAAATTAAAATTCTTTCAAGTGTAGGTGTATTAACTAAGGGTTTTGATTACCCTGGTGCCAGTTGCATTGTAATGGCGAGACCTACTCGATCTTTAATGCTTTTTATCCAATGTCTTGGAAGAGGAATACGTAGTTTTCCAGGGAAGTTAGATTGTCTTATATTGGATCATTCTGGTAATACTCTTAGACACGGATTTATTACTGATCCCCTACCCTGTGAATTAGATGATGGAAAAAAGAAAGAAACGCCTTTAGTTAAACCAAAGACAGAAGAGAAACTGCCAAAAGTTTGTCCAGTATGTAAATTTGTAAAACCGGCAGGCTTAAGAACTTGTCCGGTATGCAGCTTTACTCCCGAAAAACAAAGCGATATAGTACATACAGACGAACAACTAGTAGAAGTAAAAAAGAGTAAGATAAGCCGTGAGATGAAACAGAATTTTTATTCAGAATTACTAAAAATACAAATAGAAAATAACTATAAAGCCGGATGGGTAGCAAACTGTTTTAAGGATCGTTTCGATATTTGGCCTCGCAAACTATTAAAAATACCCGCAGTTGACGTAAGTATTGAAACATATAATTATGTACAGGCTAAGAAAATTAAATATTCAAAAGATATGAGAGGAAAAACTGTAGCGGCCAGTTGCGAACAATAATTATGGCAATTATCAATTTTGGTAATGTTAAATTCTGCGGAGAGTCGAATACCGCATGCAAGTTGATGCTGAATGTATACACAAATAAGATACTTGAAGTATTTGCAAATTATAATTCTAAACACAAATATGATGATTTGACAGAATATAAACATTACAATACTTATCTAGATCACAAAATATTTCCAAAATTAGAAAATGCAAACTTTGAACTAGGCTATAAAGGTAGTTGGGATACTAAAACTTGGGTACAAATTGATAAAACTCCATTGAAACAGGCAATGCTATTTCCAGATGATTTGGAGGAAAATCAGTGCTTGTAAGAATAATAGTAAATAGACATAACGTTCTACGAAATAAGAAACACGGTACCAGATTACCAATATTTTCAATTCATAAAAGTGGACAAAAGGTAGAACGTTCTAACAGTATAAACCTACCTGAAGGTGCCAAACTTATTTATAGTCCAGGTAAACCACTTAACTGCGGTGCTACAGTTTGGATAGAATATGACGATAACTGTAAATCTACAGCCGAATCAGATTCCAATATATCAGAACTTTTCCATAAGTTATGGGGAAATGCAATTGTAACAAATCATTATATTAAATCTAATTGGACATCGCTGCAAAAACTGCTACAAAAAAGAGGTATCAAAGTTTAAATGCCAGCTATTTCATTTGGTTCAGACGAATATACTGCTCCAGCTTTCTCGTGTACTATAGTAACACATTTCGTAATGCTTTCTGAGGAAGAGATTATTCGAGATGGCATAAAACTTTTAAGTAATTTTAATGATATTAAAGCTCCTCTAGTATACGGGTCATTTGATGAACTCTGCCAACAGGTACAAGGCACGTTAAATCAATACTTAGCCAAATTCTTAGTTAAACAACAAATTCCAGCAGGGGACGTATTCTTATTTCAATATGAAAATCATTATGGATTTTACTTAGAGTTAAATGATTTAGCTTCTATAATCTACGATGGTATACAAGAAGCTTATCAAATGATATTTGAACGAATGCAGGAGAAATCAGATGCAGGAGTTACTAATAAAGATTCCGAATAGATGTGTAACTATATATTCTGATAAATATAATAGACTTATTGAAGAGGTTCTAAAATATCAAAAGAAACAGCAAGACGATGATATAAATCAGTGGGCAAATACATTAGCAAACCAAGTATGTGATTTAGTTGATTAAAGCTATTATGAAATGGATTAAAGATTTTGTAAAAACGTATCTTCAATATATGAAACTATCTATAATTTCAATGTTAATAGTTATTCTTGTACTCACTGCCATACTTGGCTCTCCGATGCAGAGTTTCATTGCAATTTTATTACTTATCAGTTGGCTGTATTGGATGATTTACAACGGAAAGGCTTATTAGTGTCTTGGACATTTGTAAATAACTACGGTGGCTGCAAAATATGTGGGAAACCGGATTGGTGTAGAGTTGGCAGAAATTCAAAAGGTGAATTGATGTATGCCTGTAAACGTAGGACCGAAGGAGCAATCAAGATAAATCCAAATGGCTCAGGACTTTATAAAATGGAAGAACTAACTAACTTAGTCATTCCTTCTAGAGAAAAAGATACTAAGGCTTCTATTAAAATTAGGGATAAAGTATATTCGGAGATGTTAAACAGACTTACATTATTTGATATAGATAAAGAAAGTCTTTTATCTAGAGGATTTACAAAAAAAGAAATAGAATTTTTAACCTACAAAAGTGTTGGAAAAATAGCCAATTCGCTTTATATATCCGGTTTTGATCTAACGCAAGTTCCGGGGTTTTATAAATTAGCTGGTGAATGGTGTATGAATTCCTCCGAAGGATTTTTTATTCCTGCTAGAGATAGAAAAGGATATATTCAAGGTCTGCAAATAAGAACTAGAACCGGAAAATCTAAATATAAATGGTTTTCAAGTCGAGGATATTATTCTAAGAGTAGACAAACTTACATAAAGTATGATTGCGGAGCCTCCAGTGGGTCGCCAGCGCATTTTCGAGATGGCAATGGAGAAAACCTCTGGATAACAGAAAGTCTTCTTAAAACGGACGTAACGTGGCTTAGAATGGATTTCCCGCATTTGGTGGGCATGGGGGGTACGAAAGCTGCTCACGAAGATGCTATAGAAAGGGCAAAATGTATCGATATAAGACAAATCGTAATAGCTTTTGATGTAGAGGACAATAAGTTCGTTAACAAAGATATAGATAATCTTTATCATAAACTTATTAAAGAAACTGGAAAACCAACTAAAATAGCTGTTTGGGATGAAGTAAAAGGCATAGATGATGCTTTATTTGCTGGAAAAAAAATAGAGATAATTAGTTATGAAGACTGGATCAAACAATAAATATCATTGCCCTTATTGTAATTCCGATTTTATAAAAGCAGTAGTATGGGACGGAGAAATATGGGCACCGTCTCTTTTATGTTCATATCTACATAGCGGAATTCTTTTCTCAACCACCTTGGATAGAGTTACGTATCTCGACGACTATGATAATATAGAGAAAATTTCAGAATATAAAGGAATGAAAATTCGATATAGAATTCTCGATGCTGGTGGAAAAGAAATGCAGATACCGGAAGAGTTTATATTATGGGGATAACTATTTACTATGACTAATAAAGAACTTTTGAATGTTGTTCAAATTTTATCTAAAGAGTTGGATAACTTTCTATCCAGTCATCCAACACATCCTACTAGAGATTATCCAAATCTACCGCATCTTAGTTGGATGTTGGATCAAATTCCTGACTTTTTGTTAGAAGGAAAACGCGAAAAGGCAATGCGGTGGTTAGGATTTGTTCAAGGAGCATTGTGGTGGTTAGGTATGATGACAATTGATGAACTGAAAAATATGAACAAACCTTAAAATAACACTTGCTTTTTTGAAAGAAACGGTGTATAATATAAAAATGGGTGTTAGAATATCCGATAAAAATTCATTAATTATAAGAAGATTAAAACTTTTATATTTAGTTTATGAAGAAAAATAATAACAAACCGCATATAATCAAGCAGTTTAAGAACGGCTCAACAAAGCGGTTCTACTTACATTCTTGTTATACTTGTACTGCGCCACTTAAAATCCCGACCGGAAAAACTAAAATAGGAATTTTTTATTGTACTTCTTGTAAATATATTAATGGTTATATAGATAATGCTCCAAACCTAATTGGAATGCGAACGGGAAAACTTGTGGTAAAAGAATTATTACCGCGAGGAACTCTTAAAAGGGGTAGGGCTTGGCGGTGTGAATGTGATTGTGGGGCAGAAAAAATTCTCATTATCGCCCATTTGTCCGGTAAACGAGCCTTTAAGAGTTGCGGATGTTCTCAATATATTGGTGGTAAACAAAACGCAAAGCCACCGGGGGTCGCCGCGTTTAATCAGCGTATCAGCCAATATAGATTTGGCGCTATTAAGCGAAATTTAGAATTTCAGTTAACCGTTGATCAATGTTATAAGTTATTTACTGATAATTGTTTTTATTGTGGCATTGAACCAAGACAAATAACGACAATTACTAACAAATCATCTGAATTCGTATACAATGGTATTGACAGATTGGATAACTTAAAAGGCTATGAATTAGATAATGTTGTTACTTGTTGTAAGTGGTGCAATAGATGGAAAAATAGCTTGACTAAACTCGCATTCTTAGCTAAGGTTAAAGCTATATACGAACATTTAAACCTTAATCAACTTGGAATAGGGGAACTATAGATGCTTTCAGCAGTAATTGGTCTAATTACTTATAACAGACGAGGTTTACTACAAGATTGCTTGGAAAGTATTAATGCTTCAATAAAAAGCAATCGGAATGCGTTCACTATTATAGTATCCGATGACGGTTCCGTAGATGGAACTATAGAATACCTTGAAACCGAGGCTAAACCATCGCATTTGGTGGATGCGCTTATATTAAATATGGGTAGGGGCGGCGTAGCAAGAAATAGTAATAGGATACTAGATTATTATATTGGACTTAAGGTAGATGTGCCATTATTTCTTAGTAACGATGATCTCCTTTTTCGTTCATCGGAGCCAAATGTTTTTCAAAGGTATATAGAAGCCGCAGAAAAAACTGGATTTGGGCATTTCGTTTATACTGATCCTAAATCTAAATATCCTTATTCATCTGAAATTGTAAATGGAATATCTATTAGAGCTAGAGAACAAGGAGATGGTGTATTTCTAATGTTTTCACGCGAGGCAATTGAAACATTAGGGGGATTTGATACTGATTTCGGCTTGATGGGAATGGAACACGTATTTTATGCGCGTAGAGCAATTGTAGCAGGCTTGATTCCTTATGTCCCAGATATTGCTGATTGTGAGTCTTTAGTCTATACTAGACAATACTACGAAAAAGTACCCAACTCTATTCCAAATAAATACGGGCATATGGCAGTTGCTAATAAAGTATTTATAGACAAAATGAGTAATCCAGTACGAATATTTGTGCCAATAGAGGTTTAAAGATGGCAGAGTTATTTCCAATTCAGCGTAGAGAGTATTTTGTACTCGTAGATGACGAAGATATTCCTAGAATGACTACCGTATATGGGCAAAATTAGGCGAGTATGTCGTGACGAATATGGACGGAAAGTTAGTTGGAATGCATAGATTCACTTGGGGTGGGTAATTATTTGATAAAGTTTCTTCCTTCATATATTGGCTCAAAATCTTATTGGGTAAAAAAGTTGGCGAGGTTTGAAGGTCGCAACTTCGTGGAATTATTCTGCGGTTCAGCCGTTTTATCTGCTAATTTAGCATCTAGCTGTGTTCTAAACGACTTGGACCCGTTTGTTTATAAAATTCTATCAAGATTCAACCAACAAATTGTACCTGTTCCGTTTACTGCCGATGATTATTTTCAGGTAAGAAAGTTACCAGATTGGTGGAAATATGCCTATTGTTTGCAGCGCCTAAGTTTTTCAGGTGTTTTTCGGTATTCAAAAAACGGATTTAACGTTCCTATAAAAAATAAAAATGCCAACATTGACCTATCCGAAGATTATACAGAGGCGGTGTATCGTTGGAATCAATTGGCTCCAACTATACTCAATAGGCAATATTTTGCTTTAAATGATTTTATAAATAGTGACGTGGTACTTATTTTAGACCCTCCTTATGAGGGGGCTCAAGCTGCCTATAATGAGACTTTCGATTTTCACTATTACTGGGAGTATGTTCGTATGAACGAAGATATTGCAAAAACTATGGTCTTATTCGACTACGAATCGAATTTACCATTTCCGGCAATGGATAAGAGAACGACACGACCTAATGGGGCAAGGACAAAAAATTCTGAAGGTATTTTCATATTTGAAGAGTCATTGAAGTCCGGTGATTATGGAGAGCGATTATTTTTAAGTCTTAATGCTGGCAAGATTAGAAAGTCAGATACACTTTCAGTAGATTTTATACACGAATCGGGGAAGAGTATAGAGTTAAAAAGTGATTACTATGATATGACTCGTACCGATAATTTTTTTATTGAGCGCTGGTCGGACCTTAATAGAAAAACTTTAGGTGGTCCTTGGCAGGCACTAAAAAATGATGCGTATTACTATATATACTTCTTTGTAAAAAATAAGCAAGCTTTTATATTCAGGACCGACAAATTGGTTGCATTCCTAGATAGAGTGCTTGTCGGAGATATTTATACCTTAATCAACATTCCGAACAAAAAGTGGATCACCGCCGGATATAAGATTCCGAGAAGTCAACTTGAATCCATAACGATGGCTGTGATTAAATATTGATGGTTCGCGCAATGTAATATAACTATGAGTTATGACGGAGGTGTTTGAGTGTTACTTAGCGACAGAGAACAAGTAATAGAGAACGTAATAGAAAAATGCAAAAAAGTTCTTTTTGCAAAGGGAAAAGACTATAGCGGAGAAGAAGACTCTTTATCTAATTTCAAACGCAACGGGGATAGAATAGGACTTACAAAATATCAGGTGTGGAGTTGTTATGCAAATAAACATATAGATTCTATAAATAATTCAATTAAGCTTAATCCAATTTTTCCGCAAGTAGAAAGCGAACCTTTGGAAAGTCGGATTATTGATGTGGTAAATTACATGTTGATTTTAGCAGCACTTCTCGAAGAAGATAAGCAAGCACAACTTGTAAAGGATCAAATAAAAGTATGAAAAGAAACGGCGATTGGCTCCAGACTTATACTGGAGGAGCATTTTATCCGTTAGATCCTCATATTGATGATATTTGTATTGAGGATATAGCGCACAGCTTGAGCCAACAATGCAGATTTGGTGGACATTGCAAATTACCCTACTTCGTTGGACATCACTCAATACTCGTATCCCAATATTGCAAGCCAGAAGATGCTTTATGGGGACTACTTCACGATGCAAGCGAAGCATATGTTGTTGACGTTCCTCGACCTTTAAAGAATCACTTGGCAAACTACGAAGAGATAGAACAAAGAGTGCAAGAAGTTATTGCCCAGAAATTCGATTTATCTATGCCTATCCCTGATTCTGTTCACCACGCAGATCAAGTTGTTCTAGCAACCGAGGCTCGTGACTTGATGTGTGTTCCTCCAAAAATGTGGAAAATTCGGGAAATACCTATACAAAATATTATTATTAAACCGCTAACTTCTTTAGAAACAGAGCAGGTTTTTTTAAAAAGATTTTACGAGTTGATAAAATGATACACATAACTAAAATGCCACACGAATATATCCCTATGCTTAGAACCACAGAAAGAAGGGGTTGGTTAACCCGTAAGCATGGGTTTTATAAACACAATAAAGACTGCAAAAGATGCTATGCTGAAAGATTTGTAGCAGGATTAAAAAGAGGAGACCAAATAGTAAGAATGCCTTCTACTGGGATGGCAGAACAAGTAAGAAAGGCTTTAGGAATAAAATGAAACTACTAACATCTGGAATGCTCTCTGGTCCAACTTATTCGGGTATTAGAGATTTACAATTTATAGCCGAATCATCAGACGATGAACGAGTTTTGAAAATCTTGTTTGAATACTATACAAATTTAATTAACAAGTCAAATTCTATCGAGGAAAAATCTTGGTTATCCTTACATACCTTTCTTTACGGTAGACATAATCTGTACGATTTCCAAGAAATCTTATTAGTTATTGATGGAATTCTTACCTATGATGAGGTGAGTAGAGCAAGCGGATGTCTCGGGTATGCTCTTAGAGAGGTTTTATCGGGAGAAGATTTGAGTGGGCCGTCTCTACATGCAGAAAATAATTATAGTAAACTTTCCTACTACTATGATTCGACCAAATCTCGCAGAGATGATATTGATTATATTGAGGTTTTTACTAAATCTCTCACTTATATTGAACATGGATCTCCTATACGAAAAACTAATCGTGCTGGAATAGATACAAAAGGAACTCGACTTGTTGACGGCATAGGTAAGAGAAATATTAAAATATTCTTGAGATAGAACATGGATAAAACGATATGTCAAGAGGAGAAGGAAATCCGTATATAGCTGAGTCTAAATGCCCGACGGGTAAGTTACCATACCTAACTTATCGAAGCGCATTACGAGCAATTAAAGCATTTAAACGACCTAGAAGACATGGCTTTCAACTTAAAGATTATCATTTGAGTATATATAAATGTAGTGAATGTCCCTATAATCACGTAGGTAATGCCGAGATAATGAAAGAAGTTGAAATTAATACTCGCCATAAAAAGCAATACAAATCTAACAAACCGATTAGTATAGAAGAATTTATTAAATTAAAAACAAGGGGAACAGCGATCAAACTAAGTTAGTTATGACAAAAATCCAAGAAGATGAAATTTTACGAGAATACACAGAAGATTTAATTCGTGATGTTGACGATTTTAATGATGAACTTTCTATAGAACCATACAGGCAGCGTTGGGAGATACTTAAACAAGAAGAAGAATAATGTTAATAAGATCCACACCAAAAAGAATATTTTGTATTCCTTGTAAACAATCAACATTAAGAAAAGGATCTAAGCAAATAGGAAACATATGGTTTTGTAAGGATTGCTTTTCACTTGTTCCAAAATCACCTAAAAAACAAAGACCTGAATTACGACAGGACAACACTACAGGCACTACTGGAGTAACACACGGTAAAACCAGAACAAGTTTTAGATCATACATAGATATAAATAAAAAAAGAACAGGTCTAGGACATTTTAAAACTTTAGAAGAAGCTGTAATAGCCAGAAAAGAGGCGGAGAAATTATATAAATGTTGACAATACTGTACTTGGGAAATTTTTCTCTAGATTATTGTACCGAGTTCCAGATTGCCGCAACGCTGGAATCAATGGGACACTCTGTAATTAGGTTACAAGAAGATATTTATAACAATACAGATGTCTTATATCAAGAAACACTAGCTAATCCTGATGTATTTTTATATACTCGTACCCCCGGATTTTATAAAGATAATGCATTTCTTCTTCTAGAAGAATTAACTAGGAGGAATATACCAACAGTATCGTTGCATTTAGATCTTTACAATGGTTTAAAACGAGGCGAATTACTAAGCTCAGATCCTTTTTGGGCTACTGCTTTTTGCTTTTCGGCGGATGGCGGTAGCGAAGAATTTTTTAAATCTTGGGGAGTAAATCATTTTTGGTTAAAGCCGGGGGTATACGATAAAGAATGTTACATAGCAGCCGCCGATAGAGATAGATTTCCCCATGATATAATCTTTGTAGGCAATGATGGTTCTGGGTATCACCCCGAATGGGAATACCGGAGGACTCTAACTAATTGGTTAAAAAATACGTATGGAGAAAGATTTGCGGTATATCCCGGTACGGGGAATTCGGCTATTAGAAGTCACGATCTCAATGTTTTATACGCAAGTGCAAAAATTGCAGTGGGCGATAGTTTATGTTTAGGATTCACGCACGAAAAATATGTATCAGACCGATTACCGGAGGGAAACTCTAGGGGCGCTTTTCAGATTTTCCCAAGAATTAAGGGAATCACAGATGAATTTGAAGATGGGAAAAATATAGTTCTTTATACATTTGGAGATTTCGACGATTTAAAATCTAAAATAGATTACTATCTTCTACACGATGAAGAAAGAGAATCAATACGAAAAGCGAGTCAACTTTATACAAGCGAAAATTGGAATTACCAGATAAGGATGACGGAGATGTTTAAAGTTTTATCAGAACAACTTCCGCAGATACGTTTAAAATTAAGGAATTAGTGTGCCTTATAAAGATAAAAGAAAGCAGCAAGAACACAGTAAGGCGTATTATTCCGCGAATCGAGAAGAAATTCGTAGAAAATATAGGCTTTATGACGACCGGATTCGGGCAATCCGAGGTACTCCTCGAAGAGAACCAAGAATTAAATCGGATGATACAATAAAGTGTTATTGTTGTAAATTGTACCTGCCAAGAGATTTCTTTAGTTCTTTAAATAATTCAAAATGCCCCGATTATTGCAAATCATGCATAAGAATTAGAAATAAAATCTTTAGAAAAAATAGAAAAATAAGGTTGGGATTGCCGGATACATATGAGGGTAGAGATAATGGAAGATTTACATCTGCTGGAGTAAAGAGGCAATGGGAAGATTCAGATTATAGAGAAAAGATGCGATTAGCAACATCAGGTGCAAAAAATAAAAATTTTAAAGATGCAAAAAAGCAGTCACAATGTATAATATGTGGGACTTCATTTTTCTATTATCCATCTACTAAAAATTCTACGGGCGAGTATTGCTCAAGAAATTGTATGCATAAATCCCCAAAACGTCGTGCAGCAGTTGCAAGAGCTTTAACTGGTAAGAAATTATCCCCATCCCATATCAAATCATTACATGATTCACACGTTGGTAAATTTTTAGGTCCGAATAGCCCCACTTGGAAGGGCGGTGTCGCAAAGATGAACTGCCATATCAGAGGCTCATTCGAGTATGATAGGTGGAGAACGAGAATATTTGAACGAGATTTATATACATGCCGAGACTGCGGGGTAGTTGGTAAGAACATTATCGTCCATCACATTATGAGGTATGCTACTATTATCGCTAAGTATAAAATTACAAATTATGCGGAGGCGGTAAAATGTAATCAGTTATGGGACATAGATAATGGATTAACTCTTTGTAAACCTTGTCATAAGAAACTTCACACAAAAGAAACAGAAGAAAAAAGAATGTTGAAATGCATAAATGCCAGAAAATATAAGGGTATCAGGAAACCAAATTGTAACAAAGGTAATCCATGTAAATGGTGTTTGGGCATTTGGCACGAAAAACATTCTGAAATGTTATCTATTCTTTCTATATATGAATCCAATATTGCGGAGAAATTAAATGCAGTATCAACCTGATTGGGAAGAAAGAATGGCATTAGCCGCCAAGTGGATTCCAGAATACTCGATAGTGGTAGATTTTGGCGCTGGTAGTGGTAAATTACTTAATTATTTACCAAAAAGATGCTCGTATACTCCTTTGGATAAACTAGATTTGAATTTTAATATTGATAGTCTACCTAATATTTGTAACGATGCAACAATCGGAGTTTGTCTAGGACTACTTGAATGGTTAGATAATCCTAAAGAATTTCTTTCTAAAATGATTGCCGATACCTTGATAGTATCTTATGCAATATTCGGACTAGATCATAATCTAGAACCTAGAGTAGAAAATGGTTGGAAAAATCATTTTAGATTAGCAGAATTAATGGAAATATTTAGAGATATAGGATATAATATAGAAGAATTTACGTGGTGGAAAGACCAGATATTGTTTAAATTAGAGAGAAAGAAATGAAAACACCAAATGTAGAAATATGGAAAGATGTTATTACCTACGAAGGTATATACAGCGTTAGTTCCTTTGGAAATATTAGACGAGATTTATATTCTGGAAAAAATACAAAGGCGGGGAGAATACTTAAGCCAAGACTCAACAAATATGGGTATCCCTATTTAAACCTGTATAAAGATAAAATTCGTACCTCTATTTGTATACATAAACTTGTTACACGAGCATTTCTTGGGGAACCCCCACAAAATTATGTGGTAAATCACAAAGATGGCAGTAAAATAAATAACACTATAGAAAACTTGGAATATTGTACGCAAAAACAAAATGTTAAACATTCTTATGACACTGGATTAAAATTTGGAAATTTTGGAGAGCGCCACGGCTCAAAAACTCATCCTGAGCGGGTGGCTAGAGGCGAAAAAAGTAGATTGAGTAAGATTAAAGAATGCGATATTCCCGTAATCTTTTCTCTTAGACGCAATGGAATGAAATTACATCAAATCGGCAATTTATTCGGAGTAAAATATCAACAAATTAGTCGGATATTGTCGGGAAAGAGCAGAAATACTTTAAACATTTACACTCCGATGTCACCACATAAAAGAAGTTATATCTCCATACTGGAAAAGAGATGAGGATATAAATGTACGAGTATACAACTGTTACACTCACAATTTCTAAACCTCTTTTAGAAGCTAAGATAAAACAGAATATAAATCCCGCTCCGACTGTCCCGCGTCCAAATATAAAACCCGTGGCAATAAGGAACACTATAAAATGAATACTGTAGAATACCTTCTTTCTTGTTTAGCAGAAGAATGCGTAGAAGTAGCGCAAAGATGTGAAAAGCTAAGAGGAGTGCCTCCGCTTGATGCACTAACCAACCCATCAAGATATAGACATCAAAAACATGATCAGCTTATATAGAACTTTTTGCGGATATTTGTGCGGAAATTCAGGAGATCTTTCGACAGAAATACTTATTGAAAAACTGTTTGGGTTGCGTGTTCACGCGCACGAAGATCCTCTACAATTTTCCTCTACACACATAATTGGGGCAGGTTCAGTTGCCGAAAAAATTCCGTATGGATACACTGGCTTTATTTGGGGTTCCGGTGTAATGTTCGAGAATTCTCGACCCGATACTCCAGAGGCTACTGTAATTGCCGTTAGAGGACATTTAACCAAAAGAAGGTGGTTGGGGCATCAGGCAGATAATGCAATGGTTGGAGATATAGGGTTACTCGTAGATCGTATATTTGATAAATCTAATATTACTAAGAGATACGTAGTAGGGCTATTACCTCATTACATTGATAGAGAAAATATGGAGGTCAGGGAATTCTTAAGAAAAAATCCAGAAACTACCAGTATTGATATATGCGGACGGTTAGATGACGTATTAAGGGCTATATGTGAATGTGAATTTATAATGTCTAGTTCCTTGCACGGATTGATATTCGCAGATGCTTTAAATACCCCTAATCATTGGATGTATCTTTCAGATCGAATCAGCGGTGGCTCATTTAAATATAAAGATTATTATTCAATTTTTAATGACTATGATCCTCTACCTTGTCTATTTAATTCTGGAATGTCAATTACAGATTTACAATGGTATGTAAGAAACTATCAGCAAGAAAGACCAAGGATAGATAAAATTAAATATGATTTGGAAAAATCCTTTCCCAGAGAACAATTATTAGAGATGATAAATGAAGACAATGATTGATATTAGTAATTCAACAATCGAGCAACTAGGGCGGTATTTATCTAGAAAGATACGAAGAACAAAAAACAAGAAGTTAGGTCCGGGTGTATTGGCTTTTAGCCTCCCGCACGGCAGAAAAGCATCTTGTCCTTTTGCTACTGATATATGCGAATCAATTTGTTATGTAGATAATTATTCTTTTCGCTCTCCTTTAATACCAGCAAGTTATGACGAGAATTTTCAAATAGCAAAACGTAAAGACTTTGGAGAAATACTAAAACTTGCACTTTCTTATTTACCACCCTGTATATTAAGAATACATGTATCAGGAGATTTCTTTTCCGTTGAATACATAGTAGCTTGGGCAGAAGCATTAGAGGCAAATCAACATATCAAACCTTTTGGCTTTACTCGTTCTTGGAGAGATCCGGGAATGAGAAAAACTTTTGAACGATATAATATGAATCGTTATATACTTGCCTCAACTGACTCTGAAACAGGTCCGGCTCCTAGCAACTGGAGGGCTGCTGTAATGAATCTTGATGTAAAATTAAATCAGTTGAGTAAAGGAATTCAAACTATGCCCAAATTTCTTTGTAATGAGCAAAATTTCAAGTTACAAAATACTTGTGCTGACTGCGGCAGATGTGGCTTGGTTAAGCAATCAATTAAAAATGGTAATAAACAATTTATACAACTTAGACCAAACGCAATAAAATATGGAGTTGTATTTGCCGCACATTGAGCTATTTAAGGTTAATCTATGAAATCTAATAACTTACAGCGAGTAACTAGGGCTGACGCTCCTATAAAAATAGGAGAAGTTGCAGTTGTTTACTATAAATTTAATGGACTAGAAATAGATTGGGACTGTAAAATTCCGTGTGTTTGCGATGGATTCACATACCATCATATTCACCGCGACGGGTCTACTAAATTACTACCCGAATTTATTAAATTCGGTGGACTTTATTAGCATGTTGGAATTGATCAAAACTAAAAGAACTGATGAACGATTACTTTTGAGGATGAAAAATCACTATTCCCATCCTAAAGGATTTGTGGGGCGAAATATTTGTTACGCAATAACCTATAATTCACTGTACTACGGGCATATTGTTGGCGGATCAGCTACAAAGTTTTTAAAAGGCAGGCATGAGTTTTTAGGTACATCAAAAAATCAGTTAAACAACATTGTTAATAATATATTCTATAATGTAACAAAGGTGGATGGAAGTTATCCTCTTTATAACTTCACTACGCATGTGCTAAAATACTTTATAGAGAGAATATCATATGATTGGGAAGAAAAATACGGAGATGACGTACTGGGTTTTGAAACATTAATTGAAAAACCTCGTACTGGAGAGTTATATATTAAAGCTGGCTGGACAAAAGTGGGAGAAACAATAGGCTATACTTGCAAACGAGTAGGCGGTCACGGAACTGATTCTTGGACTGGTAAAAGAATTTGGGAGACAAGATTAGAATATCTACGACCAAAGAATATCTTATGTTTTAGAAGGATTTAATTATGAAAGATATATGGGAGTATAAACGTAAATTTAATTCTGATGGGACTGAAAAGCATGTAGTTAAAGAGGGTGCAAGATACCATGTTATAGCTTATGATACATTAGGACGTATATGCTCTGAATCTAATTGCGAAATAAATAAAGAACGAAAGAAAGTCGAAAATAAAATCATACCAAGAATGGTTGGCGGCGGGGAAATTTCGTGGGATTGTAGTAGACCTAACTGCAAAATAGACCACATAACTAAAAATAATGCCGTAAAGTGTAGAAATTAGATGAATTGGATAGAAGCATATAATAGAGGACCTATTCCTTGTACTGGAAGGCATTGTGACATTTGCGGTAAGGGTGCAAGTGATATTTTTGACCACGTTTTCTGTTTAAATTACCTGGAGCGATTGGCAATATACTGGGAAAAATTTGAAAAAGATCCAACACAAAGGACTGCCATTATAAATGAATAAAATACCTGTACTATGGCTTTATTCAAGAGGATTTGGTGATCAAGGACTGCTGATGCATCTTTTTCGAGGAGATCTTTGGAATACCCCTATAGAATTTGACGAATATATAGTTACTCCAGATTCTCAATTGGGGGATTATATTAAATCTGAAGGTGCAATTTTAATTATTCCGGGTGGTTATGCTGCAAGTAAGGGTCAGGAATCTACAGATTTTGTGAAATCCTTACTACAACGGTATTTCTGGACGATTATTATCCATACTTCAGATGAAGAGATGGCTTTTAATAGCGAACAATTTCGTTCTGGAAACGTAAAAACCTGGATGCAAATGTATAATCCTACTAAACATCAAGACTGTGATAGAAAAATTCTCTATTCTTGGTGGGATAATACACTAGAAACTCTAAAGAATATTCCTAGAAAACCTCTTAATGAAAGAAAACTCTGGGGGTTTGCTGGTCAAGTTACCCATAAAACTCGCAGAGAATTAGTTCAAGAATTAAGTATAAGACCAAAGGGAGAGGGAATTCTTTATTCCACAGAAGGCTTTGCTCAAGGATTACCGCAAGAAGAGTATCTTAAATTATTAACAGACGTGGCAATAGCACCCTGCCCTTCGGGGCCATTGCACCCAGAGAGTTTCAGATGTTTTGAGGCACTGGAAACGGGTTGCCTACCCGTAGTTCAGAAAAGAGCAGAGCAATGGAATTCGGAGTATAATTATTGGCGTTACCTAAATATTGATTCTATTATAATTCCTCAAGTAGATTCGTGGGATGAAGTTCACGATATATTGGATTTTTATAAAAATAATCCCGTAAAATTGCAACAAGCTGCAAATTTAGCAGGTTCTTGGTGGCTCAACTATAAAAGAAATCTCGTAAATAATTTGATATGCGACATAAATCAACTAAAGTAAATAAAAACATTATATACTTACTCAGAAATAATCTAAATGGCAAATTATACATTGGGCAAACTGTTCAAGGATTTTCTGAAAGATGGTCAAAACATAAAAACGCTGCTTTTGGTTCTAGGGGTAGGTCTCTAATACACAAAGCAATTAGGAAGTATGGAAGTGAAAATTTCTCCTCAAGAGAACTTGCTACCGTAGTATCTACTAATCCTTGTGAGTGGTTGAATATTTTAGAGGTATTTTTTATAAAATATTTTAACAGCGTCCATCCTAATGGATATAACCTACCCTATGGTGGTAAAAATGAACAGAGAAGTCAAAAAACTAAACAAGCTCTCAGTAAGTCTTTACGTGGAAATACTAATCGAGTAGGAAAGCATCATTCTGAAGAATCAAAAGAGAAGATAAGAATCTCCAATACTGGGAAAAGGCGGTCTTTACAGGCTCGATTAAATATAAGCAAGGCTCATATCGGATTACCGAGTAACTGGAAGGGCAGAAAACACTCGGAAGAAACTCGTTTAAAAATGAGTAGAGACAGAAAAGGTAAACGGATTGGAGAAAAACGAAAACCGCATACAGCAGAAACAAAAGCCCTGTTAAGAAGCTTAAATCTTGGTAGAGTCCCACCTAATAAAGGTGTTCCCATGTCACCGGAACAGAGATTAAAGGTAAGCATTGCAAAGAAGAAATATTTTGCTGAGAAACGACTGCGGGAGCAACTAGATGCAAATTCAAAATCCTAAGTTATCAATCATTATGCCCTGTTCGCCAATCATCAGCCACCCTAGTACAGAGATAATAGAAGAATCTATACGACGTATTAGAGCCTATCCTGAATTAAAAGATGTAGAGATTTTAATATGTTGTGATGGAATCCGAGCAGAGCAGGAACATTATAGAGAAAATTACGAAGAATATAAACGCCGATTAATTGATCTATGTAAATTCGATTCTGATTTTAAGGGCTGTTTACCTATTATCTTTCAAGAACATTATCACCAGGTAAAGATGCTTACAGAGGCTTTAAAGATGGTAAAAACTCCTCTTATATTCTTTGTAGAGGCAGATACTTTCCCTATAAGAGAGATAGATTTCTCAAGTATTATTAACTCATTTGAAGACCCTAGAGTTAATTATATTAGATTAAGTATCTTCGACCATATTCTAGGTGAACACTCACATTTATATTTTGGAGAATTGGAAAGTATCCAGGGATGTCCTTTACTAAAGACCTCTCAATTTTCGGCTCGTCCTAATATAGCAAGAAAAGAATGGTACGAGAAACTTATAGAAGAATACTTTGATGGTGATTGTATCTGTTTTGTAGAAGATATAATAGACCCCCAAGCTCAAATCTCTATTAGAGACAGTACAAAACCATTTGATTATTGGGGAATGTATCTATATCATCCAGATACAAAAGATATTACCCGTTCTGCGACTAATAACGGAAGAGGATCAGAGTCGAAGTATTTCCAAAGATTTCCAAATAAGGTTGACAAATAAAGAAAATTCTGATACAGTGATAGTACCATGCAAAATATAGATACAGTTTATATAATATTTCGAGAAAGTTATATGGGGTATCCTGCTGCTATCCATTCAATATGGCTTTCTAGAGAAGACGCTGATAAAGAATTTGAAAAAATAAAGACATCTGCATATTCTGATGCAGATTATAACTGTTATTACAGAGATATAATCCCTATAGGAGAACCTAAAGAGTGGTGGAATGTATAAGATTAATGCAACGCAAGCACCTATACTTTAGAATTTAAAAGCCTTTATGAAAATAGAAACACAAAAAGATTTAGCTGATTTAATAGAATCTGGAACAATGGGTAGATTTGGAAAAATATGCCAAGTTGATCCACGGATAATGGAAAAACTCTTTAAATCTGAACAAGAAATTCAAGATTTCTGTAAGCAATACGGATATAGAGCTAATAATGGTAGGTTAGGTCTTCCACTATCACGGGAGTTCTTTTTTAGAGATTTCTGTAGAGATTGGTATAAAGATGGTAATATTGAGAGATCCTGGCAAATAAGAGAAGAATGGGAGCAAAATAAACATATGTCCAATACGTGGAAAAATGAGTAGGCATGATTAAAAATATAAAATCATTATGGAAACAACTACGCTGTCCGCACACTAGAACAATTAAATATTATCCCGTAAATGATAGCGTAGATTGGCGTTCTTTTGGAAAATCAATGGGTAAAATTCGCGGCGTACTGTTTGAAGGATGTTTAAATTGCTATAAAGTATCTGTAAGAAATTATATGGAGTAACATGAATAACAGATTTTTAACAATGGCTAAACAATTAGCAAAATCAGAAATGCCTTTATGCGGATGCGATCATCAATTAGGTTGTCTTCTATGTGATTTTGATTTTAATTATGGTGAAATTAGTGGTTACTACAAAAATGATATATTGTACAATAGCATAGATTCAATGGCAGGGGTAGTAGAAAATCATAACGAAGATTGTCCTTGGAGATTAGCTAAAGAACTGCAAAAAGAAGAATTAATTTAATTATGAAACCAACAAAAAATACAATAGCATATAATGGATTAGGGTTTCTCGGATTAATTACCAAAGATGAACAACAAGAAGTAGAATTTCCAGATGGTACTAAGGCTCTAGCTTGGGTAGGTATACATCTTACTGATACTAAAGACCATTTTCCAGGAGATTTTTGGTACAGTAGAGGTCCAGAAATTGTAGGATTTTTACCTGAACCGGAAAGGTATAAGTTTGAGAGCGACGGTGATGGGCATCGATATTTAATTCCGATTGAAAAATCCGAAGAATTTGATAGATGGACAGATCATGAATCACGCCTCTGGTATCCTGGAATATCCGATGAAGACTTTGAAAAAGAAAAAGAATCGTATAACGGAGAAGATTTTAATAATTTTGTTATAGATAGCGTAAATGATTATACATTTGAAAATCCAAAGAAATAGAAATGATAGAAGATAAAGATAATTTATTTTATAAATGTCCTTCTTGCGACGACGTATATGGCAGTTGGCTCGAAGGTAGAAACTGCTGTGATGTCATTTTAGTATATCAATGTAGAAACTGCGAAATGCTGTACGAAGATTCAGATAAAGCAGAAGAATGTTGTCAAGATAAATAATAAAAGGAAAATAATGCCACACGATAAAAATGGAAATAGTTTAGAAGTTGGAGATCACATAATAATAGAGGGAATAATTTCTCAAGTTTTTACCGGGGAGGAATATTGCAATATTAATGTAGAAACACTTGAGCCGATGTTTCCCGGAACTAATAAATCATTGTTAACACTCAATGCAAAACAAGTTAAACGGGTTGTCAACGGCGCTTAGATAAAATTAATAAATGCTCATTACTATAATAAGTAATTTACAATCGAATAAAGGCTTGTCAGTTGATTGTAGACTTGTCAGAGGGCTTCTAGAAGAATGGGGACATACTATAACAGAATGGGATTTTAGATCTACTCAATTACCACTTACAGCAGATCTTAACATATTTCTGGAAGTAGTGGTTCCCTTCTTCTTTTCTTCTGCTCAAAGAAACTGGCTATTTGTAAATCCTGAATGGGTAGTAGAAGATTATATTCCTCATTTGCCTAGACTAGATAAAATACTTTGTAAAACCAGATACGCGGAACGACTTCTATCTCCTAAATATCCAGAACAAGTATTTTACACTGGCTTTATAGCGGAAGACCACTTAGATTCGGAGATATATAAGTCACGGATATTCTTTCATAATGCCGGAGATTCTATTATTCGTGGAACCGATGAATTAATACAGGCGTGGGAAAAATATAAATTTTCTTACCCTTTAATTATTGCCTCGCAGAATCATCACGGACCCAGTACAAATCCAAATATTAAATTTGTAGGAAGATTAGAAAGACAAGAATTGCTGGATAAACAAAATAGCTGTTTATTCCACGTTTTAATGTCAGAAAGTGAGGGATTTGGACACTCGCTGCACGAGGGTCTAGGATGTTCTGCAATTGTAATTACTACGAATGCCGCTCCAATGGCCGAATTCTGGGGATGCCCTAAAGAATTAATGGCTGAACCAGTTTCCTCTTATAAACTTAGGATGGCAGATGCTTATAAAGTTTCTGCTGATAACATAGCAATTGCAGTAGAAAGAACTTGGTATCTAAATTCTGATTTTATCAAACTGTATCAGCAGCAGGCTAGAGAATACTTTCTTCAAACTAACGGCACATTTAAGGAAAACTTCAAGAGATTAATTGACGAGATATGCTAGAAGATAAAGAAACAGTTTCTACAATAGCGAAACGATATTTTTATCCTTGGGATCACAAGAAGAATGGAAATTTTCCTAAACAAGAAATACGAGATATTCATGCATTAATAGATACTATTTTCATACAAGAAGAAATAATTAAGAGATTGCAGGAATTACTAGGAGATACAAATTATGGGAGATAGGGCAAACGTAAAATTTATAGAACAAGATGGAACTAGTTTATTTTTATATACGCATTGGCGCGGTAGTGATTTACCTGAAATAATACAATCGGCATTAAGTCACAAACAACGTTGGGATGATGAACAATACTTAGCGCGTATAATATTTTGCGAAATGATAAAAGGCGATGAGTCTGGGCATTCCGGCTTTGGTATTTCCACATATTGTGGCGATGGAGATGATAAAATACTTGAAATAAACGTTTCTAACCAACAGGTTGGTATTAATGAAAATCTATATAGTTTCAATGATTATGTTAAATTAAAATTATCTGGAAATAGGGGATGGAGTGTTCTACGAGGTTGCAGAAAATGAACTTGATTGTAATTCCTTGTTTTCGTAGACCGGAATTCTTGGCAATATGTCTCGAAGAAATAGCTAAAGCTGAGAACTCTAATCAATACTACTATTTATTTTGTGCTGATGAAGGCTATGATCCGACTATAAGAGATGTGCTTAAAAATTTTCCTCTCAAATGGAAATTTAGCGAATTACGAGATAAAATTGATATTGGTAATAATCAAAACGTCTTGGAAGGACTTCGTTGGGGATTTCTATGCGCTTTAAATAGTGGGGCTTCTACAGTACATTTAATAGAAGAGGATGTGATTATCTCTAAAGACTATTTTACATTTCATGAAGAGGCTCAAAAAAGATTTGAGAATAATCTAGCTATTTTTGCTATAATAGGCTCTACTTCGCAACAAGCAACAGATCTATACTTTGATCCTAAATATTCTGATAGTTCAAGGTATCAAGGAATAGGAGTATCCTTTAATCTAAAAAATCTTAATAAAGTTATTCGACATTGTAATAATTTCTATTATGAAGATCCTCAAAACTATTTAAGAGCTACATTTCCCAGCAGTAAATATCCTCTTAATCTATATACTCAAGATAGACTTATAGATAGAATAATTGAAAGAAATAATATGCATTGTATTTATCCTGGTTTATACCCCGCAGTAGCAAAGCATTGCGGTTATTACGGAATGAACCATTCCGGTTGTGAATTACAGGGAACTTTAGAGCAGAAAATAAATCAATTTAGAAATTATGTTAACGGTAAATTATAAATGGAATATCAAGGTATAAAAGAATCTCTAGACGCAATAAGAGTATTTCAACTTATCGGCTACTTGGCGCAAATGTTTGTAACGCTTATACTTTTCTGCGCAGTATTTTATGGTATTCGATGCGGTAGAGAAGCCATTATAAAGAAACTTGAGGATAGTAAATAATGGAAGACATCTTATTTAAACTATTTATAGGACTACAAAAATATATATTTGTATTTTTTATTATTGGATATATAACTATGGGAATAGGATTCTTTGTTTCCTTTAAACTAATGGCATCATATAGAGACGATATTATGGAAAAGTTGGAACTACTTAAATCTTATGAACGATATTCTAGAAACTCAAATAATTAAACTTTGTGCTTTAAATAAGAAACATTTTGCTGCTCAAGATTTTCTTATATCTGAACCCATGATTTCAATTGCAAGTATTGATTCTGCAAAAATCATAGGAAATATAAACCGGAAATTCGTGAATTTATGCAGTCTGCAAGATTGGGGAGCAATTTCTGATTTGCCAGAAATAACCTTAGACATGGCTACTAGAGCAGCAAATGTTAAAATAAATTTTTCCAGAATAGAGCCATTGAGTATACCTTTATCTCCATTTGATTCTGCTGGCTCTTATATTAATGCTATATCTTATAACTGCTTATTATACAAAACCGATTCAAGTAATATAACACTTAGAAAAATATTAAATCTATACCGTTCCTTTATTAATTACGTCTACGTATATTACAAATTATAATTACGGAACTCTTTTAAGTATAAAGTACAATTTGCCAAATTGGTATGCTGGCTCTAAAATATATTTAACTGCTCTCCAAGTTTTATTCCAGAAACCATGCACCGGGACTGGATAAAAACTGTCATGTATAAATTTTCTTGTATCTGTACTTATTCCATGTAAATCTTCTGTAACTCCCGATAGATTAGTTCCTATAGGAGTATAGGCTTTAATTAATCCGTCTGAGTCAATAACGACTGCATTGAGATTTGAGAGAAGTTCTGCGACTTGGGGTGTCGTAGCCTCGACTAGAGTAGAAAATCCCTTAGAACCCCGTTCTAGCGCCATTACAGCCCCTTGTAGATGCGGAGTAGTTTCTTCTATAGCCCGATCTACGTGAAGTATTACTCCAGTCAGGGCTGTACCGTTATTATTTAGTTGTTTAGTTCCCTCTTCTATAAGATTACGACTGGCAACTAAATTAGTATCTAAAGTCAACATTCTTTGCTGAACACTGAATGAAATTGATCTGAGTTCAATTCTAGCATCACCTACAAAACCAACTAATTCGTTTTCTACACGGGTAAGACCTTCTACAGTATCACGACTTCCTTTAGCAACGGCACGAACCTCCTGAATAGTTCCCGTAAGTTCATCTAGGGCAATATTTAATTTGGCTGAACTTGCTCCTGCAATATTATTGGCATTACGCCAAGACCATAATGCCCATATCAGCATCAAGCCAATCAAAACAGTTATAGCAAAATATCCAGCTTCTCTATAAGTCCGAAATCTCTGTTTGCTTGTCTCAAGATGTTCTCTAACTAAATCTGTATTCTCGCTCATTATAACTCCAATTTGTACTGAAATGCCGGAATAACCCTATTATACGTAGGATCATTATCTGCCTCTTTAAGACTGGATAATCTCATATCTCCTACTGGATATTGACGAGTGGATTCAACAATCCACTGCGCTATCGGAGTTTGCAATTGCCCAATCGATTGGGCAAAAGTATCAGCTCCATTCATAGGAGGATTGATAAATAAATGTACTCCATTAGATAGCAAGGCATAAAGTCCAAAATGTACGTGCCCTACATAAACAATTTGAGCCTTTTCCGCATCGTTTCTACAAGCATTGAATTTATCTATTTGCGTAGAGATTGCCTCAATAGGAACTACCTTAGCAGGATTCCCAGTATTAAACACTGTATCCCCGTGCAGAATTAATACATTATGATCAAAGACTTTATAAGTAGTATAAGGAGTTAAGGGTTGATGAAAATAAAGTCTTTCTTCTTTACGAAATGCTTCTCTAACTATTTCCATTATAATAGTTAAAAAAGAATCGTACTTTTGGCTTCTGGCTCTTTCCCTACCTTTAACAGTGGTAATCATTCTATCGTGATTACCCGGAGATACAAATACATTGATCTGCGGATAATAATCTAATTCATAATCTAATAGAGCAATAAGGTATCTAGCAGTACCTAGAACTTGCCAAGTAATAGGATCAATATTATGATCTTCTGCATGAATTAGACCTTGTATTTGATCTCCGTCAATATTTAGATTGAGTCCACCGCATTCTTTTCTATGATCTAACTTATAATTCGCAAGTTCAACTGCAAATTTTCCTAGTCTTCGAGCAGCAATTTCCCAATTAAAAGCATTTCCTTCTACTTCTCTAGGATCTATAGTGCAACCAAAATGATTATCCGATAAATGTCCCGTAACAAATCTTTCCACTTTTTCCGGTTTAGGAATATAGACTTTTTTTCTAGTAGATACTTGTATGGGCTGCTCTTTAAGAGCATCAATAACGGATTGTTTAAATTTATCTAATCTATGAAGCTCAGTTCCAAGTTCCTTTTCAAGTCTGCTTACGTACTTATTTCTTTCCTGAGTACCTCTAATAGCTCCAAGATCCTTAAGACATTCACTACCAAACACGTCTTTTACAAATGAACTAAAGCTACCGAACCTCTTCCTAAATTCCCATTCTCCATATTGCCCTCCACCTTTTTCATATCTGGAAAAAGTCATATCATAAGATTCAAATTCAATTGCTTTTGCAGATTTACGTACATCCTCGATAAGATTTTCGTATGTAACTTTACTCATTTTTCTCCTGAGTAGCTGAAATTAATACTTGATTCTATCGGCAAGTCCTAATTTAACAGCCGATTCGGAATCCATATATGTATCAACATCAAATCTCTTAAGGAATTGTTTTATGGTAACGGGAGGAGTCATTCTACGACAAAGAATTTCCCAAGCCCTATTACGAATCCTTTCAGATTCACGGGCATAAGCCGAAACCTCTCGTATTCGAGATTCTGTTATTTTACTATAACCTTCATGAAGCATTATAGTAGCATTCGGAGAAAGCTCTCTAATATCGCCTGCTTGTAGAATGACCGTGCCCATAGACATTATATCCCCATAACCAACGATTCTGACTCGGTTATTCTTACAATGTCTAATAGCATCATAAATTGCCAAACCATTAGACATGCATCCACCGGGACTATTTAATATTAATGTAATATCGCCAGCGGTAGAACTTAAAACATGCAAAGCGGATATAATTTTGCTGAATGCTTTTTGTGTTACTTCTCCAGTATAAATAACTGTCCTCGTAGGTATATATAAACCATTAATAAACAAATGATCTATATAATCATGCTTTGTTGCCATAAAATCTAACTATTGAATAATAATGATTCCGCCGCCCGTCTTCGCACTAATCCCTTCAACGTTTTTCCACCAGCTTTTGACCACTTGCCAAATTCTTGACTTGCTCCAGAATAATCACCTTTGTTAATCTTCTTAAGCAACGTAGAATTTCTAAGAGAATTTACACCAAGATTAAACGCGAAAGATACAAGTGCGGCAAATTGATTATCTGTTACTGGAACTTTAACTAGATTCTCAACAGGTATTGAATGTATTTTAATATCCACCCTAAGTAACTCGTTTGCTTCATCTAAAGTAATTCCATTGGGATACAAATCATGCGCTATCATTCCGGCATTAGGAATTTTAGTAGTTAGAAACCCATTTCCATACTTGATTGCGTGCCCAAATCCTATCGTATAAATCCCAACCGCGTCAATATATGGATCTAGATTAACCGTTTTAGGATTACCATCTGCAATACCTTCAAAACTTTTAATAAGATCGATACCAGCTTGATTTACTTCTCTCATTACGGTTCCTTAATAGCTTCTTTATTCATAATATCATTGTGTAATCGGATATTTATTCCCTTTTTATCGGGAGTAGGAAAACACTCCAATTCAGTTAATTTATGATTACTTAATATTCTAAAGTAAGTAGCTGCAAAAGCGTTGCGATCAGATATTACTTGAGTTTGTATAGTTTGAATTTGAGCTATTAAAAGTTCATTATTCTTGATTGCCTGTTCCGCAATTTCCAAGGATCTTGCAGCAGATTCTAATTGAACTTGCTCATCTTCAGTTAGTTCGAGGGAAATTATTTCGTTTAATCCATTATCCATTAACTATTATACACTCCAATCTCAAAATTTAATTTTCCAGCAATACAGGAAGACATAATACACAAAATAATATCAGCAAAGCCAATATCTGTATACCTACTTCACGCAGAGTAAATGTTTTATACCTCATTTTTCTCTATTTAATCCTTTGAATAAGTCTCTTCAACCTATCAAACCAATAGTATACACTAAATCTATGCACTTTGTCAAGTCTTTTCTTTCCTACTGGGTGATATATTTTTTGCAAGTCGCGATGCAGTAAGTGTCTACTGATTATAAAACAGATAAGTGTTGCTATAGGCGGTCCCAATGCAGTAACATAATGGATAAGATTTACTGGAATAGTAATATACATACCTAAGATTGGTATAGTGATATAGGCATGGTTTGCCATAGGAGGTAATATTAAAGCCACCATTAATCTTAGTACCAAGCCCAACAAAGATACGCTAAAAGCTGCTATTTCCCATTTCCAAGTAGGTGAAGAAAGTTGCTTCTTAAGAGACCATTCTTGGTAGATAAGAAACCCGAATAATAGAAAATAACCAATTAACCATATTACTACAACAATATCCATTATATCGCCTGTATATCTAATTTATATTTATGAATAACCGCAGTTAGCATAAATGATGCCGCCAGTCGCTCTCCAGACGCTTGAGATGGATCGGAAATAAGCGAGTTAAGATCTTTTGCAAATAATTTAGCATCGTCTGTACTTAAAGTTCCCGCTAAATAACCGTCAATAAGTTTATCTCTGTCAGGGGTTATTGGATGATGGAGTATAGCAGCGGCATGTTGTTCCATCATGGACCAAAACAAACCTACCTTAGTCTCTACCTCTTTAAGTCTATCTAAAACATTACGGGAATCCTGCGACTTATTAAAAAAAGCCTGATACAGGATTCCCAAGACGGTTACTACAATCGCTGCTGTGGCGAGTATATCAGTTATAGACATAAACTAAATTAGTTGTTATTCGATTTCTACACCATTAAGAATATCTTCATTAATGGAATCGTAACAGTGTAGAAGTAGATTAAGACAATCAATACCAGCTTCTTGCTGTTGAGAAGTAAGAACCCCATCAATACGGGTTTGTAGATCAGTTTCACCCATCGAATTATTGATAGATGCTGATACTGCACTAGCAGCTAATTTATTGGAGCAGATTAAAAGTTTGCAAGATGCGTTCGCCACTTGACATTTTCCTTTCTTTATGTTAAAATAATTATATGAATAACATAAAACCAAATTATGGCCGTTTGAAAATTATAAAAGAAGCGCCAATTCGTAAGAATCATAGATATATGCTATGTCAATGCGAATGTGGAACAATAAAAGAAGTTGCGTTAACTTCTCTGAAACAAGGATTCACTCTGTCTTGCGGTTGTTTTGGTAAAGAACAACGTCGAAAAGCACTTACAACTCACGGTCTTACGAAAACTCCTGAATACTGGGTATTTCAACACATGCATCAAAGATGCGAAAATCCCAAAGATGCGGAATACCACAATTATGGCAAACGCGGAATATGTGTATCCCCTAGGTGGAAAACTGTTGATGTTTTCTATAAAGATATGGGACCACGCCCATCTCCGCAACATTCTTTAGACCGCATTGATAACAATAAAGGATATTATCCTGAGAACTGTAGGTGGACAACATCGCAGACCCAGAACAATAATAAACGGGTTAATAAAATTATCTCCTTTCAAGGAGAATCATTAACTGTTACTCAATGGGCTACTAAACTCGGATGGAATCCAAGTATTATATACTCTCGCTTACGAGATAATTGGAATATTGACGATACATTATCCTATCCAATTATTAGAGGTGGTTGGGCTGCTCGTCGTGCAAGGGGTTGGAACCCAAACATTTAAAATAAAATAATTATTTTCTAGTACGTTTTTCAGCATTTTGTAATCCTTGCATTTCAGCTACAGTTGTAGCTAGAATTTGATATTGCGCGCTAAGATATTCAAGTTTTTGTTGTAGTTGTTGTATGGATTCTTTTTGGCTCTCTTGTCCACGAGATATTCCACCGGACCAGTACCCTCCAGCGAGGGTCTGTGCAAAAATAAATATTAAAATAGTTACGCAGATTGCGTATATTCCAACTAAATCCTTCTTATCGTTATTCCTGATCTCGCTATGAACCGTTGGATGAGTAGAAGAAAGGTGTTGATCCACTAACGAGTCTCCTCTTACTTTTTAGTTCGCAGAATAGTTGCGACAGCGCATCTTTCTCCATTAAACATCCGAGGATGTAAGCCTATGGCTACCGGAAATTCAGAACCATCTTTATGTTGTGCTACCAAGTTCATATCGGTAGTTCCCATAGGGCGGGACGATGGGAGATGAGAATAGCTGCCAAAATGTTTATCATGATTAGTGTGAAATCTTTCTGGTATAAGAAAATTTAAAGATTTTCCAAAGAGTTCACCCTCTATATAGCCGAACATTGTATCTGCTAAAGGTGTTGAGTAAACTATCACCCCCTCATCTAACAATACAATGATAGCTGGGACGCATTGAGAAATAGCATCACTAGCTGCGCTTTTATCAAGCGTGGCTCTTAATGCACTTGCTCTATTTTTAAGATCTTCTAATGAGCTTGTCTCTGAATTAACCATATAATAATTCCCGTTATTAACGCAAGTCCTTCCAGTCCTATAGCCCCCATACAACCGTAAACTATAGTCTGTAGTCGCCCGACTTTCTCTTTCTCAACTGCTGAGTCAACTTCGAGTTTAGATACTCGTAATTCTTGCAATGTATCTAACTTTTTAGAAACTACCTGTAGTTCCTTAACGATATTTTCCATAATGACCGCGAGTTCGGTCATCTGATCACGTTCTGGCATTTATGATCTTCTTCCACTAAAATAGTAAGCTAAATAGAATAGTATTATAGCAGTTCCCGCAGTTAAAAAGGCTCTGAGAATCCAAAAATTATCTCCTTCTGGAAATATAGAAATATAAAATCCTAATATTCCAGATGTAATAAAGGTGAAAAGAGGAAGAAGTCTAAGTCTGCTGGCGATTGGATTAGTTTTATATTTTTGCAGACTAAGAAGTAAAGCTATCGACCCTCCAGCTACACAAAACGACACAATTCCATTAATTACTCCTACCAGATCATTTTTCATTTTCTTCTTACCTCTTGTGCCAAATTCTCGAAAACACTCTTCATATTATCGGTCCCTTTTTCAACCGCGCTCGCTGTCTGTTGAAGCGCGGTTTCAAGTTTCATTAAATCCTCACGTCGAGCATTCATCGAAGATAATAACTGCTCATCTTTTTTATCAATTCGTTGCATTAGCCATCGAACAATCAATCCAAATGCTGTAATGAGAAATAAAAGGACTATTAAGATTAATGTAGCACTTAATCCTACTTCCTTTACTGCTTGTGTAGCATCTGAGATAGATTGAAAAAAATTAAATATATAATAAATATTCATTATATCAAATATCCGAATAAATCTACTTTTAGTGTTGCTGCACTACCAAATGCACTATTTACTTTTAATTGAACCTTAAATCCAGAATTAATTAATTCTCCAGTTGCTATATTAGCAGAAGTATCCGTGTATATAATTTGTTTATATACTGCGCTGCTTGTAAAATATGCTGCTATATCAGCATTCGTTAAATTACTCGATGTTTCTTCATTTACGGTTCTGAATGATGCGGAAAGAGTCGTGAGATCTGTACTGGGACTTCGTAGAATTATTCTAGTTAATACAAGTGTTTTTCCAATCGGCACTGTATAGGCATCCTGCAAGGATGTGGTATTAACATCCAAAATAAATCCGTTTACTAAAATTTGCTCTGTTGGCGTATCAGACCAGGATAAAATTACATCCCCACTAGATGGTGCAGCAGCCTTGAGAAATTGTCCTGCGGACGGATCATTTGTAGGTAATGTAAAAATTAATGCGTTGGTAGCATTTCCGGCTCGGATTGATGTTAAATTAGTTGTTGACGAATTAGCTAACTTAAGTAAACCTGTCTGGGTTGATACTACTCCAACCTGGATTGAGGTATTGATTGTCGGAGTCTGAGAAAAACTAGGCGCTCCTGCGTTAGCTGTTAATATACTATTAGCAGCACCTTGAGAAGTAACTTGAATTGCCGAGGTAGAATTACCATATAAAACACCATTAGATGTAAATGTGGTAGTTCCAGTACCACCTTGTCCTACTACGATACCAGCAGTAGCAGACAACTCAGTTGTAGTAATTGCCGATAATCTCGCCAGTGGAACAGTGCCCGATCCTAGATCAGATGCAGAAAGAATCGCCCATAAAGCATCTGTTCCATCACTTCTTAAATACCTTGCGCTAGAACCTAATGCAAGTCTAACATCATTAGTGCCATCATTAACTATTAAATCACCACGAGTAGTAGTAGGACTTAATGCATCGAATGCAGCAGTTTGAGTAGATTGACCAGTTCCACCACGAGAAATTGCTAATTGCCCTGACCAACCTAACGTATGCGTAGAGCTAACACTTGTTATAGTAACATTTGTATCATCTACAAATGTTTGAGTAGATGCAGTTAAACCGTTGAAACTTGTAACTATTGAACTTGCGCCTACAATTATTTCCGAAGAATCGGAAAATAACATAACAGCTTCTGTAGCACCTCCCCCATCATCTCTAATAAAAAATCTAGCTTTATTAGCTGCTGGAGCAGATGGAGTAGACATTTCAGTAAACTCTAATGCTGCACCTGCTACGGCTGGATTCGTAAGAGCAAGAATGCCGGCAGCACTTCGGATAAGTCGCAAGTCAGAACTTCCACCCGAAGCAGATGTAGAACTCCATTGGAAGTAGGCTGCCGCTTTCTGGGCTATTCCACTTGCATCAATTCTTACATCATCTCCACCAGCAGTTCCTATATTAAAAAAATTAGTTATTACTGACGAAACGCCCACAAAAGAATATGCATAAGCAGAACAATAATCGCTATCATCAGCAAGTCTAAACCATATAGTAGCAGATTCTCTTTTTATTGCAGGAAACGCACTTGATGTACCACCAAATAGTAGCATATCAAAATTGTTACCCGCGTTATTTAACAGGGTTAATTTACTATCAGCAGAGGATTTAATCTGGGATCTGGATGAAAATATAGATGCTCCGGTAGAAGCCAATGTAAGACTAGAAAATGTAGGAGAGCTAGAAGTTCCAATATCTTGCGAGGTGCCGATAACTACCGACCCTCCTAAAGATACTGGACTTCCAGAAATCGAAATTTGATTTGTTACTCCCGTTATTGTAATACTAGAGTTTGCAAGTTTAGAGTTGGCTATTGCAGCACTGGAATTAATATCCGCATTAAGTATAGAATTTCCTAAACTTAATTTTGAGTAAGCTATCGCAGCGGAAGCACTTACATCAACATTTACTACTGATTTATTCAATATAGATGTATAATCTATAGTACCAGTAACAATTACTCCATCGGCATCCACTATAAACTTATCTACTGGGCTGCCAGCCATATCAGTAATATGTATAAGATTTCCTGTAAATCCTCCTATAGGCACTCTACCACTGAAAAGTGGTCCCGTAGTAAGACTATTACCTATTAAATCGAAGACTGGTTCATCTGTTGCGCTGCCATGAATAATCAAAACATCTGCTAATCCGCCCTTAACTATTTTAAAGTATTCTCCATAGTATATCAAATCCATTCCAATAGGGCTATATGACCATAACAAGTCCTTGAAGGTTGATCCTAAACTATTATAGATAATTAGTTGAGAACCTCCTCCAATACTAATAGAGAAGTCTGTATTAGCAACAGCACTTAATAGATTGGCTGTGATGCCAGTCTTATCGTTAAGTTTGATTAAATCCAGATATGTAGAGTCATCGAAACTATATTGAAATTTCCACGTTACGTGCTGCTCTCCACCCTCTACAACCGGAACAAGATACGTTCTAACATATGAAGTTGTATCGGCGGCTGGACTACCTTCTACATTCCAAGCATGCCCTGTAAATTTAATTGCTGGAGAATATTGCTGATCTACTAACGCCGTAGAAGGAGTATTATTTTCAAGAGATAGTGCATACGTGGGAGTTTCAGCAATTGCATTTTTTATAATAGTTTGAACTAGATTAAATACATTAGCAGTGTTCTCAAAAGCTACATTTGAACTAAGTCTTGCATCTGCGAGAGTTCCAGTAGTTAAATCAGTGGCACTACGAGTTGCTAAATCGGCTAAACTAGATCCAGATTTAGATATTTTAGTCCAGGCTATTGCGGCTGCGTTATCTATTTGACTATTAGTAATTCCAGCTAAACGATTTACACTTAAAGTTCCAGATTGAATATCCGCTGCATCTATAGCAGTCCAAGCAGATGTACCTGTTCCAGTTCCCTTTAAGAATATTCCAGAGGTAGGAGTAGAACTTCCTGTGCCTAATTTAGTTTCTGCTGCGATAATCGCAAGAGAATGAATCATATGATGAACAGATACTATAAATAACTCTACCGAAACACCGGATGCGTGACTTACTACTGTCGTACTATCTCTACCCCTAACAACATCTAAAAAGTGCGTAGAATCTTTTGATCCATAATAACAGATTTCAGTATTATTTATAGTAATTGCACCAGTAGCAGGAAATGAAGACGTGCTGGATACTGTAATAATGGTATCAGTATCGCTATGAGAACCATTAAGCGTAGTAGTAGCATTATTACGAGTCTCTTGCAGCGATGAATTAGTATCAAGAGAGGTCGGGAAATTAGGAGTATCTGTTGGCATTAATGTTCTCCAGTGCGTCTAAAAGGTTTAGCTAAAAGCGCTTTAGCTCTGGAAATTTCCGAAGGCGTAAATTTATTAATCAATTTTTTCCTATTAGTTGATTGTGGTATAAGTGCTAAAACTAGAAATAAGAATTCATCTCCAGAGTCTCCTACGTTTAATCCATTTAAAAAAGAGCAATCTAAAATCATTGCTACTCCAGTCCAATTACATCTCTTTGCTGAACACGGCGCAGCGCCAGAAGTAAGAGAAAATCTAACATCGGCAGATGAAAAATCCGCATCGTCAAAAATCGTATCGAAAATTTTACAATCAATCAAGGATCGAATTTTACAATTAGATAAATTACAAGAATACAATTCACATGAATAAAAATCAGGCAACGGATCGGAGAATCTGCAATTTACGAAAATCGTATCTCTATATACTCTCGCAATATGTTTAGAAATTGTCTCGCCCTCTATTCGTTCCATTAGATTTCGCCGCGTTCTCGCTGATATTTTCTTTGTATAATAATGGGGTTCGCTAGTTCCCGACATTGCGTTAAAACATTCTTTTTTGTTAATCCGGTTAATTCTATCCAATCTCCAGTAGCATTATCCACTTTTCCGAACATTGAAGTGGTAAGAACAATTCTTACGAAAGTCCTGAATTCACAAGCTGTCGGAGTTTTACTTTCTATTTCAATATTCAAAATATTACCGAACTCTAGTTGTCCTTCCTTCGGGTTTAACTTATTACATTCTTCCTGCAATCTCAATAACCTCTCGTGAAAGATTCGCAATCTACCTAAAACTTCAATATACTTTTTGGAATCTATAGAAGACTCGTGTGTAAAATACGATACCATTCGCATTCCACCTGGATAGTGAATGGCTAACTCTCTCATTATAGATTGTTTATTGCAGGTATCACATTTTACTTCTCGCTCTTTATCTTGTTTTAATTCTATCATAATTAATAAACTGGATAATTATTAGGATAATTATTAGTTGCTTCCAAATCTCCATTAATAGGATTACCGGGATTATACGGAGGTGGAAATTGGCTGCTTGGTGGTAGAGGAACGTAATTACTAAAACTACTCCAACCATCACTTCCGGCACCTCTATACATATTTCTATATCTAATTCGTAAAGATCTAGTTAATGTTCCAGCAGGAGAAATCTTATAAAGAACTCCCGGTCTAAAGGGAATTATTTCACTTGTTTGTAGCGATCCGGGGCTAGTAAACTTCTGAAATTGAATATCGGTTACAGAAAATGCATTTACTCCACTTGGAACCTGGACTTCTATAACATTTACAGGAGAACCGGATTCATCTACCCCCCGTGTAACTCGCATCGGACCTGTACCAGCGGGAACGGTTAAGGCGGTATCGGAAAAAACATTATCAAACCCGTTAAGAATCGTTATATCAATAACACTATTTCCTATAACGTCTTCTAATGGTCTCGAATAAGTTGAAAGTGGTCCAACCGTAGTCCATACACTAAAAGTTCCACGGTTCTGCATATTTTGAACTCTAGCATGAAACCATAGATTTTCTAGCACATCTGTCTTTCTTTTAAACGTAATTGGACCAGATCCGGTTTTCTCTTTACGAACATTCACTCCGGGAGTGGCAGAATTCGCCATTTGCACTTGCCATTCAAGTTGAGAATTAACATTCGATAGCGGAATAACTGGAGTAACAATAAATACTCCAAAATATTCTTGTACGTCTATTGATTGCGGTGCCGAAGGTGCTGCAATATCACCGGGAATATTGTCTGCCTCATTCGGTAATATTGTAGATGTAACGGCGGCAGTACCGTTGGTCTCCACCCCAGAAACTATGTTAACCGCCAATACTGTAGCGAACACCCCGTTAGTAATAAATGTAGATGCTATTTCGGATCGCTTTAAATGTGTAGTATGATGCGTATCGGTAACTAAAATAGTTGCAGCAGCTTGGGAAGCTGCAATTTGTCCGGTGTGAGGATCCATGAAAGTCCCCCCTAACCCAGATGTATAAAATATCTTATATCCTATTAAAGATTTAACATTGGAACTAGATCTAATCCATGTAGTTTTCCAACCCCTCTTATTGGTAAAGGTTAAATTTAAATTAGTTACAGCATTCGCGGCAGCAGTATCCTCTGTTTGAGCGTCATCTCTTATTGGAATTACTAACGGGGATGTAGTAGATGTTCCATCGGTTTCTACTCCGTTTACTACATTTACCGGAATTACTTTAATTCTTACACCTGCTTGAAATTGCAATGCTATCTCAGAAAATTTCAAATGCGTTGTATGGTGGGTATCAGTAACTAAAATAGTTGCACCAATTTCAGTATTAGGAGATGCTAGTTGTCCTGTATTAGCATTCATAAAATTCGTACCTAAAATATCTACATAGGAAATTTTATATCCTTTTATTGAACTTATATTAGATGCTGGTCTAATCCACGTACCCTTCCACCCCTTACGATTTGTCCAAGTAAGTGCTATATTACCTACTACAGATGCAGCCGCCGTATCTTCTGAAATAGCATCTCCGGGTAAAGTTTGAGTAGTCGAATACTCAGTAAATGGTCCAGCACTTAATGTTCCGGTTGTTTGATTAAAATTATAGGATCGCACTGCTATTTTTAATCCATTAATCTGAAATATACTGGCTAATTCCAATCTTAAAATATTTAAATTAATTTCATTTGGTTCAGTAAAAAATTCAGAATTAGCATCTGTAGTTATTGGTGTTCCCGGATTATTAATATCAACCCAATTATTTGAATCATTTCCGGCACGAATTTTAAAGCCGTACTTGGCTATTGCTTTAGGAGATTCGTCTGGACTAGACTGTATGTGAGTCGGAGTATCCCACCGAGCTTTTGTTAACTTTTTATTTACTTTAAACGTAAGTCCAGCTTGCACTGCGGTTGCTTGGGAAGTTGAATTCACCCAATTTGCCGCATCTCTATCGAATACGAAATCCGAATTTCCAGTAAGTGCTGCAATAGATGTAGTTGTTCCTGACGAGCCGAATCCTATATTAGAAGAAGGATTCGTAGTTTCTATCGGACCTGTCGAGCCATTAGTAAAATTATATATGCGAGCTATTATCCCTATTCCCCCAGTAATAGCTCCGGCAGGAAGCGTTGCCTTGGTAACATGTCCGTGAAATCTAGATGGGCCAAAAAATCCCGAATTTCCGCCCCTTCCGAATGTTGCCGTAGTTGATGCAGTCGAAACGATACCAATATCCGCACCAGTATCAGGATTAAAGAGATTTCTTGCTACAGTAGTTCCGTTAGCAGTTGCGGGATAGAAGAAGCCGAATTCGTGGTCATGCACAGTATTATTGTTATTTGCAGATTGATTTAATTTAACAATAATTCCTTTGGAATTTTTCCAAGTCGCCGTTCCTGTAGCAACATCTGGGGCACCAACATCTACCGCGCCACCACTAGAATCCGAACCCGGCGTTATTAACGAACTTGTTGATGTATTAGTCGATTCAGTCAATACTCCACCAACAATATTAGTTCCCCAAATCCGAAGCCTTACTCCAGAAGCTAAAAATATAGGATCAACTTGAGAACGTTTCAATTTAAGATGAAGGTGGCTACCTTCTACCTTGAATTTTGCTTGATTCTCCGTAGTTCCAGATGCAAAGGCTACTCCGGTATCAGGATCCATAAATCTAGCAGGTACGGAATCATTGAAAATTGATGCGTAATAAAATTGATGCGATGTTGCGTTAGTTGCAGGTCTATCCCACGTACCTTTAAATCCGAATCCATCTTTCCATCTTAATAAAATATTTTGCGGTGCGGATTCCATCGCAAGATCTCCGGTTGTAACAGGAAGCCCCGAAGTAGTATTTAAAACAGTGGAAAAGTTAGTAGACCAACGCCCGTTTTTCTTTTGAGCTAGTACGGATACGAAATATGTTTGACCGGATGTAATTGTTATTCCGCCGAATACCTCATCATTATAAAATCTTCTATGCGATACCGATTGAACATCTATAGCCTGAACATCTACATTTTTCGCAGTATTTCCAACATTATAAACCGTAACAATACCATTTCCTCGAATGGCATTAAGAGTTTTCGATACCCCCGGTGTATCGGTTCCATCAGTTGCTATAGTTATATCTTGTCCCGGTCCTTTTGTTCCGAATGGAACAGTAGATATAAGAACTAAGTATCTACGAACGGAGACTTCTTCTATAGCATCCCAATCGAATAAATATCCATCATTTTTCTGTCTTATACTTCCACCAATTACAGTTTGTAATGTGTTTGTGAGTCCTGCTATACCGGGATGAAATTGAAAAGGTGCGGCATCGAATATAGCATCTGTTTTGAAACTTTCTATTGGAGGCGGAGTACCAATATATCCTATTAAATATACTTTTTCAACAGTTTGTTGTTGCCCTACTTCTCGAATTTTAGGTCCATAAAATACTATATCAGATGGAAAATAAGTACGATGTTTCTTTTTAGCCCACCTGAAATCTCGATTCATTATGATGTCTACATAACCATTTGCTAAATCCTCATCACTTACGTCTTGCAGATGGGAGTGAACTATTCGATTATCATCATAATTTCCTATAGAGTAATCTTCTACAGGATCAGATTCTTTCATCCGCATCTTTATAGCAGAATTACTTTGCCCAAGATGGATTCTATATTTACCTGAAAACTCTACTCCAGCAGTTTGATCATCATCATCCTCTATTGCTCCTCCTAAAACTTGCGGAGCGGATTGGAAGAAATCAACAAGTGATATAGATCCTACAGTAACAGTTGGATTTGTTGCATCAAAGGGGGTTACAATAGTTCCCTCATCACCAAATCTATCTACCCAAGCAGCGGATGCCCATATAATATCATCTTTATCGGTATCTTTAAAATCCAAATGATACCGAGATATTCCAGTATCGGAAACTATTTTATGTGTTACAATAACTCCATCATCACTATCCTGATTGAATTCACTTCTTAATGTAACATCAGAAGTTCCAACATCCTTTCTTAATACGAAAAATCTAATAAACTCTGCTCTACCAGTTATTTCCTTACCTGTAGGTGGTGGTCCCACACGAACTACTAATCTGCCACCGGGTTTAATTTTTACTACTTCAAATGGTGTAGGTGCTGGAAGTGTAGGAAGAGTACAAGCAAGTTCAAGAAAATCGCCACTATATTTATCTCCCATTCCTTGAACTCTAACTTTAATTGATTTAGACAATGGTTCATAAGGAAGAGGATACGATTCGTTGAATATCTCATCCACTTGCCTCCATATAGGAGGTGTTATAGGATCATTATCTTCATCAAGCAATCGTTGTATTTGATAGATTTGGGCACCAGAAGGTCTACCCCAAGTATAAGTGATTAAATTAGTTTTTGCAGAATAGTGACAATGTACTGTAGATGTATCAATAGATAGGGGCGGATAAATCACCTCAACAAATAATTTATGCACCTTACTACCATCAGAAACAGTACCTCCAATAAATACTGGGGCTTCATGCAAATCTCCAGTAGCATAATCAGCAGGATCAAATGATGAAGATGCCGGTTTTCCTGCTAAAGTAATCGAACCTCCAGAAATTCCCAAGGTAACATTATCAATATCATTCCAAGTACCGGAAGATATTCTAGGTCCGGTAGCCATTAAAGGTCTAAATCCAGGTCCGAAATCTTCTTGTTTTGCTAAGAGTTCTCGGTTAATTAACTCTACAGAATCCGGTTCTCCCAAAGTAATATGATAGTTGAGTACGCATACAATACTATTTGTCGAAGGATCATAATCACCGCCTAAAAATTCAACACTTACCTCACTTATGGGGACTGTAGCCGGTTCAATTAAATATTCGCTAGGTACATCTACAGCGAAAGTCTTAGGAGGAATAGGAAAATGACTTGTAAATATCGATTCTCTAAGTATAGTTCCTTTAGGAAGAGGGAAAGCAAAATCATTTATAATTGCTTGACCTATAGAAGTACATTCCGCCTCGGTAATGGCAGTTTCGGATTGTATTAAATCTCCTTGACGAACTCCGAATACTGCCTGACTCGCCGCATCCTCTACAACAACATCGGCTTGTTTAGCCTCGTCATAATTAAGAAGAAGTCTAATAACTCCTCTAAGAGGTAATCTATCCCCAACGAAAGTGGCTATAGCACCATTCCCCGATTTGGATATTGAAATATCGGCAGTAGTACCCTGCCCAGTATCTACTCTAAGTCTTCTTCCCGGTTCTCCAGTATAAGGATTGGCTAAAAGTACAACATCAATTGCAGGACCGTAACTTGCGCTCCAACCCCTTGCGCTTATTCCCGATCCCCCGGAAATAATTAATTTAGGTTTCCCAAATCTATTACTTGGAGCCGCACCAGAATAAACTATCTTTTCTGTAACTATTACAGTTGTTCCATCGCCAGAAGCAATTTGATCCGTTACCAAGAGCCCGTCCGGTATAGGATCTATTTCTATCGTATTTCCACTTCGAGATTTTATAGTTACAAATCCTCGAATATCTTCTGGATCTCCATTAGAAAATATTCTTATAGAATCGGGTAAATCATTTACAGTGTGTCCAGAAGGAAAAGAAAGAGTTAGTATATTACTCGATATTCCAGTAATAGTAGCTAAGACAGTAGATCCAGCATCCGCATTTAATAGACTTTCTGCTATTGTTACTTGCAATCCACCGGGGGTAAATTGAGCTAACCAATTGTACGAATATTGAATTGTGCCAGAAGGTGCGGGACCTCCTTGCATAAATGGTGTTGCCTGAGAAAAAGTTGCTCCTCCTACTACTGCACCCATCGAGCCTGGGTTTACTGAAACTCCTAATACAGTGATATTATTTCTACCAATAAATCCGCATACTACGCCTGATCCAGTATTATGAATATCCGATACTTCAACAGTAGTGGGATAGTGAATAGGAGTTATTTTCGGTAAGGTAGTTTCATCAGTAGCACCTATATCCCCACCATCCATTGAGACATTAAGTAACTCGGCAGCATCAAGTCCGTAAGGCGTAGCTCCTAATTTAAATGATGAATCTAAAGCATCTATCTCTCTAAATTCCATTACAGTAGAGTTAGGACCACCGGCAACATTTCCCTTAATTCTTTGGTAATTGATTATTTGCTCAGAAGGAACAATAGGTTCTTTAAACGGTGAAAAATCGTGATCATCTTTATCTACTGAAAGTCCCGATATGCCAAAACTCGATTCATAATTAGCAGTAATTCCCAATCCACCGGGACTAGATGGATCTAATATAGCGATATAATTACCGGCAGCTACATTTTGTTGTCTTAATATATCCGATAATTTGCCAAAATCCTCTGTATTAAGATATGGTACGCTATTACCATCAACTATATTGGTTACAACTAACGTAGAATCAAGAAGTGGAATAAGAGTTCTTAAAATCTCCCCAGATGTAGATTCAATAAATTCCATCTTCGGAAGAGGAATTCTATCGCAAGCCGTCAATCTATCAATTAAATCATACGTATAAACAACGATAGGTGCGGAAGCCGCTCCAGCATAAAAAGTAGTCTGGGTAGTTACGGGAATCATTTGAAACACCTCTCCCGTAGGAACTACTATACTGAATGCACTTTGAACTCCCGGAGCGGCTTCTGGATTATCGGTAGCATCAATCATTACAGAAGCTACAGCACCTAATCCTTTTCTTACGGTTAATTGAAATTTCTCCCACACGACGGAATGAGAAAAATCCGAGTTTCCACCAATTAACCGAAGATCGGTCTTTGTACTAGCCGTTGCTCCATACAGAGCAACTCCATATTTTTTCGTGTTATATTTCGCCATACAAGATTAATTATTTAAAATTTCACAAACAATCCAACTTTACCACCATACGATTCTCCAATGTAGTGCTTACTAGGATCGAATGTAGCGACAAATCTAGCTATAGAAACTCTGCCCGAACTATAAAATCCTATATTACCTATTATAGGTTTAAAATATTCTACAACTACTGTCATACCCTTCAATGAATTCGGATCAGCTAGGGTCCCGCGTATAGGTCCAAGAAAGCTAAGAGTTCCTACAAAATCACTTGCTTTAATTCCTATTCCTACTGAATCACGAGATACGGTTTTGGTGTACTTGGAATTTCTATGGCTTGTAATTGATCCACTTCCTAATATAAATATATTATCGGTTAGATAGAACCTAGCACCTATTCCACATACTAAAGTATGCCCATCAGATAAGAAAGTTTTTTCTGATGCCAACCACTCAGTATTAAGGATGCCTTCCCAACGAGGTGAGAATTTATAATATCCTGTTAAACTAGCCCCGCTGGTAGGTGCTTTATAGGAAAATTGAGAATTATCTGCAATATCATATGCAACAACTATTTTAGCTTTCTCCTGCGCTCCGCAAGAAAGACTAACTAAACATAATAGAATGAAAGAATAAAGAATCTTTCTAAACATTTTTCTCCTTATTGATTTACAGTTCTATACCTTGATAGAAGACTTGGATTAATACGTCCCGAAAGTTGTAATTGCTTACTCGCGTCGATCCCAACTTTTTGAGTCTCAACGGGTTGCCCATTTACTCTTAAATTAAGATTAATATCCTGCGTAGCTCCGATAGAACGAGTTAAACTGGGTAACTTATCAACCACTCCTTGCCAAGCAAGAGCGGCTTGAGTTAGTTTATCCGCTGCAAGTCCTAAATCAGCGGCGGAATCTCGACTTAATTTGCGGATGAATTTTTCTATATCGAGCCTTTGGTTAACAAAATCGAGTTTTTGTTTTTCTCCGGCTAACTGATCTTCTATTTCTTTTTGCTGTTTGCGAAAATCTCTTTCGAGTTCTACAAGACGTTTTCGTTTGCTTTCCGCTTCGGAAACTTTAGGATCGATTCTACCCTCTAATAGTATATCTCTCTGACTTTTAGCAAAATCATCGGCACTCTTTTTTAATTGATCAAGCAAATCGGCTTGAGTCTTTTTAATCTCATCCGTAATTTCACCAATGGATAGTTTTAAGAAATCTCGAATATCTCCTATAGCATTTAAGGCATCTTGAGGATTTTCAAAAGAATCGAAAAATTCCTTAACTTGTTTTTTAAGATCCGTTATTTGTTTAGCAAAATCTCTAACATTTGCCGGAAGTTTTAGAAGTTCTAACGCAGTTCTAAAATTATCCTGAACTTCCTTCGCTTTATCTCTAAGATTAGCTATCTCATCATTTATATCCTTTGTTATTTGTTTTAACTGATCTGCACCACCTTTACGACCACTTAATTGTCTACGAGCATCTTCAAGTTTTGTCTGTAATTGTCGTATCCCATCACCTAAACCAATAGCTCCATTAGAGATAGCTTTTTTAAGATCATCTATTCCAGCAGTAATCGCTTCCGCCATCTCTTTGGTTTTTTGTTTAGCTCTAGCTCCAAAGAAGGAAACGATTCCTCCGACAGTTTCTACTATAGCGCCTATAGTCTTAGCTACTGGATGTGGTATTTGCGATATGCCACGACCAATAGTAGAAATTATTTGTCCCTTATCTCCGCTTCCTATAGCCCCTATTATATCCGCCGCAACATTTAAAGCTGTAAGAGCAAAAGCACCAACTTTTTGTACGACATTTGCTTTTCCGGGCGTGGCAAAACGACCAAGTATATCATCTACACTAGATCCAAATTCACTAGTATCCGCACCATTGAGTAAATCTCCCCCGATACTAGGCGTAACTCTTCTAGGTCTTGTTTCTTCTCCAGATACAACTTGCTTAAATCCTAAAGCTGCTTTAATTATTATATCTAGAAATTGATTTCCAGTAACTAAAAGCCTATCATCGAAGTTTTTTCCAGCATTTTCTATTGTTCCAGCAGCTTTCTCTAATGCCTCCGCCGGAGATTTAGGTCTTCCACGCTTGGAAAGAGTTTCTAATAAGTTCGCAAGTCCTTCAAATACACCGGATAATTTATTAAAAGGAAGTCCCTTAAATTTCTTAGTAAACTCGTCAAATTCTGGGTCCGGTAAAGACTTGATAGCATCAGCAACTTTTCTAAGTCCTTGAGATGTAAGAAATAAGGGGTTAGAAAGTTCAAAAGCACGATTCTTTAATTCAAATAATTTCTCATTCAAATCATCTATTTGAGATTTAAGATCTAGTTGTTTACGAGCTACTTCTGGATTTTGATTCGCGGTCCCAACATTAGGAAATTCAGTATTTAATCTCTGTTGTAATCCTGCTTTTTGTTGTTCAAGTAATTGAAGTCTTTCCTGAGTTATTCTAAGTAACGCATTACGAGATTCATTCTCATTTAAAATCCCGATCTCTTTTTGCTTTTCAACAATACGTTCTATAATGTCAAGTCGCTTAAGATCGAATTCGTTTAATTCATTTTGGAGTTTTAACTGATCTAGCTGGATGTCTCTTTGCTCTACAAGATGCTTTAATAGCGCTACAGCGCTCTCTCTGCGATTTTTATCAAGTTCTAATAGTAACTCAGCCTTCTTACTTTGATCAACATTTAAATCGATTAGAACCTGCGTAGCTTCTGCAACCTGTTTGACTTTTTCAGGATCGAGTTTTAGCTGACCACCAACAGTTATTATTGAAGCTTGGAGATCTACAATCTGCCGCTGTATTTCTCGTCCTTGGTTGGCTAGATCATCAAGAATAGCCTTACTTGCTTTCGGAGAAGTAGCACGTTTCTTATCTAAATCAACTAATTTAGTTTTTAATTCTGCAATTTTATCTGCAATTTGAAAGAATAAATCAAAGCCTCCAGCAGAATTAAAGAATTGAGTAAATTCATCTTCGGAAGTAAGTTTCTGAACTCCAATTGCTTCCTTAAAGGAGCCTACAAGATTTTTGATTCGTTCTCTGGCAGTTAGAATTTCTTGTTCAAAATCAGCGTTTAGAAAAGGAAATAATTGTTCCTTTAACTGCTGTTCTCTTATTTCTCTTTGTTTTTTACTCGCCTCGAATTGCGCTTGCTCGTTTTGTCCACCACTGAATATACCTAATCCAAATAAAATATCGGTGATTTGAGCGCGAGATTGTTCTGCTCTATTAAGTAATTCAAAATTGGCATCAACCTCTTTTTTCTTTAGATCAAGTCTTTCCTTTGTAGCTTTACGAACTGTATCCGTAATTTGATCTTCGGCTTTTCCTAAATCTTCTACTCTTTTAATAAAAACATCTATCTTTTCGCCAGTTAACTTCTCGAAAGATTCTAAGTCTCTATCTCGAAGATCGGTTTTCTTTTTGTCTTTCTTTTTATCTCTTGGACCTTGTTTTTGATCTGCGATTAATTTAGCAAAACCAATGTTTGCATCAATTAACTCTTGTCTAGCTCTCGAAACTTGATCATTAAGATTAAAGGCATTCTCTATCAGTTGAGATTCAAACTCCGATGCTGCTTGAAAAGGAATCTCTCCTGCCTGCGCTAATTCCTGAATAATTTTACGACGGCGATTTACGTATCTCTCGGATTCTTTCTCGACTAAATCTCCAACTTTTTTAAGTAAAGAAAGTTGTCTCTCTACTTCCTTTAAGAAATCGGAAAGTTGATCTCGCTCTCCACCTTTTTTCTTTTTCCCTTCTGTAGATGGAAGTTTGGTAGGAGTTTTTAACAAAGAGGCTATAACAGTTTTCTTGCGCTCTAAATCAGCAATCTCTTCTTCTGTTTTAGCTTGCGCTATTTGGGCTGCAAGCGCAGCGTCGGCATTAAGAAAAAATGCCCCACTTGTTGCTGCAAGTGCTACTGCTAATTGCTGTTCAGCAAAGATTTTTTGTTTTGTTGCAATCGTACTATCAATAGTAGCAATTGATTGTTTAACTATCTGGGCAGTAGTATATCCCGTAGCTTGGGATAATAAATTAAGTCGATTGATTGCCTCTGTTCTTTCTAATCCAGAAATTTGAAGTATTTTATTATATTCTCGTAATTTAATGGTGGCATCATCACCAAGGGCATTTGCCCCACGAAGTTCTACTCTATATTCCTCTAGTATTTTTTGATTTTTAGCTAATTCACCAGCCTGATTCTCAAAAGATTTATTACTAAAATTTATAAGCTCAGCAAGTTTTTGGATTTCAGGATTAAAATCCTTAACTTTTTCTAGAAATGCTTCTGGATTTTTTAATATTTCATCAAATGTAACACCGAGCGCCTGCCCCGCTATTTTAAGATCTTCAATAGTCTTTTGAAATTTTTCTATATCGGCTTGATCAAGTGCAGATCCTAGTGTTTCTTTTGGATCTATGATAGGTTTTCTGGAAAGAAAATTTTCAAGTTCATCTTTTAAATTTTTAGTTTTCTTTGCAAAATCCGAATTAATTAATCTTCCAAATGCATCTGCTTGTTTTTGTGTCCTAGCACTTAATTTTTCAAGAGCTTGGTCAATATCTTCAAGTCCCTTTTTAGTTAATTTACCCGTTTCAAGCGCTTTAACAGTAGAATCATCAAGTAATTGAAGAAGCGTATCTCGAAGTTTAATTAATTCCTGCTCTTGTTCTTTAGTTCTATTTTTTATATCCGAGAGAGCTTTTAATTCAAGCGCCTCATTTAAGATATTATAAGATTTAGCTAAATCACTTATATGTTGCTCGCTTTTTTGAAGTTGTTTATCTAATTCTTCTTCGCCTTTTCTTCGTTCATCGGCACTGCCTGACCATTCATCAATAAGACTTTTAATAAATATTATTGCCGCTATAATTAATGCTGCTCTACTTAAAAACCCCACTATAGCAGTTGTGACTACCCTTGTTCCTGCTGCAACACCAATTAAAGCAGCCTGAGAACCTTTCATAGCAGCAGCATAAGCTAATTGTCCGGCAGTAGCCGCCTCTGTAGCAGTGGCACCGGCTGCGAGCGCAGCAGTTTCAGCTTCCGTTAGCGCAGTTAAAGCCCCTGTTTGAATCACAACTTGCTTAATGGCCTCTGCATAAGCAAGTTTTGCAGATGTTATAATACCTAAAGGTGCCCGAAGTCTTATTAAAGATGCAAATACTCCATTAATTAAGCCAGTAAAAATTTTTATAATTAGAATAAACGATACAAAATTTGCAAGTGGACCACTTACTAAAGTTGAAAGTGTTCTAAGAAATGCGTTAAGAACCTTTAACAGGGTCCCAAGACTTATTACTCCAGTATCGAGTCTTTCTCCAAATGCGGTAAACAGATTAACTAATTCTCTAATTACCCCTCTAACATCCGGCAATAATTTGGTTAAAGCATCTTGGATCTTATTTACATCTTTATTAAATACGGCACTGAAAGGACTGAAGGAATTATCATCATTAATAAATTTATCTCGAATGTTAATTAATTCTCTTCGTAATGTTTCAAATATAGGTTGAACTGCTCTAGCCCCACCTATTTGAAAAATATCCGCAATAGATGCCTTAACATTGATAAAATTATCCGAAACTTCTTTAGCTAATGCTCCGAAAGATCGAGTTTTAGCTTCGATGAATTCAAATACTGTTCCAGTGCGTATCGCTTCTTTTAATAATTTTCTTTGCTCTGCGGTAACTAAACCAAGATTTCTTCCTAGTTGATTGGTTGCTCGAACTGTGCCCGTAAGAATCTGAGCAATGGATGTTCCTACCTTACTCTGCTCTATGCCAAAAGCACCTGCCGCTAGAACAAGTCTTTTGGTGATTATCTCTATTTGTTCTTGGGAAAGTCCTATTTGCTGTCCCACTGCTAACGCAGTTTGTAGAGTTTGAACATATTCTTTAGTGGTAGTTACAGTTTGAACTGCCGAAATTTGTGCAGCTTGAAAAAGTCGTTCGGATTCTATTCTTAAGGCGGCTAAAAGATCAGGAGTTAATTGTCCTTTTCTTTCTGCTATTGGTGCAGCTAAAATAGCTACGAAGGATGTTGAAAGTCTTTGGAATTCAGCGGCATTTCCTATACTCTCCTTTAAAAGAGTGTTGAATAATCTTAAAGCGCCGAATACGCCTGCCGCACCTAATCCAATTCCTAAAGCAGCTAAAAATCTACCTCCAAATCTAGTTACAGAATTTCCAAGTGTGTTAAAACCTTGAGAAGCTGCAATAGCACCTTGCTTCACAGAGACTAATCGTATGTTACCCTGCTGAAGACTTCCCAACATTTGATTCATAGCGCCAATGAATTGTTGGGCATTGCCTACAAAATTGAAAGTAACTGTGAAATTAGCCAATTATATAATGACTCCGATATTCGCTAAAAAGGTTTGAAAGTTAGGATCCGCTAGAAGAACGAATCCGCCTCTAACAGTTCCACCTGATGCTGGCGGTAGGGCAGCCAAAGCACCTCCAGAATAAATTGCTTTGAATCTTAATGTAGATTTCCTAGAAGGAGATGCTTGAATATAAGGAACAACTTGGTCTTTTCCTACTCCTAAAAATATTCCTGAAATAATAGACCAATTAGGAAGTCTAATTAATTTATTCCAAAATGGATCATTCGGTTGAATACTTGACGGGCCTTGAGCATTTAAATTACCAAGAGCTAAACCCTGACTCAAATTAGGAATTAAGCCCTTTATCTGTCTCAAAGTACCGCCTATAACAGTTTTTAATTGCGCTTGGGTCCCTGCAACTTGAGCAACTTTCAGCAATTGGGCATGATTAATTCTTCCTTTTTGAGTTATACTCGTAATAACTCGTCTTGCTCCAAAACTATTTTCTAGATCTTGTTGATTGGTATTGATCGGAGAAATAGGAATTGGAGAAGTTCCAGATCTAAGAACTGGAATATCTTTTGGATTAGGAGAACTTCCTCCAACTATAGATAATTGAATTCCTATTCCGCGATCAACACCGCCGGATTTCTTAAATTTCGTACTGGCCCGTGTAGTTCTAAAATTCTTTTTTATTCTCCCAGCAGTAAATGATCTTGTAATTATTGGATTAGCCCGTGAAATAGGATTATTTCTAGGTAAAACATCTTTATCGTCCGTAGAAGTATTTGCCCAAGCTCCAAATAAAGATTGAACTTCTTGATCTAGTTGGGCCTGAACGGCGGCGTTACCTCGTGTGATTATATCATATCCTTTAGCTGCCCTAACTCCAAAAGAAAGATTAAGATCAGGACTTGTAGTGATAAATGCTAATGCTTTTCCTTTCGGAGCAGCAAAAGATTTTCTTCCGGTATTTACTGCATCAAAATAAAAGAAATTTCCTCCTCCTTTTTCGGATGACGCGGCCCAATTATCCATTTTTAAACCAAAATTTACCGTGGGTTTATTAAATACCGAGCCGATATTCTTTTTATGCTCATCTATTAATTTCTTAAAGAATGCTGTCCATTCTGGTAGATTGGATACAACTGAAAATAAAGGACCATTGAAAGTTGGCATTTTTATGTACCTAAATGTTGTTGACTGTATCTTCCAGCACGATCTGGTCCCATTTCATCAAAGGATTTCCATTTACGCCCCTCGAAAAATATTTCATCCTCAGTTCCATGAGAAGATTCACTCCCAGAACTAGATTCATCTTTAGCTTTCTTATAAGCCCAAGCAGATGATTGTCCTTTTAAATAAACTTGTGGGACGGTAGTTTCTAATGCCTCTGACCGAGAACAATGATAAGCTGATTGAAGTCGTTCAATTAAACATTCGGGATTGTCGTCAGATGGATCGGGTTCTCTCTGTTTCTCTTCATCATCCGGGTGTGGAAATAACTTTCTTATTCTTCCTATTTCAAAGTTATGCACCCATTGTTGTAGAGTAGCATTAAGCAGTGCCAAAGGATTCTTAAAATTTACGGCATTTTCTAAAGAAGTATTTAGCGATAATGCTCCGCATCTTGGTAAGGTATCAAGTAAAATAGATCGAACTTCTACCTTATATACCTCCAGAAAATCTAATAAAGGTAATTCACTATCTACAAATAATTTATATAGTTCTTCTAAAGGTGAAATAGCAGAACGAAATCTCTCTAGATTACCCAATCCAAGATGCAGAATTGGCAAATAAGAGCCATTTATACACGCATATCTATTTGCCAAATCAGGAGTATTAAGTAATAATCTAGCCTTATCCTGTGCAGTTAGACTAAGATTGGGCGAGGATTCCGAACTCTTCGATGACACGTTTTGCCTCACCTATTTCAGCAAATAAGTTATCTGCCTTAATTTGAAGGAGAACTGCTTTAACTAAATTAGGATTCCAAGGACGCTTTGCCAATCTCATAACTTCCGACTCAGTGATTCTAGGATTAGTACCACGACATACCATCGCAACTAATTTAGGCAACGTTTCTCCTAATTCACGAACGGCAGATCCCACATCTATTTCATTAAGCAGGGCAACAGTATCGGAATCGGTTAAATCAATTTCAACTTTTCCATCTTCGGTAGGTTGACTATTCTGAACTCCGTAATTACCCATAGTTCCTATCAAATTCAAAGCTCTCATAACTACAGGAACTACCCCTAAAAGGAATTCACTGGCATCTCGATATACTTGATCGGAGTCATCTTGACGATCTGCAAAAGCTATAACATCAAAATTCAAGTCTCCTAAATTAAATTTATTGCTAATCACCTCTTCCTCTACAGATGTAAGAAGTTGTTTTCTATATGTAGTAGGAATTGTACCAGTTTCAATGTTTACTTCTTGTATTCTCGCTTTTCTTTCTCGTGGCATTTCTTTCTCCTATAATTAAAAAAATTTGACAAATTGAATTATTTGAGTTATAATATTTGCAGATTGGGATTAAACCAATATTTGGCAGGATTCTTGATGAATTGTACCGGAGAGAGTTACGGGAATTTCCCTCTCCGGTTAATTTTTTATGAAGTTATGTATTAGGCTAATAGTCTTACGTGCTGCAAGATAACATCTCGATCTCCAGCAGCGGCATTATTGTATCCAAACAATCCCCATTTACCCGCTACAGCATTAATAGGTTCTACAAAATCGGAAACCGACATATCTCCATCATTAATTGCTAATGGAGTATAATACCAATCCTGTTGTGCAGTAACAGAGTTATCATCCGAAACAAGATTAATATTCCAATCTTGAACTACTAGAAGCGATACGTAGCCCCCTAGCGTTCCACCATACCACATCGTTTGATAGGCTCTACTGGGAGAAGCGGCACCCGTAGTAAGTGGGGCAGGCATACCAGTTGCTTTAGCGATAATCGGCAATTCATAACGCATAAAGTTTGCTTCAACTTGTCCCGATTGTGCTGTAATAAATCTTGCCCTCTCAACAGGGATCGAGCCTGTCGAAACAGACGTAGTAGTTCGATTCAAAGTGACCTTTACCTGACCTTTTTCCGTAGGTCCAAGATAAGACCATCCGGCAGGAAAAGCCTCATTTTCAATAGGTGTTACTGTAGAAGGAAGTGCAAGATTTGCAGCACCTATCAACATAAATCTACCGGGCAATGGAAAACTGTAAGCATGAACTGTACCAGAGGTACCTAACTTCGCCATTTTTATCTCCTATCAATCAAGTTATTAACTCGCGGACACATTTGCCCGAAGTCGTTCATACTCTCTGCACCCGGTAATAAATTTTCTGGATGCGGTATCAGGGAGACCCGATTCTAGAGAGAATGCTAAAAATTGGTTCTGCTCGGCGGTTAAAGTGTCTGTAGGTCTAGAAAAAGCCTTAGACATTATCCATATCTCCCAAACACGCCGAGCATTGTCAACTGTAGTGCCCATAAGGGCTGCGAGTCTCGCGTAATCCATTATATTTCTCCTAATTTCTAAAATGAAAAATCGTGATAATTAATATTTAAGCTAATCGAATTTCTAATATCACCACTCTCAAACGCAGCGGAATCATCTCCAAATTCATAGCCGCCGGTATCAAACCAATCCCCAGAAAATTTTGTATTAAGCGGCAAAGATCCAGTATAATCCCATATTTCAACTACTCCATCGGATAAAGTTTCTAAAACTTTCTGCATTACGTTTCTTACCTCTGTACTGATAAGAACGGGATCGATATTTCCATCTATTTCTCGAAATGTAGTTATTTTTACCGGAAGTAAATATCGTTTATTTTTAGGAAATCTATGAACAGATGCATCCTGTTCTGGAAAGAATTCTATATTAACTCCCTTGTAAAGAGGATCTTGCCCTTGTTCTAGTACTGTTATTCCATATTGCAAGGTCGAACCATCTGTCATCGAAATAACTGGAAATTGCACATACCCATATGAATTATACGTAAGTACGGAATCCATTTGTCTAGTTCCAAGGGAAAGATAAAGAGCTAATTTTCGATAAAAACTTTGTCTTATCGCATCTCGATAATTAGTTGGCATTTTCCTTTTCAGTTAACGCAGCAGAAGCCAATAGTGAAAACATTTTTAAGGCTTCTTGAATATCAACACATTCAAATTCTTCCGTTTTTGGTTCATTATTTCCAGATTGAGTAGTAAGTGTATACTTCATATAAATTAAATAGCATTTAAATTTACAGCTTCCCGCATGCAATCATCGCAAAGATATATGTATTCCTGTGACTTTTTAAAATAAAATAATTTACGGAATCTAGTCCGTAGTATTTACTGTATTTTTTATCCACATATTATGGTTTCTTATATGCGCGAGCTAGTATAATATACTGAGCCTGAACTCTCCCAAGAATCGGTTTTACGAAACCTCTTTCTATTATATAAACTGCGGATCCGTATTGAATTCCGCCTTTTTGTTGTCCTGTGATACTTGAAAGAAATTCTTCGCACCTATCAGATAGAGTATTCGTAGGAAGACGATCTACAAAACTATCTGCTAATATTTTGAAAATTCTTTGATCTTGTTCTATACCGCCGCCAAAATAGGCTGAAATATCTTCTCCCGGCTGATCTTGTATAATTGGAGGAGGATCAATTGTAAAAGTTTCTGTAGTTACACCGGGTGGTTTAAATTTATCAATAACGGTATTTGTATATCTTAAAAAAGAGACAGGGCGATCACTTCCACCTAACTTTTTAAATAACTTTCGATACTTCCCCAATACTCGTTGTTCGGTTTGTCTCGGCAAATTTAATTCCTATAATCATTTAGCAGCGATTGGGCATCCTCTGGTATGGGATCAATACCCATTCTTGATAAACGATCTGTAATTACATCGAGAGTAGACGTTAATCTTAATGTATTAGGTTCATAGGTTAGACGATCTTCGATAGTCATTGCAATAGCGTGCTTAATTTCTTCTGGTACTACTCGATAAACTCCAATACCAATCGCCTGATTTCCTGTCAGTACAGGAGAAATAGTCAATACATTTCCCGTTACATCAATAACTAAATACTCCGGTACTGTTCCAGCAGTGGTATCTCCAATTGTAATAGAAGTTTCACCCTCTATCACACCTGTAGAATCTACTACAGTAATTTGATTTGCTCCACTAGATGCACCTATAGCTAATTTAGTATCTACTAAGAACCCTGCTTTAACTTCTATAGTTGCATACCAGCCATAGGCTCCGCGAATACGAGAAAGTTCTCCCCCATAATAAAGTCTTCCATAATCAATATCAAGAGAAGAAAAAAGTTCTATTCTGCCCGATGATAAGTCAAGAAAATCTTCCAGATCAGCGGGAATTGATACATCAATCCATCTACCTAATTTTTCTCGTTGTCCATATGGAGTTCGCCTGAAAGGAGTAATTCTAAGTCCCGTGGTATAAGCTCTAGGAAATATATTCAAAATCGGTCGAATCGGAATTCTTCCTACTAACGAAGCATTAAATTCAAAGGATTTTTTATAATATTTTATTGAAAGACTTCTCTTACAATAAGCATCAATAAGCCTAGATGCAGTCTTAATAATAGATAGCTCTTGTCCCAATGGAATATCAGTACGTGTCACATAATCTGTAAGTTCAACAGTCTTAAGATAGTTCATTAATCTTTTAGAGTAGACGCAGCTTGTTTAGCTGTAATTCCCTTACGACCAACATTTGCAGGATGTGTTATTTCTTTAGCTTGTTTAATACGATTTTCTTGCCATTCTCGATATTCACGAGGATTCTTAAGATAGTCAGGTTGTTTCACTCCTGATTTTTTAATTTTTTCTGCATTTCTACGTGCAATTACCTCGTTATCTCGTTTTTTACGTATCTCATCGAGTCTATCACTCGCCTCTCTAGCTCGTCCTGCTACGAGATCGGAGTTAGATTTTCCATAATCGGTTGCATGAAATCCCGATCCAGATACAGCATTTGCTCCCCCTAGACAAAAATTAGAATTGGCTGGTTGAAGATGAAATATTTTATTTCTATTACACATCTCGCAAAAATGCAAGCACCTCTTCTTAGTGCTGGCTCCAATTTTCTCCAATGTTTCAAATACAGAATCGCATTCAGGACAAATATATTGTCTAAGTGGCATTTATTTTATTCTCGCTTTTAAATAAATTATTCTATCTTTAAATTTTCGTAAACAACATTAATAAGAATCTGCACCCAATTATCTTTAATATCTACAGCATCTTTAGTAGCCATTGCTTTGATATTATCGAAAGCCTGCTGTTCCCACACTTTAAGATCCGCAGTACCATGAATTTCTCGAAGTTTCTTTAGTTCATCTATAGCAGTATCTTTATATTTCTCGAAAAATTGTTTAAATCCTTCACGAGTAAATATCTCAAGAACTACTTTCTCGATACCCTGTGCTATCTTGGTTCCCTTTATCTTCGACCAAAGCTTCCTTAATCCGAACATCTGCTATCTCCTTTTGCAGGGAGACTTTATCCAGCCTCTCTCGCAATTCTTGTATTTCGTTTATAAATTGTTTATTTTGTCCTAGAGAATGTATCGCCTTAGCACAGGCATCTGCCCAGCGATTATCGAATTCCCAAGGAGTAAGTCTCGCAATAACTGAAAATAAACCTATTACTACACCTGCACCTATTAATAGACTATCCCAATTATGTACCACCCAATTAGCAGTTCCTAATAAATCTATAGACATAAACTCAATTGGCGGGATGAGCCGCGAGAAAACCCATCCCGCCGCCTTTAGCTCGAAGTTACCTCCGAACTAAATTTAATTACAGAGACTTTGTAGCACCGTAGAGGGTGCGACTAAAGCGGGTATCAACTCCTTTAGTTTTTCCATCTCCCGGATTAGGATCCAAGGGAGAAATAAAACTATGTTCAATCCAAATTACTGAACTGAATCGTCCGTAATCCGTGATCTCCCAAGGTCTAACTTCTACCGGCATTCCTATTAACTGAACCAGCGGCCCAGCACCCTGTCCTCGTAGGAAATCTTCTCGTTCTCGATTAATTAGACCTTCCGCAGAACCTAACGGGAAAAGACCGAACAAAGAAGTACCAAACATAAATGCCTGAGAAGCATTAAACGTGGGAGAAGTTCCACCAGTTTTCTTAGGAATATTATTGGATTCAATGAAACGAACACCTCCGTAGACTCCAAGTTCCCCAGTGAAAATCGGGGCGCTGGACGCAATACCACGAGTAGTAGCATCAAGGAATTTTTGTTCTTGTAAAAGCGTACTCTTAATAAGAGGATCAATTATTGCAATGAAGTTTCCATCGGGGAATTGCGGAATATGGGCATCCGACATCGAACCAGCAACCTTGAGGAAAAAATCCGTGGTATAGTAATCAGTTCCAGCAAGGGTAGCAAGTGATGTCCCACCAACATAATTGCGATACGTATTTTGCTCAAAGCGATAACGGGCCAACGAATCTCGCCAATTATGGTAATCCTCTGCGAGAACAGAACCATTAATTTCTGCAATATCATGAATAGAGTGTTTTACATCATATTCTTTAAGTTGATAAGCATTTTTCAAGAGATATTCTTCAAGAGTAATCTCTTGTTTATTCATCGAAAAATTCTGTACCGCATTATCGGATACTTTCGATGCTAGGGTCGCAAGCTTACGATCCGTAGTAGGATCACTTACAGGATCGGCAAATACTGGACCTTCTACCCTGATAGTATCTCCGGGTTGGGCAGTAAAGTCGAACTGCTCCATAACAAATTGGTGAAAAATGTACTTAGGTACAGGTTCCATGTGAAGTCGCTGTTCCATCAAAGGAATCAGTTCATCTGGATAAGTCGGGGTCGTCGCCATCTTTTATCTCCTTTAGAATCGTATCTTAGCGCAGTCCCTTTGATGGAAGCAGCGCAAATAAAATAGTAGTTTACGCTACAGCGCGGCTTTGTGCCGCAATAACCTTATCAATCGTAGGTCTATTTAAATTATAAAATTTACGAGCCTCTACTTTAGCTTCTGCATGTTTCCGATGTTTATCTACCGGATTCAATCCACTAAACGGGGCTAGAAATTCGGCAGCAGTTTTTTCCTGGTCCTGCCAATCTGCATAGATTGCCATTTCAGAATCGCTAATACCTTCCATCTCTCTATCCACTCGCATGGGTTTACGGCTACCATCCTTGCGAGAAATTTCTGCATCTATCTCGGATTTATTCTGATTATAAATGCGTCTACGTTCCATTTTCTCTTCGGGATCATCTGTTTTCGCTAAAGCAAAATATCGTTTACTATACGAAGAAAGTTTAGAGGCACTTGCCGAATCCTGTCCAGAAACCTCTTCAATATCAGGCGGCTGTGATCGAATTTGCAAATGTTCAGAGATAAGTTTATTCTGTTCCTGAACATCATCTGACGTTTGCTTTGCATTAGATGCAAGTTCGGTAAAAGCTGCAAGCTGGCTATCTGCTTGAGCAAGGGCAGTAGATAGCCTCTCAGTCTCAATCTCTAAACTCTGAACATGCGTATCAAGAGATGCATTTTCCCCAATCACTTTCTCAAGATCTTTGGCAAGAGCTTCATTTTCGTTGGCTAATTCGGAATTAATTTTAGCTAAAGCGGCTGCACGAGTATCTTCTGATGCAGTAGCTTCCTTCAAACTGTCATTCTCTTCGGTCAGAGCTTGAACGATGTTAGCGTTCTCAGTAGCTACATCCTCAAGTTCTTTAACTCTTGCTTCAAGTTCTTTAACCCGCGCAAGCGCTTGTCCCATTTCTACGGGAGCTTCAATCTTAGGCATTTTTCTTTCTCCTATGAAGTAATAGTTTGCGAACCTACTGGCATGGCTAACTTAGTGTTATCCCAAGTAAGATGCTCCGTAGTAAACGCTTGTGAATTTGCATGTCTGTGAAGAAGCGCAGTTGCTTTTTCGATAGCTTGCGCCTCCGTTTTGTTGGGCATCAATTGTATGCCTGCCCTGGTAACTGCTCCGTCTGATACAAGTCCAAATGTCAGAGCGTCGTCAACACCTGTCATAACACAACTAATTAGATTACCTTCTTCTGTTCTTCCTCCTGTGAAACCATGTTCATCACACTCTGTAAAACAGAAAGAATGCGTAAGAGGAGTCATACATTCGGAACAGAGATCGGTTCCCGGAGTAGTAGAGAAACATACCGATTCATCCTTAATTAGACCTGATTTAATTTTTGATATGGTATCATCTCCTGCTATAAAAGGAAACGCTACTGTTCCCCATAAGGCAGTATATACTCCATCATAGGCATTTCCGCCGGGAAGTATAGACATCATTTTATCAGTAGGTCTATTAGGATGAAGATTTGAACTAGGATCATACCCTAACCCTAAATCAATAATTCTACATCTAGCATCTTGAACTCTAAAGGAATGATTAAAATCGTTTGCTCGACCTAAATATTTAGTATAAAGATCGGATAATCCTTTAAAACTCATTACTGCGGAGCGATCTCTAATCAAATCATTGTCAAACAGAAGTATTTGAGCTACAAAACCGTTTTCATCAAGAATTCCTCCGCCGGTAACTTCTTTATATCGTGCAATCTCTTCTTTAGTGGGCGGTCCAGCATTGCGAGTCATTCCCAAGGTTTCATAACTAGGTGCCTCAGCCCTACCTACGGGGATATTAACATCGGCTATACCTAATTCAGAAAGAGTAGAAAACAACATCCTGTGGGCTTCTGTGGATGTTATCATTTTTCCAGAAGATGTAGTGATATTATACCACTTAAGAAGTCGTTTACGAACAGATTTACGTTCTTGCTCAGTCAATTTTATTAGTGCCATAAATACCCAACTCTTCTCTTACTATTTGACGAAGTTGATTTTCACGTTCTGCATCATCTATCAATAACTCTTTTAATAATAAACGTTGTACTGAATTAACTTGAGTTTGATTTTCTTCATCATTATTATCAGCACCAACTCCCTTACCTTGATCGTTATTATTTGATATATCTGGAGATGACGCGAGTGGAAAAATACCGTTTTCTCTTTCTCGCATCATAGCCCTTACTAACGCTTTAGAATCTTGATAACCTAATTGTTGGTGGGCTGTTTCAAGGGGAATCATCCCAATTGTCCACTCAAGACTAACTCTTTTAGTCTTTTGACTACGAGATTCACCTATATCGGGCCAAGTAATCTTCCAATCAATTCTCTTTACGCCGTACTTCTCAGGATTATTTTTATCGTAGCCGTGAAGGGCAAATTCAAGATCAATTGCTGGTCCGAGATGTTCTGTAAAATCTTGCCTAAGAGAATTAATCTTACGGGCATATTTTTGGTCTAGAGAATTGGATAAATGTCTTCCAGCTATATCCTTTGGATTCCCCGTTATGTGTCCGGGTATCCCCAAAGCCTCAACAAAACGATTTTCTAAATCTCTATGAGTCTCTAATAAAGCTCGTATAGAATCGGCATCACTAGTATTAGGAAATTCAATTTCAACTTCTCCGGTTCTTACTACATAAAAGCGGTTAATATCTGCTGGATTATCTCTAAGTTCTTGCTTATAATCCTTTATCTCTTTTTCAGAAGGTCCATCTAAACGACCTTGTTTGCCTAATTTATGTAATTCCGGCGGAACTGCCCTAGTATGAATAGCTACTATAAGATCTAACTCAATAAGTTTAAATTGTTCCCAACGACCTTTCAGCGGTTCATAAATAGAATCTCCAAAGGGTTTATAATCTTTTCCTCTATACTTGAAATGAACTATTTGTTGCGGAATTGTCCAATGAACGGGGTATCTATCACGGGCTATCAAACATTGATCGTATCCTATCAAGTGACCTAAATCATCGTGTACGGGGCGCATTTGCCAAGTCGGCAGCATCATAATACAATCTACCTGACCTAGACCTGTTTCAGTATTTAGATCGATATGCTGTTCCACAAAACAATTTCCAGCTTCAACCATTTCGTGGATAATATGTTTGGTTCTATATCCAACTCCGGTTCGATTAGCAAAACTTTCACCGATAACTTGCATATCTTCGCAAAGCTTTTCAGCTACTTCTTCCGAAGCTTCAGAGTCATCTAGCGGCTCTACTTTAACGGAGATGCCCCAGGCGCACCGCTCTCCATTTTCATCAAGAGCCGCATCCTCTGCCATTTGCCAAAGTGCCTGATCCGCAGGGGGCATGTTGGCTTTTACATCCATTATATAGGAGAAAAGAGAAAAATCTCTTGTAGGGCGTTCTATGCGAACATTCCCCTGCTGCCCTAATAATTGAAGACGTTCTTTTTGGAGAGGAGGTTTACCAGATCTAAGGGGCGGTTTCTCGCTAACACGCCCCATCATACGATCTATTATTTCTCGAAGAAGTTTGAGTACCGAACGTGGTCTCGCCAAGATTTTCCTAAATAGGTAAGTTATTATAAATTACACTTCAAAAGCTATTTGAATGTTTCCAGCCAAATTAGAAGCCCCACTTATGGAGGCTCGACTAGGGTAGTTGCCAGTTTTGATTTCTCCTACTTCTCTTGCTAATTCCGCTGAGAACATTGCAAAGGCTTCAGATGTTTCATCATCAAGACCGGGAACAAAATTAACCTGAAACGTTTGCGCTCTTTCGTTAGAAAAGACCATTACAAATCGTATCGCGTCTTTTCCAACTGCTACAGTAAGTGTGGTATAGTCTTCATCGTGCGGATTACGAAGAGTTTGGTTTATTTGAACAGCAATAGATTCAATATTATAATCGAATCCAAGATCAGTAGTCAGATTAAAAATCGCCAACTATTGTCCCCCTTAGATACTAAAAATATATTACCAACTTGGAATATATCGAGTTATCCCATTATCATCCACGGGAATCCATTTTGTGGGATTTCCAGTGACCGGACCTGCTGTAAGAGTCGGTACATTGCTAGTGCTTCCAGCAGGAAAAGCATTATTAAATGCTCGCATCAAAAAATTAGGATTAAAACTATAATAATCTCTAACCATTATATCACGAAATGCACTTGCCGCATCATTTAAAATTTTTACTACCTGATCACCGCCATCAGATTTAATACAAAGTCCCGCAGCACCAAGTACAAAGGTCGATGCCCGTATTACGCCCCAATTAGCTAAAGTACCGGAGCTATTAAAGGTATAAACTGAGAGAGTACCCTGCCCAAAATTGTCGTCTGTAAATACTATAGCGGGATTATTCGTTTGTGATCCGTTAAATATAAACGCTCCAGAGTTTCGAGCAATTCCTAATGTTATCGCTACGCCGTTATCAGTAACCAGTGACGAGCCGCCCGAAGCGTTAATAGTTGTATCCGTAATACTTAAATTAGTTCCAAGGCTTAGATACTTATGGGCAGTTCCACTATGATCCCAAAATAGAAGTCTATCACTTCCAGGTGAAGTCAGGGCTGCAATATCTGAAAGATTTGAATTAAGTGGTTGTCGTGAACTAATAAGATTCCCAACTTCAACATAATTCGTTACCGGAGTATCTCCAGACATATCAGCAATCGCTAGACGATCTAATAGTCCCGGAACTCCGAGTTCTAATAACTCCCAAATAGTTTTATTAGCCATTTATCCTTTGAAATCTCGCTAATAAAATTGTTAGATTATTCAATTACTATGAAGATTCCATCTTCAGTAACAAGATTTATATCGGGAGAAACAAGTAGTCTGAATTGTTCTTCGTGCATGTAGCCACTTCCAGATGTACCGGATTTTCCTAATTGAGATCCATAGCAAGTAACTAAATACCCAAGTGATTTCATTTAATCCCCAAATACATATTGTGCTATAGCTCCAGAAGTCTCCTCAATTATTTGAAGAGTTACTCCCTCAAGGTCAATTATAACTGGTTGATCCCCCACCTTAAGAACAAATCCTACAGTAGCAGATGGAACATCATTTGATCCGAGTGTAAATCTGATATTTTGGGCTAATGCTTGTATAAGAATTTTTCCACGAGTTCCAGCAATAGAAGAAAGATCTGTAACTGTTGAAAGAGTGGTATCTGAAACATGATCTCCCTGCGGATAGAATTTGTTGACTACTGCGATTTCATCTGGCATTATTAGCTCCGGCTAAATTAGTTTGTTGATTTTCAGCTAACTTTCTCGCAGCTTCTTCCTTATCTAATCTTTCTTGAATTACTGCGTAATCTTTTATTGGTCTTCCCCAACCATCTAGGTTTCTCTTAGCAGTAGTTCCGAATCTTCCATTTGCATATATGGCTGTTCCTACAGGAATTCTAAATTTATCTGATATTTCTCTTAATTGAGAACTGGTGATAACGTTGCGAATATTATCTTGGGTCACGCGAATAGAAGAAGCGGATGTAGGTCTATAGGACTGCCCCATACGAGAGGCTTCTTTTGCTATCCAAGCACCAATGGCTGTATCAGGAGTTACATCAATATCGTCGTATGTAAATGTCTGCATATCCCAAATAAAAGTACAAAGCGGACATCCGCAGGTTGTTGAATCTTTAGGATTAAGTTCCACTATATGATGCCTTGGATGAGGAACCGGAACTCTCCAGCCACCTTGAGAAAATTCAATATCCAACCCAGGAAGTCCAATTTCCCTATCCATTTTATTTATTTTTCCAGTATGGAAGGGTTGTATCACATTATGACAGGTTAATCCCATCGTTGGGAACCATTTAATAATCTCTTCTTGGAGAGTATTACTTTCAACAAATATTAAACGAGGTCTGTATTCAAGATAGGCGGCTTCTAATTGATAACAGAAGGTAGGTTGATCCCAGTACGGTCCTTGGCTTGGGGCCATTTTTATATCAAGAACCTGCTTTACACCATCAGGTCGAATACCGAGAATAAAAATTACCGTACCGCGTCTTTTTGCGCTTGACATATCGCAACCAATATAAACGGGCCATGTTCTATCAAAATATGAAGGATGCGAAGAATCGCTTGCTAACTTCCAATCTTCTGAGTAAACGTATACTCTACCGGGAAGAAAATTAGGAAAGAATAAATCTCCAGATGCTTGAGGTCTTTGCCTGAATCCTTTTTGATATGCCTTCTGCCCTAATTTAGATTCGATTTTCTTTAAATAATCGGGTGATCGAAGCGCCCATCCTGGACCAGTAAATTCTATAGGATTTGCAATAGGACGATCCAAATAACTTTGAAACTTTGTAGTATCTATTCGGTTATCGAATATTTCATCTCTCCAATTCTTAAAATCCTCTGGTACAGGATGTTGATCATCTTGCATTGCCCCATAAATCGAATAATCTAGATGTGTGCGATCTTCCGAAACTGCCTGCACCATCGTACAATAGGCATCAGGGCTTGCTATAAACCTTGTTGCATAAATATCTTGTGCGTGGTATCTCGTACCAATAGCGCAAAGAATAGAATCCATACAAAGAATTTCACCATCAATTGCTACTACTTGTTCTCCGCTTGCACGAGAAAGCCATTGAGTCGAAAACAGGCGATCTAACTCATCTCTTTTAGCTACACTGGAACTATTAGATTCTGATGCAATATCATCAGGAATAATCACATCAGCACGAGCGCCATTTCCAGCATTAGCGGTATAACCATATGCGCTAAGGGACGAATCAACAGAACTTACAAATCCGTCTATTCCATCAAGTGAATAGCGTTTAATATTTAAAACATGTTGATTCCAACTTCGGTCTTCATCAGCCTGAACATGAGGAAATACTTCTTTATACTCTGGGGAAAACTTGATATAACGACCGACTTCCTCTAGCCGTTCACTTGCTGCCTTATCCGTAGCAGATACTAACATTATTCTAAGATTAGGGTTCCTTCCAAGTAGCCATAAAGGAAGGGCAAGGGCTATCGTTACAGTTTTACAAAATGTCATCGGAGCAATAATAAGACATTCTTTATTATTTTTCCAGCAATATCGAAGGTGTTTCCACCAAGCCATTTGATGCGGAGCAACTGTAACTTTACGACCCTGCTTATCCCTAATAACATATTCAAGAAAATGCATAAAATCCAATCTGGCTAGTTGAATTTTAGCTAATTTCTTTTTGTATTCTTGAGGAATTACAGGCTGTTTTTGTTTACGGGGTCTAATCTTGGATGGCATTAACTCTTTTATACAACTCTTCGCCCTTGTATTAAATCAATAATTAAAACAATTAAAGCTATTACAAGAAATAGATGAATTAATCCTCCGATACCGCCAATTAATCCCAGTAACCATAGAATTAGTAAGATAAGAAATACGTACCAAAGCATAGTATTTATCTAAAAAGGTCTGCATCCTTTATCATATCCGACTAGAAATCCACGTTTATACTCTTCACTGTTTGCATGCCTATAATCGAATACAAAGTTCGGTTCGCAGGGGAAGTTACGTCTATAATCTCGTCTACCATTATATAAACCATCCCAATAACCACGTTGGTAATCATCGTGTATAAATTGTCTTCGATGCCAATAAGGATAGCGTCGATCAAGTCGAGGTAATATATAAAGTCTAAACTTTAAACGATTTTGATTTCCTCGTCGCTGCTCATACCTATGACGTGGTTGCTCACTTCTATGTTGAGGAAAAGCTGTTACGGATAAAAGCAGTATCGCAAGTAAACTCGCTATAACTGATTTAATCTTTCTCATTTTCATCTCCAACTAAAAGAAAATGAGCCGACCAACTAAGATCGGCTCTAATACAGTAAAATCAACCTACCCCTCTGCTGGGGTATTACTTACTATCGCCTCTCCCAGCCGTATTGCTTGCGCTCGCATCCCATCTACGATAGCCTGAACTCGAACAGGATCTTCCTTCTCGGCTTCCACGCGATCTGCAAAACCGTTAATCAAGGCAACCGCAGAATCCACTACGGTAGTAATATTAGCAACCTCCGCCTCAAGCGGACTAAGATCTGTAGGCATTTTTAAAAGCTCCTTTCGTTAATTAACACTAACAGAAGGTTACTCAACTATTTGGGATATTCTCTTGAACGGCACTACTAAGTGCCTCAGTCTGTTCTCTAAGTTTATTGGCTAATACCTGGACTTTGGGATCTTCATTAGTTTCTAATTCATCCGCAATGCCCTGAACAAGAGTTTTAATAGATTCGTCAAGCGCGGTTCCCGCCGCTATCTTTTCCGTAAGAGCAACTAGATCTGCCGATTGTTCTTTCTCTGTTTTGAAAATAATTCTCAAAAGTCGAGAAGTGTGATCCCGAACTTCTTCTATCTGGCTAGATAGATTTTGAAGATCGAAAAAGAATGATAAAACGTTCGGATCTCTCGATTCGATTGTAATCTTTGTAGATTCGCTCATACTAAAAACCTGTTAGTTTAGTGGCATTAGCGAATGCGAAAGCCATCATTCCCGCGATAGCGCACCATTTTCCAAGTTCGGCTATTTTTCGGTTAGTAACATCTAAGTAAAATATAGTACCAACTATAAACATCAATATTGGCACAAGAGCTGTTAACATTTTAATATCTTCTATACTTATTATAGCAAATATCATGCCAAACTATAAAATCTCAAAAAAGGGTGGAACCGACTCCAGACACGGCAGGGTTTATGAGACCTAACTGTGGACTTCCTCTTTCCGCGAATTTATTCGGTTCGAGATTCTACGAAATCGTACATGTGTTGAAACATGTCATTAGCAATAGTCACCAGTTCATTTCCTAGTGTTGAATTTGTTTCTAGTTCGATAGAAACCTTTTCAGATGCGATTCCAATCTGTGTCTCTAAACCAGTTTTAATTTTTACCATATTTAACTCACTAAGTGTTAAAAGATTTTACAATAAAGATAGGCAAGTTAGGGGCACATTCTTGAAACCAAGGTACGTAATCATAAGCGTACCTATGACCGCAATTGATATTTATTTTTGATGGTACGACTATATTAGGCACGGATTCATACGCAGTCCGTAGAAACTTTACAAGTTCATACACCTTTAGATGCCTTAGAGACTCTGAAAAAATATCAACATTCCAAACTATCGTATTTAACTCGCTAAATCTGCCTCTAACTGCTCTTTCGATTTCGATTCATATCCTTCAAACGGATTGACTTGTTTCGGCTCACTCTTTTTATTTGAACCTGTCAAGGTAATTAACTGCAAATTAAAATTCCGCATTTCCATTGAGATTCTAGTGATTGAGTTTATATGGCCCTGTCTGGCGTGAACTAATTTAAGGTAAAAATCTCTATCTGTTTCTGCGAACTTCTCTCCCGACGGTATAGTACCTGGATGCAATTCAGGATTAAACTCTACGGATTTTCCACCTGATAGTAAGTAGTTAATACCTCTATCCAACTCTGCTATCTTACTATTAATTTCGTGTAACTTAACTATTAAAGAGCCTATCATCCGGCGGGTAGATTCTATTAACTTTAGTTTCTCAAGTTCGGGATCTCGAATTTCGAGTTCCCGCTTCATCAACTCTACCGCAGCCATTACAGCATCTTCTTTTACATTTCGTTCTTTACGAAATCTAATGGCTACTGCGGTTTCACTTTCACCGCTTATAACAGAGTCCCAAATCTCACAAGCCTCGGATTGGCTTACATATTCACGAGGTCTTCCAGTTCTGGTTTTTTCTTCTGGAATTAATTCTTTAATTTGTTCAAAAAGTTCTTCTGCTGGTTGCATATTCTAGGAGGTGGTAGGTCAACACTATGCAAGTCTAAGCTCGCTTATCCGTTTTAATTACGGGGCGCAATGCGCTATTAGAGTGTCTAGCACCCATCTTCACCCCCTAGAAACTTTTTATACTCTGTCGAACTAGAGATTCTTTAAACTGCCTAAGAAGTTCAGGCTTATTCTTAGCCTTGGCTTCCTTCTCTACTTTTTCCTGAATCTCTTTTGTCAGTAAGTCTTTAGCCAACTGCTGAATACTGGGAACCATCGAATTCATTTTTATTTTATCCTCTACTATTAATATATTATTTAATGAATTAGTTACTATAATTTTTGTAACTTATTGAAAACAAAATAGATAGTATATGGACTTTTTCCGTGCATACCGGCTCCATAATTCGCTATATTCTACTATCTATTGCACTTATTGACACGGAATTCTGCTCCACTTGATTTCGATAATCATCATAAGAAAAATTTCCACGATTTAAAGCCTTACGATTCTCTCTTAACCACTTGTTTACTTCAGGATCATTACCATAACGATCCTTTAAATCTCTGTAATTGCTCTTTCTAGGACGACCTGCTTTGGATTTAAGTGCATCTAGTTTCTTTCTCTTTATATCAGGAATAGAAAAATCCGATACATAGTGAATTATTGCATCTTCAATATCCCCGGTTTTCTTACGGGCTAAATCACAATCAATCTTAAAACATAAAGCCCAGGGATAACTCATTCCTGAGTAAGATAGAGATGATTGAGGGGCATAAAGAGATCCCGCTGTAGTATATTGAAACTTTAATGGTTTTTGCCCATCACCATCTTTAATCATTATCGGCTTAACGCTCACCGCATTACGATAATTCTTCTTTTTTAATCCAACGTGATTTTCATCATCGTGGACTACGGAAACATCATAATTCCCGTGACGCAAATAAACACGCACCATCGTCTTATAATGAGTTCGCACAGGAGCCGCAAGTTTATTATATATTTGTTTTAGTTGCTCAATGGAATTATAATCCGGTAATTTATCTTCTTTATGTACCATAATTAAAGTAGGGGAGGATTTCTCCTCCCGTGAAGTACCATTAAAGAATTTTTATCATCGCTGATTCTGCAATGACTCGTCTAGTATCTAAATCAAAGCTGACAAAGGAGGCTGTGGCAACAAAGTTTCCAGTAACCCCGGAAGGAATAACATAATGAAATGTGTCCTGATCGGCAGATTCCCCCGCAAGGGTTTTCTGACCAGAAAATATCTCATCTATAGTTCCATCAGGTCTTGTCATAGTAACCGTTAACAAGAAATCACCCGATCCCATATGACAATTCTGGTACTTCACATCCATAATTATTTCAACAGGATTTAACGGATCATCTACAAAAATATCCGGTATCTGAGCAGGCAGACAATCCATGCAAACAGGCGCAGCATGGATTGCCGTAGCAAACTGGACAGCAAATCCAAAAACAAACAAACTGACGAGTATTAGTGTGGCTAGAACTTTCTTCATTATTCTCCTTGTATTTTTTTAAAGTTGTACCGCATTCACGGCATCTCCAGTCACAAGTACCAGCTTTCGTCCAACAATCACTATACGATTAGGTAGCCGGATCATGGTCGTTTTAAACCGACTTGATACCGATGGATTTTCTAGTAACGAATTACTTTCCATACATTAGATAGTGTAACATATATTTCATTATTTGTCAAGCTTTATTCTTAACTATATGAATCTATTGATCATAAGCGTCTTGAATTGCCTCATCTAGTCTACGCAATAAAGCTTCTGCATCACACTGTTCCCAAATAGCAAATAATTGATCGTTATCGAACATACCGTCTCTATAGGTGTCGTCAAAATCCATAAGTAGACCTGTGCCATAACTTCTAGCATCAAATAACTTATCGGAGAATTCTATAGTATCATTACAAGCAATTGCACTATTTATTTTTTGATACCGGAAATCATTCTCATAAGATTCATCCTTAATACATAAATCTCCAAATATACAAGGTTCATATTTAGAGAATAATGTGCCTTTTGGCAAACTTAGAAAAGTCTCACGATTAACTATTTTCATATTTCTCTGTAACTAAAGTAGTTTCTTTTCTATTCATATACTCTAATTGATATTTTAACCACTCGTTTATTTTATAATCCCTTAACGACTGCAAATCACAGCAGGAATTAAATAATAGACTTAATCTGCAAAGATCCTTGTAGGTAAGATCTATTTTTTCTAAATTCATATTATATTCCATATATTCGCTTATCCCAATAAGACTTTTCAATCTCAGTTAAATCTTCATAAACTTTAAAGCCTTCCCCGGTCCAATATTTCCAAATCGGCGGACCTCATTTAATAGGATTAGACTTAGGTAATTCAATAGTTTCTAAATCAGAATTACTCATTTAATTGTTCCGTATTGTTTAAGTCTGCCGATGATCTTATCATAACATATCTCTGAACAGGCAAGAATAGATGCAATTCCCTCTGAATTTTCCTGCTTATAGCATACCCAATCTCGTTCAGAAGAATACTTATTTGCTACAGCCTTAGTACCAAGTTCAAAAATTCCGCATTCAGCGCAGATAAACATTTTATTTATGTAGGAAAATCTCTCAGGATAAAGAGACCTTATTGTGGTATCTCTAATACCCTCGAATTCATCATCCTTTACTAAACCAAATTTAACGTGTGGATGTAAATAATCCGTAATAAATCTGTAGTCATTTTGTAATTTTATATTATCTAAACTCATAATTCCCCTTTTCCAAACTTTTCCGCCCCTATCTCCAATAAAGTATTCCCTATAGCAGAAAGCGTAACTAATAGAAGAAGAAAGATAATTAGTTCCCAATCCGGTAAGCCCCCGTCAATACCAAATAATATAATAGTGAAAATAAGGACCGCATCTATAAACCATCTAAGAATTCTATATTTAAACACTATGATATTATAACATAATTAAATTAATTTGTCAAGTATTAAAGTGCAATATTTAAAACTTTTGAAAAGTATAGAAAATATATTAGGAAAATATCGAAATGTGTGAAGTGCCTAATCTTATCTAATTCTAAATTTCTATCTAAACTTAACAAAATCCAACATTTAGAAAGATTAAAATCGATAAGCATTTATTTAGAGAGACAGTGAAGACTTTTGATAAACCTTTCTCGCCACAATACCCTTAATATTTATATATATTTTATATAAGATTAGAGCAATTTATATACCAGGTTGATGTGGCTAGTGAGAACTTTCTCTTTCAGAGAAAGAGCGTTTTTGTTCCTTTGTTTTCTATACCTTAATCAATACTGACTGGTAGGTAGGTAGAACTACCGTTTGGTAGGTGATTATATATGTTGATATATATAGAGTTATAAAGCGTTTAGTAGATGATACATAGGTGTGGGAATAAGGTATATATAGTTCTATTATGAAACATAAGAGAATAAATATAATAGAATGAATATGTTAGATAAAGCCTAACATATATTTATCTACTACATTTGTAGTTAGTTGCACAATAATGCAGCACTACTCTGCGATGAGAGGGTGTCATTTATGTTGAGGTTTTTGATGTTTTTCTAAAAATAGATGTGCAGGAGTATAATGATAAAATCGGGTGCTTAGAAAGATATATAAATATCATAAGTATATGATAATAAATAAGATAATGAATAAATAAATATAATAAGATAGACTAGATGCATTGAGAAGTAGACAGAGTATTAGAGTATCATATCTCTATAGCTATATACTACTATCTATCTAAGTATAAGAAAATAAAGAAGTAAGTATAATAAAAGAAAATAGATATAAATATCGTAAATATAAGAAAAGAATAGAGATAATAGAAATAGAGTGAATGTAGACAGTACATATCCTTATCTATTCGGTATATTATATGGTACTAACTAGGAAAGTATATCTATATAGTTTGGTATATGGTTCATGCTGTATCTTGTGGCGTGTATAGGGCTATGTAATTGTTATACATCCTTATCTGCTTACTATCTTGTAGAGTGTGCATTGTGATGTGTAAGGCAGTATGATTATACTGCTATACTCTCTATAGCATGTGCAGTGCATAGATGTTGTTATCTATAGGGTATATCCGTATATGCTATGGTGGGCCAGTGTGTTGTAGCCCTTATATGTCCTATATAGAGGAATAGTTCTATTGAGCTTGTGTTGTATACGTTTTTATATTGACATTCCCTTATACTCTATGTTATACCCTTTATTCGGTTCTAAATTTTAGGTTGGAGGGTAGGAAATGAACAATCAGTGTGCAGCAGTTATTCTAGTTTTAGTAGCAATCGTCGTTGTGTGGGGCGATATTCTTATTCATAACAGCAAGGTGGTAAGGGTGGCAGGTAAGGGTAGCGCAGGCAGTAAGTATAGCAAAAGATAGTTGTAGGTCAATAAATTCTCATCGAATGTATAGGCTAGGCTATCGCAGTCTAGCCTTTTTTGTGTCTACTCGACTATTTTAGCTGCGTTAGCTTAAACTGCGTTAGCATCTTTAGTTTGTAAGCCTGTAATTAGTAATGTCTAATCTATTAGTATTACAGTATCATCGTTCCTGTAATTCCCTTTTCAGTAAGTCTATATCTCTTGTGTCACACTATATAAGATTTATTTATTTAGTGTATAAGGTTTATATAGAAAACCGGGGATTTATCGCATTATCGGACTCAAGTTAAGTTGTTCATTCTAAAGGTAGTTAGGGGAAGTGCAAAAAAGGGTATACCGCAGTACCCTCTACATCTGGGCTTTGATGAGTCTACTATATTAGTTTCTATCAGTTACAAGGGTTTCAACAGGAAAAGGGCAAGTTGTGGAAAACTCGTTACAGGGCATCCTAGAGCGTTTTTTCTGGCATTATAGTTGCTTCGCGTGTGCGCGTTCTATTCTACTCTATTTCGAGATAATAAGATGTAATTTGTAAAACAGGATATATCTCTTACAAAGTAGTTTGTAAGTATCTATCAAGAGTACAGAGGTTACTTCAAGTTCCTTGAGCAAGTGCTATGCCAATTATTTTTATATATTCCTTTATTTTTTGCTTGACATTAGTTTGAATCTGTAGATAATAGGGGCTGTCGCAGGAAAGCGGCAAAATCGAGCAAGGCGCGGGGAGCGCAAGGATTTGAATAAACCAAGTGGCTTGCGCGATTAACTCGAAAGGGTGAAAGGCAAGTTTAGAATAAAGGTTTGTAACTTGCGAAGTTGTTTACTGGCTAGACTTTGATTCGCTTAGATGTTCGATTCTAACCGATGAAATCCGCAAGTAAAAGATAGATAAAATGCAACCAGTATCTACAGTATTTAATAAAAGAAAAGGCTAGGCGCAAGTCTAGCCTTTTGGGGTTGTTATGGTCAAAAGTGAGATCAAAAGAGGGATGCGAGTATATGATTGCCGGTCAATGCGATATGGTATCGTATTGGCGGTTTTTTCTTCTAGTGTGAAACTGAGACTTGAGGATAGACAAGGCGAGGTTAGAAAGTATCCTCTTGAGACTGTTTCCTCAGTTTCGACTATAAGTAAAGAGAGGGTAATTCTATGAATAAAAATGCTAGAAAAAAGGCATATAAGGCGAGTGAAGAAAAGAGCTTGCATACTCGCAAGATAGTACCCTCAGAGGGTATATCAGCTATTTTAGTTGATAAGCAAGTAGCGGCAAGCATAAAGCGAATAGTAAATGATAAGGTAGATACCGCGCTACTTCGTGAGCGCATAGGGCTATTTTCTCGATTAGATAAGATTAGTTTTGAATCTTCTTTCGCTTTGCAAGTAAAATCACTTAAGGTAATATTATTTGCCTCAGATGGTTCGAGTAGGCGTATCGGAGCGGGAAGGCGTAATGATGTACTTAGTATGTCTTATAAGCCTAATGCGGGTTCGCATCAAAGGGGTGATACGCACAGGCGAGAATGGACAGAGCTTAAAAAACTAAATGTTCATACACCCTCTAAGCTCTTAACCCGCTCTGCTCTAATAGATGCAGAGTTTTTGACTGCTAGGGTGGAAGGCAAATTGATTGAATTTTTATCGGGATCAATGAGGGCAATTACCCTTGCCACTTCGGGCAATAACGTAGCGGTATCGGGAAGTCAATATAATGACTTTCAATTAATTCGCAAACGCAAGGGCAATAAGCAATTAGCAAGCAAGTCGGATGCGGGGGGATTTGTATATCACTCCAAATTTGAATATAGCGGACCTATTAACGCAGAAGGGGAACGGGGAACCATAATCGGTATCCCTGCTGGCAGGCGTAAATTTGATAAAGAAGGTAATAAAATTGAGTACGCCAGCGATGAACCAGAATTGCCTGTTGATTTATCAACTAAAACTATCCCTGAATCTAAATCAAGGGTGGGCAACGCAAGGAAAGAAATTCGATTTGGCAAGGCTGATACCCGCAAACCGGCGGTGGGGGCTGATCCTGCGAAGTTAGATTATTATCGCAGAATAGATAAAGAATCGGCTTTGCGCGAATCAAAATTGATTGTAGCGTCACTTGTTGCGCGTTCTTCAATCGAGATTGTTTTAACTCTTTTAGCTACTCAAATTAACCTATTTGAGTAAATGTTGCGATAGTCTCTAAAGAGTCAGTTAGTACAGTAGAATACCCTCTCTTATGCCTAGACTCTTAAATGAGTCTAGGCATTTTGTATTGAGTAGTCCTTTGATTACTCTAATTTAACTTAAAAAGGAAAATGAACCCTATGACTAATGAAGTGAACAACTTAACAGATGCAAGCGCATCTGAGGTAACTAACAATGCAACAGAACAGAAGAAAACTCCTAAACCAGCGAAGCAAGTAACCCAATCTCAACCTAGCCTGATGGAACGGGCTATCGGATATTGCAGGCAGCTTGATAAAGAAATCAAGAGAGAGGGGAAGGCTGGCGCAGGGATTAGCCGCGATGCGGCGATTGCAGAGACTCAAGAGAGTATGCGGTTGATGTTTGCAATTACCGTGCTAGGTACTTTCGCGACTGTCGCAAAGCTTTTCAGGCAATATCACACTAGACTCAAATCAGAGGTAGAAAACTTTGATGAAGGTCTATTCTGGAAGGATGATAAGATTGCTCAAGAGATAATCAACCGGGCATCAAGCTCGATTGATACTGAGCTTAACGGTACGCCTAAATTGACTAAAGAGGGCACTGTTAAATACAAGCGTGATAAGGTAGTGTCACGCCTAGCTAACATAGTTGCCCCCTTGATTCAATTAGGAATTAGGTCAGAGGATATTATGCTACGTCTAATGCTCAAGATGAAATTGGACTCTAGCGCCGATTTCGCAAAAGCATTAGATACGGTAGTTAGAGGGTGTGAATTGTTTCGTCCGGTTTACTCAGCCGTGCGGTATCTCAAATATGCGGGTCTAATTGTTGCAAAGAAGGAAGATAAACAGCAAGAATTTGACTTGTACAGAGTGATTGCGAATCGGGCTGACATTGATGGATTGACAAGTCAAGGGGCTGCAAATGCGCTTAATGATGTAGTCAATACCGCGTATCAGTTTTTTACAAAAGAGCCGTCGAAGATACTTACTCCTGAGCAAGTTGCGTTCGTAGTGGAACAAGTAAATGCTCATAACGCAGGAGTTAGAGCGAGAATTCAGAAGGGAGAGAAGAAAGCGGACATCCCTAGCCTGTTGTGGGAAAATGTCAAGCTGGCAAAGTCTAACGCCGCGAGCGCTGGCACAAATGCGTAAGTAATCAAGGGTAAATCACTACAAGTAGACCGTTTAAGGTTAGGTACTGAGAAGTATCTAGCCTTTTGCGGTTGAATAGTTTGATTGAATGCTCCCGTTTAGGCGATACTTTGCAACAACTAAGCAACAAGTCTAAGTTGAATTCTAGCTATAGGTTACGAATAAGTTAACTAGATAGCAGATTCTAAAATGATTAGTTTGTGTGCGGGTATCGCCTATTACTAAATTAGTGAAGGAGGAAGAGTATGCCTGAGAACTTTGAAAGCAGTTTAGTATCTGAATTTACTCAAAACTGGATTGACGATCTACAGGCTAAGATTAAAGCAAAAGGACTCAATCCAAATATGGTTAGGTACGTATGCGAAGATTGCGACCAGAATTCTTACGCATAAGGGGGGTAAGCTATGAAACCAAGCTGCGGGGTTTTAATTTCTGACTAACAGAATAAAATGTAGAGGGTAACAGTACCCTCTACATAACATCAAAATTTGAAGGTATATACATAATTTCGTTTTTATTATCGGGAAAGACTAACGCCAAAACATCGTATTTAGTTGTATTTACTGGCTTTGCATAGGTTATCTTTCCCTTATGAGATATTCTTGCGGTTTTAATTTCTATTCTATAGAGTTGGTCATTTTTTTGCGCTATGATGTCAGCAGAACAAGACGGGGAAACAGCCCTAAAAACCTCGAACCCTCTATGAAGTAGATCAGCGCACACTATTAACTCGGACGCAGCCCCCGTACTAGCTGGCGTACTGGCAGATATTGTAAGCGGTTTAGGAAGCGCGTAACTTAGAGATTTACACTTTTTAGTACAAAAAAGTTGTCGGTATTTATATACAGATTTGTATTGCTTACCGCAATTTTTACAAGATTTGTAAAACATTTTAATATTTTATCACAGTTACAGCGATTTGTCAAATACGTTTGGGACATCTAGGCAAGGTATCTAATACGGTATCTTGCCTTTAAGCATTGCTAGGTTTGTTTGTAGGTTAGTTACTAATGAAAGTGAGGTATCTATATGCTGCCCTAGATAATCTGCGGTTGCGAGATTAAAAAGGCATACAAACAAAGAATACAATTTTAACGCAATTGGCAAGGTGGATTTATTCTATCTTGCCTTTTGCTGTCGCTAGGTTCGATTTTAAGAGGTTTTTACTTCTAGAATGAATCTTTCCTAGTCTAAGGCGCAACGATTCGTTAAAAACGATTCTAGCGCATTTATTAACATACTCTATGCCTATAGATATTTTCTAGGGTATAGGGTTTAACCGATTCTGCAATATCGGAAAAATTGCAATGCTAAACACTCTTTATCGAAGTGGCGGAAAGCACGTTAGCGGGACGCTGACCCTTATTCGCAAGCATTATAAGTAAATCGGTTATGTCAGAGTAACGAGTCAGATCAATGACGTTCAACACAATTGACTGTGATATTTGACTTGCTGATTAATCCATTAGCGACGTATAGGGCAAGGGCTGATTACGTTAAGCTATAAAGTTTTGTTATTGACCGGAGATGACCGAGGCCACATTGTAAAATGAGGGTACACGCTACCTCCCAACGCAGTGACGAAGGAAAACTGCGTTCAAGATGCGACGAAAGCACCTTGTCTCAATAACAAATCAGGCAATACCCGTGAAGTGGTGGAGTAGTCGGTTCTAGGTTGGAAGTAGAAGGAAACTTCTATATAATATCTAGTGACGCTGGCAAAGAGTGGCAGAGGGAAATTAAATATAAATTTTCTTTATAGGGGCTGCCCTTCCTAGCTATAGGGTTTAACCCGTCGTAAGTAGTATAAAAAACGACAAGATACAGCCGTCACTTTAGGTTCCTAGAACATAGACAAAATTACATAGACAGGATTTCGTGAATGCTATGGCTACTCACGAAACTAGGGACTTTTATTCCTAGTAGTACGAGATTGACGACCGGGGCGTGTCTCATTTAGCAATCGGTATGTTTATTATAGAGAATTGCATATTGAGCGTGTGAACGTGTGTGTCGTCAACCGAACGGCTACCTTATGTGATAGTTAAAAAAGCCTAGTCAGATAGTCCAATAGATGTAAAACTGCGTAATCACGGAGTACCGACTGGTACTCTAGCTGGCAAAACCTTAGTGAGATATGTAATTGAGCATATCAAAACTCTTTGTACCTAGTTTCGTGGTCGTTGCGCGTTCTTTTTTGTAGCATCATGCGAGGATAAAAAAGAACAAGTTTAAGAAACCTACGCAGTTTTACTAAATTAGTCAATCGTGAAATCTTCGTGATTCCAGATAACATGCTGGGCGAGATTACTCGTTGCTATAACTCATAGTGTGACGAGACTCGATAAATGATTGACTAATTTAGTCACATCGAGCGATAATAGAGTATATAACTCTGGAGCTTGGACCTAATCACTGACGATAAACTCTATGATTAGCGGGTAGAACGCGAATGCCCGAATAGCCGATAGCTGCGGATCAATTGTAATGGATAGTCATCAAGGATTTTCCACCTCTTAAACTCCTGGATTCTCCGTATACATCCCCATATGACTATCTGTTTCAGTTGATCCATATGCGACGAAGGCTTAATTTGCGCGTCGTTTCTTGATTCATCTAAAAGAAACGTTACAACCAGATGACAACCTACCTTAGATTATTCTCTATTAACCTCAAAGTTCCCTGTAATGCAGTCTCAAAGTTCCTTAGCGATTTGAAAAGACATTTCGGATAGATTTATTCTATCGGAATTAACGATAAACGATTACAGTGATTTGAGTACAATTCAGATAACTATATTAGTTATTGGAGCTAACGACAAGTTAATATGGTAATTTAAGGTAGGTTGAAAGATAATTTGGGGCTATGGACAAGTGGTTAAGTCGTTTCCCTTTCAAGGAAAAGATCGAGGGTTCAAATCCCTCTAGCCCTACATAATATCGAAAATAGATTTTTAGAAAAACAATAGAAAGGCATCACCAATGATTTCAACAGTACAGGAATTAATTGATCAATTGAAAAAATTTGATCCGTTGGCAAAACCGATGATCTACAATCCCAACATGGAATGCGATGAGGAAATACACGCCATAACAGCATTTCCCCAAGAGAATGTTGTTATTTTAGATTAATGACTTGGAAAAAAGAGGTTGATTCTGTGAGCGCAAGCTTATACGGAAATTACAGCATTGAAAGCTTAAAAAGAATTCATACTGGTTCGCGCCTAGTGTGTCTTTCGATAGGTTCTGCGTAAAACTTGGAGGTTTTAATGTCTTACCACGCCAACTACTACGACCGGGAGCCTTACCACTTTGAGCAAATCTCTTTTGAAGAAATGCTTGGATGGGTCGCTCGTGAAAGTAAGCTAACCGGTGAAAAGCAATCTGATCTTATGAGCCTGATCTGCGGAAACGGGATGCGAAATTCATTTGGAAATATTGTCCGCAGAGTTGGCCCGGACAGATTCTATATTTACCTTTACTGATGCCCGTTTACTGAGATAACCGTTATGAAATTTTTACAACTCCTAATCAATCAATTCGCGATCAACGTCACAACCGCAGATGGCGAAGACCTAAACATCAATGTCCTCAACCTGACGGCGGTTACAAAATCCAAGTATTGAATCTATGAGGTATTATGTTCTCAACTACAATAGAATCTGGGGGAATGAAGAGATCCCTTACGTTATTTGTTGACGACATAGATGTAGGATTTATTTTTATCCGTATTGACAAATTAACGGGGACATTTTCTACTCTTAATGTTTATTATAAATATAGAGGGAAGGGATACGCCCAACAAATACTTAAAGATGCTATTAAGCATTGCCAACTCCTCGGACTACGGAAAATTGAAACCTCTATTCTTGCCAAAAACAAAACCTCAATGCACATACACAAGAAAGTCGGATTCGAGATAGTTTCATCAAAATCTACCATTCAAGGAAAAGAATTCTTTTTACGGAAAATTTTGTCTAAATAGGAGAATAGCATGGACAACAAACAATTTGTACGAATCGCTTGGCTTGCTATCGAACAACTTCAAAATCGGTACGAAAATGATAGAGAATGGAGAATAGGATACCGAGATGAAGCCCTTGAGATATTTGATTCTTTGACTGATAAGCAAAGAGAAGAGATGTATCAGCAATACAGAGTATCAAGGCACGACATTGAAACGTGGGGAGGTTATTAATGCCAACCCACATCTGTCTTGTAACTAATATTTAAGATGGTCCTTGTTACGAATGTGATGCAGAAAGTGAGAAATTAATCATGGATAACGAAAAGACAGCTTCCATAAATCTAGATGGCATTAAAATGAAGGTAGTTTCATCTAGTGGAGTTATTGGTTCCGAAACTATTTTTACTTTTTGGCAAACTGGGAATCTTGTGTACGCCGATTACGTTGGCGGAGATATAATTAAAGGATTTCTAGCGGGAAAAAGTTCAAATAACGGAGAAGAACTTGACTTTCGATATGTTCAGTTAGACATCAATGGAAATTTTGACAGTGGCACTTCAACATGCGATGTTTTTAGAAACAAAAAAGGAAATATTGAAATGCGGGAATACTTTGCGTGGACCTCTCGAAAAGGAGAGGGAAAAAATATACTGAAGGAAATAAAAGAATAATTATGTTGCCTAAATTAGTTAAGAGAAACGCAATCCAACCTAAACAACTAATTCTGAAGCCTACCTTACGAGACCTCTCGCGTAATCTAACTCTGATAGTTAAAGAATTTAGGGCTACGAAGAGGTTGGAGAATTCCAGAAACCAATTTCAACAACTATTTAAGTAAAAGAGACTTCGGATATGAATAAAAGGATAATTTCTTGGAGCGTTGGTGAAGTAACATTCAGTCGGGGTTTTATCTTCGGAAATTATAATAATTCCTACTCGGCATTTACTAAGTTAATTAAAGAAGCCAAGAAGGATTTCCCTAGCCTGTCTAACGAAGACATCGAGTTAAGTAAAATAACCAAAAGCTCTTATATGAAGGGCTTTATCTTTGTTAGCTTCCCCGTCAGAGCTAAGATGGTTCACAAAGAGTATTCAAATTGGAGTAGATTCGATTTTGATGATCATTAGGAGGATGTATGAAACTATATAGATTTTATTGGAATGGCGGGAGAATGATTGATAAGACTGGCGAAACACCACAAGAAGCTATCCAAAAAATAGAATTCAAAGATATTCTTGATGCCCCGGATAGTTACGAAGAAATTTTTGAAGAATAAAAGAGCTTAATGAAAACGGACACGTTAAAATAACATTCGGAGGTTAGTTATGACTACAGTTATATATGAGAAGATTGATCCCAGTCTAGGCAGTATAACAGCAGCAGGGTGGGTTGCATTGACATTGTTTGCATTGCACCTAATTGCAATTTCCATAAACCATATAAAAGTAACAACCTTGAACCTTAACCAACGATAAAGGATATACTATGAGATATAAATCTGATAAAACACTTGGATGCGGTTGTTTTTTGTTAATTATTGCATTTAATCTTACCGTTGGCGCTCTAGCATTTCAATACTCTCTCTCTACAGTATTCGGGAAAAACATCCCTTGGTACGGAGATGTTATTGCGGGGTTATTTCTAGGGGAATTTACAATTCCTTGTGCTATCGTTTGTTGGATTATAACACTTTGCGGAGTTGAAGCTCCCTTTGTAAGATAAAGATGGGGTAGAGGAACCCTAAAATGACAGAAAGAATTTTTGCATGTTGCGGAGGAACCAGCCCTTATCATATAAAATATTGTCAGTATGCGCCCGAAAACAAAGATAAGCAGCTTGTAGTCAAGCCAGTAATTCCCTTACTAGGCGATGATGGAAAGCCGAATGGGCGTTATTATGCTGATTTCCCAGAGAAAACCATAATACACGGATGGAATACGGAGAGGGTTGCCGTATATGCATACGGAGTTGCTCCAAAAAATGTAATATGTGAAGAACCTAGATATTTTTCGTATGTCGGTACGTGTTTAACAGAAGTTCAATATATTGATTCGGAGGAATGTTAGATGTCAACAATTATAATTTCTTGTCACTGCGAGAATTCCTATCAGGATGAAAAATATGGATTCCATAAAAGAGTTCATAACCTTACAACACTACCCAAAATTTCAGAAGGACAGCAGACAAAAGGTGGTAGACCAGTTAAAGCCAGATGCACAATCTGTTCAAATGTTAAAGAAGTTAAAAATTAGGAAAATACAATGGATATTGAAAAGGATTTGCAAAATCTTGCCGTACTTAGGGCAAACAACAAGGGACACATAATTGGTATTTTTAATGCGCTCGATGAAAATATACAAGAGGCTATATGCCCTAGATGTAATAAATCTGTATTTATCAATTTGAAACGATTCTCATCTCAACTTATGACAGGTAGGGCATTATTTGAAGAATGCCAAGAATCGCTGCTAACAGCAAAATTTGGATTTGAAGTTACTGAAAATCTCTCGAATTATCCAAGCGTATATCAAGATGAAACCACCCTTAGAGTCATCTTAACTGGTTGGAAGGGGTCAACCGTAATCTATGAGGCTCTAAAATTCGCTTTGGAAAATGATTTTCTTACCAAATGCGCGGCAGACGGAGTTTCTAAAGAAGAAGTTCAACAAGCTTTACATGCTCTAGGCGGAGTAGTTGACTAGAAAAACGAGGTTATTATGAGAAGTAACAAATACTTCCATCCAGAAAAATATTCCAATTCCATTACTATTTTAGATAGATTAGTTGATACAAGCCCGATGTCTAAAACAGGGAATGATTGGATAAAAAGGATAAGGGGCAGATTAATGGAGTCAGAAAATTATCTTGCGTGGGAGTATAAAGTCAAAAAATCATGAAGGCTACGATTATTAAAACTACTATCATCTGTATAGTTCAATGTCCCAATTGCAAATACAAACAAGACTACGCAAATCAAAGAGAACCCGGAGATCCCTTTTGGTGCTGTATGTGCAATTGGAAAGGCGAGGTTGGTAAAAATGCCGCTTAAAGAATATGAAGTTAGAAATATACTTACAAATACGATAGTTGTGGAAGCTTATTTGGATTTACTTAGTCGCAATCTTTTTACCCATCCAAATTCATACCCAGAAGATGTAGAAAAAGAACTTCCAAAAATAATAGAAATGGTAGGAATACTTTCTCGAACCACAACTAGACTATTAGAAATCTATGATAACCGTAATTCTAATCTCACCTAAAGACGAATTTAATGTTGCTCAATCCTTAAGAAATCTAGCAGAATTAGCCGGAGATGAGCCAGCTAAATTAGTTGTTGTTAATCGTAGATACGTACCGGCAACAGGAGAAAAAGGCGATAGAAAACCCCGACCCTTTAGAATGAAGGCGTATGACCACGTTCAAGTTGAATATCATGAATCAATTCCTAATTGGGCTTATCTTGATTCTGGAAGAACTGTTGTGGTAGAATGTTTAGACTGGGCTACATCCCTTCCTACCTTTAAACACCCTAAAAATCCTATCTATATATTCGGACCAGAAGATGGAAATATCCCTAAATGGATTATCGAAAAGACAAAGAAGTATGTTAAAGTAGAGACTCTCGAATGTCTCAACTTGGCAATGGCAGTGGGGATTGTAATTTATGACAAGAAAATTAATCGCCAGGCGTAGACCCGGAAATTGTTTCCTATGTAACAGCGGAGATGCGGTATTTGGCATGGATATTCAATGGTCGGATACCTCAACCAATGCCCATGCCACAGATTTAATATGTAGAAAATGCTTCGAGGAGTTCTACAAAACTTATACAAACCTATTTTTGCCGGAATTGGATTGGGCACAAATAGATTTTTCCAAACGAGTATTTAAATCTCCAGTAACTCTAACTTTGGAGGAAGAAGATGTTATTACTTAATCCCAACCCCCATGTTAATGATCGGAGTGTCCCTGATTTACGATGGCTAGGTTATTTTTGCGATCAAGATAAGATGTTCCATAAAGATGGGGTATCTCAATTCTACAATACCCATTGTATTACCTGCGGAACTAGAGTTATAGATGTGAATTATCGAGTATTCATACTCCCCACTCCAAAAACCTCGATAGAAGCGCTACAAATGATAGCAGAGATTGCTAAGGAGATAATTTCTAACGCGCAGGGTATTGCGTTTGATCAACATAAAATTCTTCTAATATGCGAGTATATGTTAAAGGTTAAAATAGAATGCAATTGCTATATGTGCAGACATAACATGTACCCAATTCAAATGCAATACGTAGAGTAAATTCTACATCAAAAGGAGAATAAAATGGATATTTACGATGAGGAAATACAAAGATTAACTACTGCTAGTAGGATTGCTATAATGGATTCGTGGTATGGTGCAGGCCCATTATTCCAGTTCTTAAATAAAACTGGAAAATTTGAAATATTTGGCTTTTGCCCTACTATGGTAAAAGGAAGCATTTGGGAAAGGAGCAAAGATTTCTATGTAGAATCTATAGGATTTGAATTAACCCGACTAATCACTGACTCTTCTATACCTCCTACTGCAAGTTTGATTACAAACGAGCATTTACCAGAGTTTGCAAAAATACAACGAGCGGCTGATAGAATATTTCAACGAGATCCTAACAGGTTTAAATAAGGAAATTAGTATGGATATTTATGATCTTGAAATCGATTATCTTCAAAAACATCCAGAGGATATAATGTTGCATTATAGAAAAGCCACTCCGCTTTTCGGATATGCGAGGCATCCAGATCACTATGTAGCTTTTATAGGATGCCTCGTGCTGATTCGGAGATTTAGCTTCGCAGTTGCAGAAACAGACGAATTAACCGAGGGTATTAGGGCGGATGAAAATATTCCGATTAGTGACGTGGATATATCCGTTGATAATCTCCACATATTTGCTCAATGGCAGCGACGGATAGATATTATCCTTAACCGCCCTGTCGCCGCATCATTCTTGCCTAGGTGATATTGAGATAACTTGCGAAACTATCTTAGTTAGATGTATAATAATTAACTACTACAGCAATCGAAATTTGATAAGACTTGTCTTATTGTAAATCGTTAACCCTAATATTAGGAGAAAGTAAACAGAAAATGAGTACAGTAAAATCATTAGCAAAAACGGATAGGGATTATACCCCTGTCCGGTTCAGGTTTTTAGCCGCCGGGCAGATGAAGATTCAAGTGAATCTTTCACCCCCCGTTAATCGCAGTTACGGGCTTCGTTCTATTGGAGCATTTGAACCTGTAAATGCAACAGAAGCGGATGCCCATCTTGCTTTCTTTAAGTCCGCTACCAAATCAAATTCTCTAGCCGGAACTAAGGAACAGTACGCAGAAGCGTTGGTTCGAGAATCGAACGGAAATTTGAAGTGGCAAGTTCCGGTATCAAATCCTCACGGATTTAGTTCACATATAGTTCGAGATGGATATGTTTCTTTCGTTTCAAGTGGGGCTGATCATCCAGAACTTGTTGCGTTCCTCACTCCCAAAACTGCTCTAAAAATGGGAATAGCAGCAGTCGCCCCCAATAATCTGGTAGAAGCGTTTGTACCATCTCTTGCTGGCACTGGTGCGGAGTATTTGCGGGGTCAAATCCGAATTACATCTAATGGACGAATCAGATTTCAGGCTGCGCTAACGAAAGCTGAAAATCGTGACTACGGATTTGCAGAGAAGACTGAAAAGAATAGTACATACCGTGGACTATTCGATGTAGTTATCGCAAATGCTTCTGGAAAAAATTCGTCTTTGGCTGATACCGGACAGACATATTCGGAGGTGCGAGTTCGCGCCAGTGATTCAAATCTTAAGTGGCAGGTCCCAGCTACAAGTATGGAGGGAGTACCTCCCAGCAATCAACGAAAAGGATACATTTCCTTTACCACAAAAGGAATTCTTCCTGAGTTGCTTGAGTTTCTAAATAACCAGTAAATAAAATAGTAGCTCACGTTAATTCGATACGGGGGAAAAATTCCCCCGTAATTTTTTTGTAACTAATTCAGATAAAGGATATTTATATAACCAACTCATGGAAAGATTATGTGATAGCGTCCCAAGGACGCAAAAAGCCCAAGGTTGCCGTAAACTTGGACGAATAATGTTTAAAATCGGATTGCCTTCCGGGTTTAATCTTGCTCATGCCTACCTAACAAATATTAAAGATGTTAAAAACGGGAACACATTTTATCAGGATTCCGAGAAAGAAAAATTCGTTAGACCGGCTCCAACGGAACCTCGACATGGCTTTGTGGACAGCCGAGTAGTAAGGGTATCCGAATTCGATTCCGTGTTACCTAAAATTGCCGATGAAATGATAGCGGCAGGGGAGCCGAATGGAGAAATGATTATTGCATCAACGATTACAGCTAGAGGGAATTCCGTTATAACTCCATGTCGGATAGTGGCTGGTCCCGGAAATGACGGGGCAACAAACGGCAAAAATACCACTGAAATACCACTTAAAATAGAATTTTTGCTTAACACTTTATTTGAGGAATTAGGAATATTCGATCATATAAATTTTTTTAAAGGTTGGCCCTACATAGAATTGGTAGATCCAATAATAAAGGGAGACAGTTCTCCGAAAATGCGTACGTCGCAATATACCCAAATTAGAGGAGGACCTAAACCTCCCAGCTACGGAGAAGGTAGGAAAATAAAAGTAGAAAGAGTGATTAAAGTGGAGCAGGATGCGAAAGATCCAGCAGCACTTTTGAAATGGGAATATCTTGTAAATGAGCTTAAGAAATTCGTAATTGAAGAAAATATTACGAAAACTCCCGTAATATGGCATCCAGGGGGTGCCATAACATCTCATTATGGTGCTCATGCCACAATCAATGATATACCGTATCTCACTGGTGAGGAGCCGGTAGTTGGACAAGTGATGGACACTGTTCAAGTTATTGGAGATAAAATAGATATTCATCAGATACGAGAAGGATTGTTAGCAGGATTAGCATCATCGAATATTGATTTTAACTCGGCATCGGAATATTTGCGAGGTGCTGTGGGGATCATCCATTTGATGGGTTATTTGGATCCTTGCCATCCCGCTACCGCACGACTTATCGGATTTGCATTCGGTAGAGCGGTGCGAGTTTTAATAGCCTTGCCATGCGGAGAAGCTAGACATGCAACCGTAGATTCTTTTTTCCTTAAAAATTTATTATTGGATTCGCTTATAGATAGAGTATCCGTATATTCCAAGATCTGGAGTATGGATATTACAGAAGCATTATCAAAACTCGGAAGTTGCCAATATCTATTTCAGAATATTAAATGGGGTGCCGGATATGGGGGTCCAAAATGGGCTAAATGCACGAAATCTTTGTTAAATTTTGTTAAAGCTATTGAAATTTTTATACGTAAGCCTACAATAGTTAGATCTAAAAGATTAATCATCCTATTTAATGCCGTTGTTAATGAAGCGCATAACGGCGGATGGTGGTTTAACAAACTATTACATGATAATTATACGCTTGATACCATTAAGCGTTTGCCGATTTTGGCAATTCCTGGATTTATGATAGTAGAAAGTCAAATTTCTTCTTCAGAAGAATACAAGCCTGTAGAAATGGTGAAGATATTTAAAGAAGGGTTCGAGAAGACAGAAAAAATGATTCCGAAGTATATTCCACCAATAAAGAATTCGGAAATAACCGAATATTGTGATTGCGAATGTTGTTGCAAAGAAGCAAAAACGCTGCTAGTGAAAAAAGAAATTCCAAAAATACCCAAAATTGAAGAAATGTTATCCAGTAAGAAAAAGAAATTGGGAGTTGGATCTATAATATCGGAGGCTAAGAAAAGAAATGCTTAATACGAAATTAGAAAAATTTGAAGTGGTTAACTCTCTAGCCGGGACGGAAAAGAAATATCTCAAAATACAATTTCGACTTGAAAAAACCATTCTAAGAATTCAATGCCCTCTTGAAAATTCGCTTAATAGACCGTACGGATTTTGCATTGAATCGTCTAATTTAGAAGTATTAGATCTTGAAATTTTCAAACAGTTACAAAAGATTGCTAAGGCAGTATCGTCATTAGCTATATCCAATCAAGTATATTTCGTAGGATATGTTCGATTGGAAAAGAACAAAATCAAGTGGCAGGTAGAATGTCCGAACCTGCATCTCGTCGAATCAGGAATAGTGATGTTGCCATTTATTCGCGGCGCTACGGAAAAAACAGCATATGCATCCTTTAATACGTCGAGTCTTGCTATAAAAGGACTTTCCGAGGTTATTACAAATGTTTTAGGAAAATAGTCTTCAGAAGAAATTGAAATCTCGAAAAATATAATTGGTAACAATATACTCGAAATACAACCCAAAAATACAATAAAAATTAAGAACAAAGTAAAGCCCCAGCCTAAAGGAAAAAAGATAAAAAAGGAGATCGTGGATGAGGTGGTTTATTTTTAAGCGAGATGTTGAATTTTGTGATTCCCCGTTACCTATGTACATTCTCTTGTTATCTGAAAGTGATGTGCAGGTCGAAGTTGAGAAAACCTTAGCACGAGAACGGCTTGAAGAAATAATGGGAATAGAGGCATCAGAATATTATAGTTACTTCGGATTTCTTTTACGTGACGCTGACAAATCCGAAAATGCAGTTTTATTCGATTTTTGTAAAACTTGCAACGTTTCGGCAACATCTGTTACGATATTAGGAGAAAATTATATGAATAAAGAAAAAAAGATTTGGCAAGTGTTCTCGAAAAATTCAAAAACTATAACAGGATGTTTTTACTGTGTAGTTTGCGAGGATACGCGGACGGCTGCTTTAAACCGAATTCCACGCGATAAGTTGGGTGATTTTCCATTATATCTTGGTGCAATAGATGCCGCATCCGTTGATGAAATGGTGGATGCCTGTCGGGATAAACTTCAAATTGATCTAATGCTAGAGCTGGATTTGGTAATCTGTAGGGTAATCGACACTGATCAAACTGATGAATTAGCGTCAAATACGGATTTTACATGCTTCGTCAATGTTAGATCCGCATCTAGATTCGATTATGTCGTCATCGAGGCTCCAGAAGATATAGCTCACAGCATATTCGATTATAAATTTGGGAAAAGCATATTTGATGGATTTGCGGGAGCGGGAGAACCCGATCTCAACGGAATAGATTCTAAAAAAGTAATACAAGAAATGATCAGGATAGGAATAATAGAAAAAGCCGATAAGGAAACTACCCTTGTTATAGACAGTGATACTGTAACCGGACTAATCGAATTTATTAATAAAGGTGACAGAAAATTGGAAGAGTACGGAAAGAAAATCAGTGTAAGTCCTTATATAGTAGATAAAATTACAGGAATATTGAAACCTAATCCAAATCACGTCAAGGCAAATGGAAAAAATTCTCTAGCCGAGGTTCCAAAAAAAATAGAGCCGCCATGTCATAATGGAGATACCCTGGCTATCAAATTGGGAAAACTTTCGATTTATTGCGGAGGTAGTTCTAGGGGTGGAGGTTTTACACCTGTTAAACTAGTTGTCGATCTTAAGGGGTCGGAACTTCAGGTAGTCAGAGTATTCGGAGGCGATCCTGATTGGGAGGCAGTTGGACATTTAGTAAAAGATAATCACGTAATAAGTATTAACTGGCCCGACTACGATGTACCTAATTTAGGTAAAAAGTTCTGGCAAGCATTCGTTGCCACCCTACTTAAGAAGTCAGCGAAGACCGAATATTCAATCTATGTAGGATGTTTAGGTGGACATGGTAGAACGGGCACTGCGATGGCTATTATAGCTCACCTTTTAGGTATTTGTAAGAACGAAGATCCAGTAACATTTATTAGAAATAAACATTGTAAAAATGCAGTGGAATCCGAAAGGCAATTAAAATATATAGAAAAAATCTGTGGAATTTCTCTTCCAAAGGAAGCAAAAATAATCCATAAAACTTCTGGAGTACAACATAATTTTCCTAATTGGGGGGCAGTTTAATACCTATTTTATAGAGGTCGGATGAATGAAGATAAAATATTTCAAGCTTTAGAACTTAAAGAGTTTGAATATAATAGTGCTTATTTTCAAGCACTTCACTATGATACATTAGCAAAAAGAAGTTTAGAGCAAGGAGAAATGTCTAAGTATCTGATTTATTTAGATATTTCAAATCGTGCTATTGCAATACTTAAACAATATGAAGAATTACCGTAAGGAGCAGATATGCAAAGAGTTATCAGTGAATCTAGTGCCAATTTATTAGCGAGGGAATTGAATACCTTCGTAATGAATGGGTGGAAAATAGGTCCCGGTTCAATTTATGGAATATCTCTTAATCGAAATAGAGATGTAGGAGAATATACCGAACCTCATTTTGAACAATATTGGATTGGAGTAATAGAGATATGAGAGATAAATTTTGGTGTTTTCTTACAAATCATAAACATTATTGGACAAATCCTAGATTTGAAGATGGTCGAGCGGTCCTTACGTGTTACGGTTGTTCTAGAACCAAGTCAATAATTGGAGTGTTTCGATGATTTGGAAACTCAATAGAACAAGACGCATTAAGGTTTTATCTCTTCCGTTTCCATACACTCTAGAAAGGCCATTCTGGAAAGACTTAAACTTCTCCGTGGATAATGTGTGAAAACAGTAATTGTTGATAAAAAATTCGTTAAATAGATTCGTAAACAAGGTTGTCCGAACCAAACGATAAGCAATTTTTGTCTAGAAAAAGGAATGGGAGAAAGAATGGAATTTTTTATTGTAGATTCGGAAACAGTTCACCTAGAATGGTGTTCGCCCAAAGTAAAAAGGAGACCGGCAAATGATACATAAGTCCAATCGTTACACCGATAATCACGTTTTAACCAGTAAGGCAGTAATTTCTTATACTCCGCAAGGATTAACTCAGGGATGCGGCTGTTCTTTTATTGTTAATCCGAAAGGCAGAGGTAGAATAGTTACAAAACATTGCCCGAAACATAAATCTAGCATATTAAGATCACATTCGATAGATCAACTAACTTAGTTGAGGAGATAAAAAATAAGATGCTAGTAAAACTTCGAGATATACAAGAAAAAACTGTATTCCACCTAGGTAATAAATACAAAAAAGGGTGGGTATATAGGGGAAATTCGGTTCGTTGCGAACCATTTTTAGGAGGTCAATTTCAAACAAATCCTGATTTAGGAGAATGGATTGATCTAAATTCTGATGTAGAGGTAACAAAATCATAAGTCAAGGAGAATATAATGCAGGTAAAACTTATTAGAGGTATTAAAGATGGAAGAGACTTTATAGAATTTTGGGGAGATACGGTTGCGTATGGCAGATCGCCTATTGGAATTAGTAGATCTCTAACAGGAACAACTGACGAGCAAGATATAGGAATTTTTTTCACAGCTCGCAGCGTGTGGTTTAGATATGGTGCGTACTATAAAGAATTTCTGTTCGACGATTCCTTGTCTCTAAAATCAGATAATTTAAGAGATCTGAAAAGAAAATTAGAAAATAGAATACGCATTGTAAAGGAGTGGGTAAATAGTATAGATAAAACAGAAACATTGGAGTTTAATCTATGAAACTAGATTACTTGGGGATAATATGTCAGATAATACTGCTGATGAAATAGGGGAGAAAGGTATTTTAAATGAAGATTCAATTAGTTGATCTTGAGGAAATGTTTAATAACTCCACTGGAATCAACAGTAAAATGTCTGGAGCAGAAAGATTTACTGTATGGGAATATGTCGCCCAACAACTAGAACAAACCGCAATTCAAATTAGAGGACAGCAATCAATGTTGCTTAAAAATTTGATTTTGGAGAAATCGAAATGAAGATAAAACGGAAATTCGTTTTTTCATCGGATGATTTTGCAAGACTACCAACGGAATTATGTAGTGTCATAATAAGATCACTTGATAGTTCTGAAGTGAGGGTAACGCGCAAAACAATCGAAAATCTCGAAGCCGATCTTTGTAGATGGCTTAAAGATCAACTAGTCTAAAATAAGGAGAAAATCATGGAAGAAATACCAGGAATCAAACTTCTACCAGAAGATGTTGATAAGTACGTCGAAACCTGTGGGTATCTAGGATTTATGGGTAGTATAGGAACTGAAAAATCTCGGATAATAGTTGCTTTAAATGATGGTTATTATCTTATGACTCAAGAAGAGGTTCTTGATCCCATTGTCAAGGAGATACTCGACAAAGAAGCTAACGAACATTTCGATTCGTTAGGCTATACCGCTCTACCCGTATAGGAGAATTTATGACATTTGGAGATTCGTTTTTTGAAGCGTTTATTACCGATTTATGTGAATTTCTTACTACAAAGCAAGCCGTATTTGATGATTCGGTATCTCAAAAAGAGTTAGAAAAAATGCGAGACAAATTGGAAAAATCTATTGAAGTGTATATGGATCATAAAATAGTTAAAAAAGGAAGTGAATTCTTTAAGTTAGTAGATTACGTCGGGCAAAACGATGATCTATAATCGAGGGCATGATGTATGTAGAATTTGAAAGGAGTTAAGATGAGCGAAGGTAAACGTCTTGTTTTCGGTACGTTTCGTCCTTGTATGATTCCGTGCGGCCATTCTCGTGCCGATTGCTCAAATTGTAGAGGGAGAGTCGAGGAGTATTCAGAGATAAGGCTTTGCATCTGTTCGCACCACACGGAATTCTCTCTTGAAGATCAACTGGCTGTCATTAGGTACAGGCTGGACGAGTTTGATGACGTACAGCGCGAGCAGTACCAAGATGTACAGAACGACAGAAGATGTCAGCTAGAGCGGGAAGCCGCTGTGGCGAAAGAAATATTCAAGCTTGGTGGAGGCCCGAAACACGCACGGCGACCTTCAAGCGGGCAATTGTACGGAGACAAGGACTAAGGAGCCGCCGCTCCGGCCTAAAGGCTTCGGAGCCTCCTTTCGGAGGAACAGATGAAAAATAAAATTAAAACTGTAATCACTGATAAAAAATTTATTAAATGGTTAAGAGAACATGGGTGTCCTGATTTTTATAGTAGCTTCATACTTATAAAAGGAATGGGAGAAAGAATGGAGTTGGAAATCGTTAATGATAAAATAGTAGAATTAACTTGGTACGGAAGACCGAAAAATAAATCATTGAAAATCTTACACATCGATGTAAAAGATTAAATTCTAAGGAGGTATTTATGAAACTTAAAATATTCGCTTGGTTCCTGTTAATTGGCTATTTCGTGTTCATTTATTGTCAAGAAATTAGCAGTGCAAAACTACGCGCACAAGATAAGCAAGGACAAATGCATCAAATTTTAAAAAAAGACGAGGCCATAAATCCAAATTCCTTTCATATTCATAGATATTCGGATGTAAGATTTAGACTTGTAGAAATTCTTGAAGTCGGAGACAACGTATTAAAAACGGCGGATTTAGAGGAACAGACAATTGGTGCCGATCTAATATATGAAATTGATCCTTTGTTTACTACATTAGAAGCAGTAAAAGGAAAAGATGGAAAAATAGAACGAATTTCTAGTAAGATGCTAAAACTAAAAGAGTTAAAGCATAAACAAGGAGTTCTTTCGTATTGTAGTTTCTGTAATAGAGCAATAAGTTTAATGATCTGGAAGGAGAAATAATGAAGAAAAATAAAGTAACAGTGTTGGCTGAGTTAAAATTGGGAAAGAAAAGGTTCCTTTTATACAGGATATTATTCTTAGATTAGAGAATTTTAATGTTAACAAAAAGACAAAAAGAAAATTACCTTAAAGAACCTAGTAAATGTCCTAAATGCATATCAGATGATATTGACGTAATTGTTGCATTTGATGGAAATAATCAGGGTATACAATGCCTAACGTGTGATTTTTATTGGATTGACATCTATGAACTGGTTGACATAATAGAAAACGAGGATTAAATTCTTGAAATATTGCAAATACATCGAGACAATCGCTACATACGCCTGGCAAAGATGGATATGTTGTTGGTGCGAATACGATAATATAATATACTCAAAACAATGCAACAAATGCGGAAGAAGTGGTTGTGAATCAGTTTTCAAAGATTAGATACGGAGATATACATGGGATCAAGTAGAATAACGAATAATTCTTATAGAAATTACATTGAAAAGTTCATGGCTAGGAAGTCGGCAATAGACTTAATGCCGTTCTTTCAACCCACTGGAAATCCTGCTAAGGAAATCACTGAAAGCTATGCAATGTGGGAAACTGCCAAGCTTTTAGGACTAGATTCTAAAGATGAAGTAGTCTGCATAGTTGTAGGAGATGGCTCTACACCCCGTACAGCGGCTCTAGTGGCGTTTTCAAGTGTTTGGGAATGTCATTCTATAGATCCTAAAATAAACCTCTTAAACTGGCAGGAAACGCTTTCTAGACATATCGCAATAGGGGAACCTATTAGACGATTAGAGATTTATCCTAAATACGCCAAAGAAGTCTCCATTGATTGTCAAGGTAAGAGAACTTTAATCTTACTTCCCCACTCCCATGCTAATATGAAAGATGCTTTAGATGTAGCAAAGAATTCTTCTAGAATAGATATAATATCAATGCCTTGTTGCGAACCTATCCCCAGTTGGGCAATGGAAAAGAAATTTACCCTAAAACATAACTTGAAAGTATTTGATGATGAAGCAGTGTGGAGTCCTAAAAGAAGAATATTTATTTGGGAGGATATGGGAAATATATGAACGAAACAGAAATAGATTTTCTAAAGACGCACTTTAAATATAAAAAGGTATGGGCCGTTATCTACACACAGGACGGCTGGGAGACCGGATACGTTACGGGACTTACTCTTACACAAGCGTAAAGAAAAATCAACATAGAAGATTCAGGGAATTTAAGTTTCGTAAAGTTGTTTCTGGAAATTCGATGAATTCGTAGCTTATATGGTTTGCAGAATATTATATGAAGACGAACTTCTATCTGATAAAGGTTTGCAACTAAAATAGTTAAGGAGAAAATTATGGGAGATAGAGAAGCAAAAGAACATGTTGACAAGATTAAAGCATTCGTAAAGAGATTGAACGATCTACTAGAGGTCAGATTAAAAGAGTTTGCAGAATTTAGATAATTAGTGCATGAAGGAAGCATATTTAATCTTGTAGTTACTTCGGCAATCCGTCGGATCTGAAACAGACGTAGGTAAAAACTTTGGATATATAATTCCCAACTTGACTAGTAACAATATATTTTAAGGAGATAAAATGAAACGAGATTACACAAATGAATTTACAAAAATGGGTAAGCGAAAATATAAAGATCAATTAGCTTGTGGAACTATTCCTGAATTAACCGTTGCCGGACAACAAGAATATCTTGCTAACGACGGTGGAGCAAGAATAGATTTTGATTTAGCAAATGGTGCCGAACTGGATATGGAATTTCGGCTAGGAAGAATTAGCTATTCTGAATATCTTCGCTTATTTGACGAAAATAAATGCGCCGAGCGTGGCTGGACCATTCTCTCAAACTAAATTAGTTGAGAGCGGTAAGGAAATATTATGAAATGTCGTAATTGCAAAGAAGATATACAACCTTGTAAATGCTTTCGTAATAAATGTGTTGATTGCGGAAAGCCAGTTGGTAATATAACATTTACTGCCTGCGATTCCTGTTGGGATAAGAAATATAAATCTGAAGATACGTGAATAGATTAGAAAATTTTAATGTTGAGGAATTATGCACAAACACTATTGTAATAAATGCTTCTCTATAATAGAATGCAAGACTAGAAAGTGCGTAGAACGATATTATCGGCTATGTAAGCAATGTTCAGAGGGATTACGAGGACAAAGAAGGGTTTCAGTAAATGGAAAATGGAGATATATAAAAGATTAGAAAAATTTAATCTAGAAATAAAGAATAGGACTTGACAAATTGATTTAAATGTGTTATAGTAATAAATGCTCGATGCAAGAGCAAATGGTCTGATGTTGTAGTTGATAATTAAATAGACCTTAAATCGCACTAATCGTGCATCCTGGTGACAGGACGTGGAATGGTAGGGCTTGTCGTATATGAAGCTACAGTATAGGCTCAACATAACTGAGGTAAACATCGGCACGATGGATAGTATGACCAATAGCTCTGCATCCATCAGTAGCGCAACCTCAAAGAGCAACTACGCTGTAGCCCCGCTGCTCGTTGTCCACGAAAATCCGCCCCTTACGTGCTTCCATTTTTACTAGGAAGTCGGTACGGCTATACGAGATAACCGGCACATCAAAAAGCGACGGGGAACTCAAGTTGAAACTTGACTACGACCTTTAGATGTATACCTAATAGTTGTTCGGTAGTGATACACATCGTATTTTACCGAATAGCTAGGTAGGTATACGTTTGTCCATAGCTTAGAAGAATCTAAGTTGTGGTATTTTAAATAATACTTCTTTAAAAACATTTTATATACTGTATATACAGTATTAAAGATTATTAGATACAATAATTACAGATTTATATACTATAAAATAGTATTCAGGAATTAACTATCAAATCTTGTATTAAATGTAAAGAGAACTACCCTAGAACTACTAAGTATTTCTACAGTAAAACCAGTTCATCAGATAGATTACGTAACGAGTGCAAGTCCTGTTTTAAAACAATCACAAATAAAATTCGTAGACGATTAGTTAATCGTAGAAGGGCTTGCGGTATATGTTATTCCTGTAAAGAAAGGGTTCTGCCCGGAAAAACTTTTTGTAGTGACTGTAATGCCAAAATAAACAAGCGAAACAAAGCCCGTCGCAAGAAACGAAAGGAAAGACGTGAATGCGTTCAGTGCGGTTCCCCTGATATTAAAGGGAGTTCCTTTTGTAATAAGCATTTTCAAGTTCGAGTGGTCGCGCAGAGGAATTACTTATTAAAGCGTAGGCTACAAGGATTATGTAGCGATTGTCCATTACCACTTATTGCCTCCTCGTACTGCCTTGAGTGTTGGGTACGACATAATGCAACTAAAGCGACCGGAACCGTTAAAATGTATTTACCCGCTCGCCGTTTGTTAGATAGGCAAAACTGGAGATGCGCGTATACTGGAATTAAATTAGTGCCGGGTGTCAATGCAAGTATTGACCACATTCTACCCCTTTCAAGGGGCGGAGCTAAATCCGATATTAACAATCTACAATGGGTAGATTTATCCGTCAATCGGGCTAAGAACAATCTTACTCATGAGGAATTTCTTTCTATCTGCCGAATAATAACCGAGCGGTGGAATTAATTCTAAGTTGATGTAGTTAAGATTCTATATTATAAAACTTCCTTATACTCTCTAAGTTAGTAGTTAAGATACTGAAATAACGATAAGTAGTAAGATTAGAAGTTAAAGAAAAGATAAACTTCCTTTGTAAATACTTACACTAAACAATAATTAGAAATATAGATACTCGGTTAGTATGAATACTACTAGATTTGTTAAGATTTCAGCAAGAAGAATGAAGAAACGCCCTACTAAGTATGAGTATATCTTTAGGGAAAGACTTATTAAGGCTGAAATTGCACATAGATTTCAAGTTGAGATAGGAAATTACATTGCGGATTTTCTATTTCCCGATAAGATGTTAATCGTAGAAATTGATGGGAGGTGGCACGAAGACCCCAAACAAGTAATATACGACTCCAAAAGAACCGAAGTCTTTGAAAAGATTGGATATACTGTTATTCGGGTAAAGAATCAGAATGTTAAAGATTTTTCATTAGAGACTATAATAGATATACCGAATCGAACCTCAAAAGAGTATAAGAAGGCAATCGCCAGAGCTAAGAACTTTCGTAATGTTGCCTTCTGTACTGTATGCCAAAAAGATACTCCTGTCACTAACTCAAATAAGTTTATGCCTCACGGTAGTCGTGGTTCCTGCCCTCTTAGTGGAAAATTCGTCTCAAAAGACCTAAAACTTATTTCTAGACACCCGGAAAGAACTCTTTAATTCCCTTCCTATTAAACCAAATTAGTGTGGAGAAAATCAATTACGATGAAACAAGAGACTGTATAAAGATATACCTTTCAAGATTCATCCCTTCATTGGGTGCTAAGTGAGGTGACTGCTTTTGTTAAAAGGAATGAAAGCAATTATGTTATACATAAATTGGAACTTGTTCCTAGCGTGGAGGCTAACACAGTTGTTCTTGAGATGACAGAAATACTTTAAATATAATGACATACTCAAGAAATTTCTACCCCGAATCTAAATACGCTTAGACATCCGAAGAGAGATTAACTATATGAAATTAAAGACAATAGCAGAAGTATTATGGTTTCTTGATAGTTTAGATGGGTACGGATTATTGGTATCGGACGAGGATTTAGTTGCCGAAAGATTGAAAGAACTAGATAATGATTTGATAGATTAGGAGTTGCCGGTATGAAAATAGAATTTGAGGAAGTAAGTCTTTATGTTAGCGCCGAACCCGGTATGGAGGGTTGCGTTGAAATAGGAGAAAAGGGTTTAGAGTGGAAAAATTCTGTTGGATTTTCTTCGATTCATACAGCTATAAGAGATTTAAAGAAGGTTGTATCTTTTCTTGAGGACTACGTATAACAAACTGCACACTACTGTATGCTAATTAATACTTGTATTTACACTTATCTTGTGTTATAATACATGAATGATATTTGATGTTAAGACTGTTTCCGCCAAAATTGGCTATAAAGCCAAACCTCCTGTAAATACATACTCTATCCCTATGCGCCTTATGGAATTAGGGTATAAAAACTATAAAGATTATCTTAGATCGGATCATTGGCAATCTTTCCGAAAAAGATTCTTTTCTGAATCTGCAATTTGTAAGCGCCTTACGATAAAGTTCGGCAGACCTGTATGCCAGTATTGCCATTCCGGTAGAAATTTAAATATCCATCATCGAACTTATAAACGACTAGGGGGTGAACGGCTTAGTGATGTCGTATTAGTGTGCCAAGATTGCCATAAGAGAATTCATGATTTCAACAAGACCTCTCGAAAAGGTTTATGGTCTGCCACTTCTAGAGTCGGTCGTAAACAAAAGAAATTAAAGCTCAAGAAGGATACGCCTAGTATCAGGCGTTGGATTTGTCCAAGTTGTAAGAAGTTTATGTATTTAGATAGATTTGATAATTTTGTTCTTCACGGAAATCCTAAAAATAGATGCCCTATGAGCGGAAAAACTAATCGTAATAACTGCACCAATAAGGAGCCATATGAAATCTTTAGCGCAAATTAAAAATATTCAGGATAAATTAAAAGAAGAATATTTTGCTAAAAAGCAACTTCTTCCAACTCTTAATAGCTCAGATAAAATTAGACTAACAAGTGAACTACTTGATATGCAAATAGGAATAACTACATTAGATTTATTCTTTGAATAGTTTATATCAAGCCTGCCGAGCAAAAAATTTGCTACTAAAATAGTTCAATAGAGGAACTAATAGCTTAGTGATCCAGCATTAACATGTGGAAGACGCTGCAAAAGACTAATCTAAGAATAGATGCGCTATGTACGGTATGAATGCTAAGCTAAATTAGTTAAAGGGAATCATATGAGTAAGAAATCCATTATCACAAAGTCTCCGCAAGAAAATTCAATAGATTTCGATAAATTGTTACCCGAATTAGATAAACGAACAAAAGATATGTTTGGAATTAGCTCAGACTATTGCAGCAGAGCGCTTTATTATCTGATACTTGATAATCGTGAACATCTTGAAGGATTCTCGGTTTATTATTTCCATAAAGCCTTTAGGCAAATTGATGTTACTCCCACGGGTAATTTAGATATGGCATTTTACTCTTTATTAAATGGGGCAAGAATATTTTGGGAAATAATTGAAGAGCTGTATTCATCTACAGACTAACTTAGTAAGAGGAGAAAATAGATGAACGCCTTAACCAAAAATCATAAGGAATTTTTAGAGGAACAAGGTCCAACTATTAAAGAAATATCTTCTATAGCAGTTAACGATGGTTATGGAAATAAGTTAGGAGATACCTATGAGGAACTAGGTTCTGATCCTGTGGTACTGGGTGGTAAGTACGTGGTTCCTGAATGGATGGCAGAAATATTTGGAAGAATTGGTAAACGATAATGCGACTAAATTACAAAAAAGAATTTTTGAATGCTAGAGAAGTTTTAGTTAGAATTGAGAATATGCACCTTGGCGGATATGTAAGATCCACTAGTAATGGAGAAACAATTGTACCTCTATATTGCAATTGTGATACCTGTTCCGAAGTTAGAAAAATTCTAAAAAGAACAGATTGCTCTTGATGGTAGTACGATATGCTTTATCTGGAGAGATTGATATAATGCAAGAAGAAGTAATAATAACATCAGATAGAATTATAAATGATTCACGATTTTTGTCAACAGTGTTTACCATTAAATCCAGAATAAAATATTCTTTACAATTGCAAAGGTCGCAGAAGGATCTTCTAGATCAACTTGATTTAGGTGGATGGAATTGTTTTGGAGAATACCGTGATTAAAAAATTTTTCGACGATACCTGGTAATATACACCAATATTACTAGAATTTGACAACGGAATTAATAGGGCAGTACCTCCTATTATATATAAATATCTTAAAAGAGGATATTCTCCTAGAGAAATGAGTTTATTGATTTCTATATATGCTCTAGAAATCTGCGCCGAGATAGTCCTTATAGAAGATGCTAAGAGGTTAAAGAAATGATTAAACCAGTATTCGCTATTGATGTTGGTGGGGTTCTAGCCAGTAAACAACACGATGGGGAACCCGTAGAAAATTCTTTAGACATTATACCGGAACTCGCCAACCTATATGATCTATGGATAGTATCTATGTGTGGTACTAGGCGTGCAGAAGATACCAAACTATGGTTAAGGGAATGGGAATTTGATAGATATATTCCTGTAGATCATCAAATCTATATTCCCTTCAAAGATAAAAATAAAAACTATCAATTGGATAAAATAAAAGCCAAATACTTTATTGATGATAGGATCAAACATCTTAGACCGGCTATTCAAGTTCCCAGTATAGTGAAATTATTTCATTTTGGAGATGATAGAGCAGAGATTTATGCAGATATGAGAAAAGAGTGCTTTTATGAATCCTTAACTAGAAAAGAACCGATTGAATATATCCAGATAACGCATTGGATAGAAATTTTAACATTTCTAGTATAATTATGGTGATATAAAAAATGTATAAAACTATTCCAGTTACAGATCAACTTAGAAACGTATATAAAAATACCTACACTAAAAATTTCTCTAATTGGTGCGGTGCTGTTCATCCAACTCCGGGGCATTGGGTCTGTTCTAGATTAAGTGGACACAAATGCAAAAGACATATTGCACATCTAGGAAATGGATATATAAAATATATCTGGGAGAATTAAGATATGTACATTTCGTTGACTGGGTTACTTTTAAAGATCACGCGGTTCATGCAATATGTTGTGATTGCGGTATGGATTTTGACCCAATAACTATAGAAGGAAAGCCAATAATTGTTTCTATAGAACGATTAGAAGTATTAAAGTTGGAAAAAGATCAATGAGAAGATGAATTAAAGAAGGTAACAGAGACCTATGATTAAAAATTTGGATGAAGATTTTGATGAAAATTCTTCAGAACTTGCGCAGCAAATACGTGAAGGTTATGCTGCATATTTACGGGGAGATTATATAGATATAGATGAACTCTTACGTGAACTAGAAAAAGGATGTGAAAATGAAGATAAAAAAGATTGATAGTAGTTGTTCCCATTGTTTCCATCTCTTTACAGGTCCGATTTGGATGATCATTCCCGACGGGCAAGTTTTAGAAAAATGTTGTAAGTGTGGTGCAACTAGATTAGTTCATATAGATCATTCTTCTAATCATTGGAGACCAAAAATTAAAAAATTCTAGGGGGAAATATAATGTCATCATTTACAAGATGCATGGAATGTTGGAATATAATTACCGATAATGGCAACGGGATAGGGCATTCGCTTATTTGTAGCGAGCATATACCATCTAAAGAAACTCCTACAATGCGAGATTTAATTATAAAAAGAATTCAAGAATTAAGGATTCCCCCTTTTAACGGGCACGTATGCTTTGGGTCTGAGTATGATCAATATCATACCGACGAAACATTTGAATCTTTCTCCGACCATCAATTGGTTCATGCGTTTGAAATTATTTGTAGAACAGCTTATAGACAGAGGTAAATATGTGGTTAAGAACGACCGATGATAAAAATCCCGATGTAAAATGTCCCAATTGCAATCAAGGGTATTTCGATGATTCTGAAGAAAGGATGGACTATGATTCTGATTGGATGATATGTGAAGAATGTTCTAAGAAATTTTATGTAACTCGTGAACTTATAAGAACTTACAGAATTTCTATAGTGGGAAAATAAATGATTCAAACATTTCTCTGCATTGGCGGTCCTTTGGATGGACATAAAGTAACGGAACAATACGCCGGATCTGATTATTTAGGATTTAATTGTGATTCTCAACCTGCTCACTCTAAATATACTAAAATAAAAGGTAGATGGATGCGGCATTTTTTAACTCCTAAACACATTCTAGTCTGGAAAGAATTATTTAAAAGTTATACATATTGAAGAATATCGATGCAAAAAACTATCGAGGTTAATAATGTCAATAATACCATCAGACTATTTAGAACAGGTTGCAGCAGGAATAAAACGACGAATCTCTTGGGGTAGGCGAGCCGCTAAAAGACTAAAGAAATTCGTAGGTAAGGACGATAATATATATATCTCAGATGCACTATCAGAAATGTTCAATCAGATAGAGCATAAAAACGAAATCGTAAGCAATCACATCAATTGGACTTTTGATAGATATGTAGGTAAAAGATTCTGGGCTTTAGTTCCAGAGATGCATAAAATATATACTTGGCTAAAGGTTCATAATTACACAATTAAAAAGCCAGATAGTTTCGATTATAATGATTTGGATAATGGGGCTTTTATAGTTCCTTCTGACGATGCTAAAGAAATATTCATAATTACCTCTCAAAATAGAGACTACCTTTATATCCTTGGAGATCAAGATTGGTTTGCAGAACTTCATATCAGAAGACTTTACAGAGAAATTCCTGATCTGAAAAAGATGAAACGTGATTTCGAGTATAAATATGAAAAAGAAGAGCAGGATAAGTATAAAAAGGGAATTTATTACGGGGCGGTTCACTCAGAAGCTTTAATGGAATACACCGATGATTATCTCGATAATATTTACATCAATCGCCCATCACTAAGAACATTTCAAAGATGGAATTTCAAAATGAATCTTAAAGATTCTCGTGATCCCGGATATGTTGTTTCAGTAGTAAGGTCCCCGCATTCCGTAATAAGATCTGATAGTCCACTAGGAACTATTTACGAGATTAACCGTGCTGCATTTGAGATTCAATCATTATCTTGTGTAATTGACGAGGAAAAATGAAATTAATGATTAAATTAATCAAAATTACAGCTAAAAATAAAGAAAAATACGACAACTATTACTCATATGGAAATTATCGCAACGCAAAAAATGGCGGGATGTACTGCACTAGGCGAAGGGGACACGCAAAAAAGTTGGAAACGTATACTCATCCAGAAAGAGCTTTTTATATTTTCGGGCCGGAGGATGGATCACTAAAAGACGATATTTTATCGAGGTGTAAAGATAAAATCTACATCTCTACCAAGTTCTGCTTAAATTTAGCGATGGCAGTAGGTACAATTCTTTATGATAGACAACGACAACGGAAAGCATATATATAAAAAAGCAAAGATATTTATTCACCCTACTAAGTATATAGGCGATGTGCCAATTGAGATTCTGGCAGATTGCACTCGTTATTTAGCAGTGCATAAGAGTATAGATAATGATAAAAAATGGGTAGTTACCCATATTCCTACTGGATTAGGAATATATAATGATTTTAAATGCAAGAAGAAAGCGCTTGCTGCTATGGAATATCTATTAAAATATGATTGGAATTTTACTACTACGGAAATTCATAAAGATCTTCCTAAACTTCATTATAAACAACTTTGCCAAGGTTATCTTTATGTAAAGAAAAACTTTATTTAGGATATAATATGTCATATACTGCGATAATTACTAAATTACAAAATGTAAGATCTCATTCAAATGCAGATCGCCTAAAACTAGGAAATGCTCAAGGAAATCAAGTAGTAGTTGGATTAAATTCGATGGAGGGAGCTTTAGGAATATATTTTCCTACGGATGGGCAACTTTCGGAACAATACGCATCCGCAAATGATTTAATTGGTTATGTTGATCCAGAAACTAAAGAACGCAAGGGCGGATTTTTTGCGAAGAATCGTCGGGTGAGAACTCAAAAATTTCGAGGAGAGAAATCAGATGGTTATTTTGCCCCGTTAGAAAGTTTAGCATTTACCGGGATAAATCTTTCCTCTCTTAAAGATGGTATATCTTTTACAGAATTAAATTCTATTCCAATTTGTAATAAATACGTTACACCTGCTACCGCAAGAATGCTGGTTAATAAAAATCCTCGTAAACAAAATCAATTCTTTAATAAGCATATTGATACTGAACAATTTAAACACCGGGGCTTTTATATTCCAAGAGGGGCATTATTATCTTTTACATGTAAACAGCACGGCACTTCAGGGCGATTTGGATATGTGCTAGATGAAAAAACCGTTCCAAATCCATTGTGGAAACGATTCTTACTACCTCTTAGTAAGCCAAAAACTGCATTAGAATTCGATTATTTGCACGGTTCAAGAAATGTCATTTTTAATAAATGGGTTGAAGATAGTTACTACGGGGACGAAGGATTTAGATGGAAGGCAATAGAACATCTACGGGGACTCTTACATAAAGGAGAAATTCTTTACTATGAACTTGTAGGATTTACTAATACTGGTACACCGATAATGCCGGAAGTTAGTACGAAGATTTTAAAAGATAAATCAATTGAAAGTCGTTATGGTTCCGTGATGCGATATAAATACGGATGTAATGCAGAGGATACATCGAATCAAACTCGTTTATTCGTATATCGTATCACACGAGTATCTAACGATGGAAATGTAATTGATTTATCTTGGGATCAGGTAAAAGCAAGATGCAGAGGATTGGGGGTAACCCACGTACCGGAACTTCACGAATCTTTCGTTTATTCAGGTAATTTCGATGAACTATCTAGTCTTGTAGACACTCTTTCCGAGGGTGACGATGTTATTGATCCTTCTCATATTAGAGAAGGTGTAGTTATTCGTATTGATTTTAATGGTGAACCCTACTTCCTGAAACATAAATCCTTTAGCTTCAAGGTATTAGAAGGACTGGTTAAAGAAACGGATTCCTATGTAGATATAGAAGAAATTTCATAAATATCGCTTGACAAATACCTCTATTTATGATATAGTATTAAAGTATACGAATGTTCTTTGACAATTAAATAGATTTACCGTAAGATGGTATTGTATCAGAAAGCTGAACATAAGGCATAGGTGCACTCGATACAAGCCGTGTAAGAGTCGAATTACACTGTAATTTTACGATATTTGGATGGGGCGATTTCGGTCGCCTCTATCTTCTTTTAAGGAGTTTAAATGCTAAAACGAGTTATTTGCTTTATTTGGGGAAGACATATCCCAAGTACTTTTATAAAAGGTGATATAATAACATCTAAATGTATTAGATGCGGTAAGACGCTATGAAGTATAAATATGTAAAGACTATTCATAAGAAATCTCCATCTTACTGGTGGGATTTCGATACTGATCTGAATATAATAATCGAAAGCGATATTCCAGATAAATCTATACTTGCTAAATTTTTCGTAACCGAGGATGCAGAATCTCAGATAAAAATGGCAGAGTTTATAATTAAAGAATTGACAGAAGGGCGAATAAGTTTATAATGCCAGCACATAAAGAAGCCAATATTTATATTAATAGAATGAAGGATATTAATAGACAAGCTTATGCCAAATCATATTGGAGATTCGTGATGGGATATATTACCATTTGCCCAAGTGATATAGAAATTAAAGGTGCAGGTGAGATTAGAGCAAGGTTAGATGACTATGCTGCAATATAGTTTATCGAAAGAAGATATAAAAATTAGATATGATTCGGCAGTAAAAGTTTACCGAGAACATCTAAAGAAGTTTCGATATATGAGGCAGGAAAAAACTGATACGCGGTTTACCTTAAATCACATAGACGATAAAGTTCAAGTTATCGTAGATAAAGAAAATAGGAAGGTGCTTGTTAAGAGAGGTGATTTCAATCACGCTATTCAGTTATTTAACCCTATCAAGTTTTTCAATTTTTGTAATATGTTACTCCTGCCGCCGCAAACTGTTAAAATTTGCTCGAAACTTTCTAGTGCGAATAGACGTAAAGCATATATAGTAGCATCTAATACAGCTTACGGTAAACCGCTTAAGAAGCTGAGAGACGCGATGGCGCATATAGTAATGCGAGAACTTGATCCTGAGATACTTAGTTTAACTGCAAAGGCTATGGGCATACACGCAACGACAGAGGATTATACAATTGTTTGGAAAAACAGAGAATCCATTGAGAAACTATTTCTTACCGCACCTTCTACAATTCCTATATGGATTACTATAGCTAAGATGAGTGTCGAAGATGCATCAAATTTTCACGATTTGTCAGTTAGTGAAATTAGGACTATGGTATATAATTATTTAGTTCCAACTATTGGTTCATCGAATTTTCTTTCTTACGATGCAATAGATTGGATTTGTAAAGCCCCGATAAGTTTTGGTCAACTTTTATCTAGAACTTGCGTATCGTGGATTAATCCGTACATTTCTTTCTTAGAAACATTGGCAGAAACTAAAATATATCCCAGATACAAATTATTTAAAACTTTATTACATAGATTTGCAAGCTCCTTCGATGATGAACGAGCGTATAAGAAACTTAAACCACAAGTAGTCGAATTCCTAAAAGAGATGTTCGAGAAAACTCCAAAAAGAAATCTTACAAATTTTATTGATAATGTATTTATTCCTA